CCTTTAAAACACTAAGAATTAACTTCTTATATCCGTCAATATCATCAGCCTTAAGTTCAGAAGTACTTGTTGTAGAAGTTCTATCTGATTTAGCAACCATGTTATAGTTTTTCTTAACTATTAAGTTACCATCAGCCGAACGACTCATTAAAGTATAGAAGTATTTTAAATCCTTAATGAAAGTATTCTGATTAGTCGTATCAGTCCAATTAACATCAACAATAGTATATTTAAATTCAGAACCTTGAACGTCTCTCGAGTCTCTTACTACTACTTGTTCAGGATATTTTTCTTCAAATTGATGGAATACATCTTTTCTAAAGTCAGAGAGAACATTGTCAGTGATTAAGGCAATTCTTTCTCCTTCTTTCAGATTATTAATAAGCCCTTGTATGTAATCAACATTCAACTCGCTTTCATCAACTAATTTATCTCCATGAAGAATTATTTCTTTATCAGTTCTAAGTTCATAGTACTTTAATAAAGACTTACTTCTAATGTCCCTCATTATAGATTTAATGTTCAATTGAGTTCCATTAAGTTGACTGTCTTGTTCTTTATCAATAAGTTCTGATAATATTGAAGATACTTTATCTAGATTGTCTTTCTTATGAACATTGTTAGCTCTAATACTTGAAGTAAGTACAGGGGTTCCAAAATACATTCCAGTTAAATCAAGTTCTTCTCCATTTCTTGGATTGATTACTCCTTCTTGTTTATTATCCCCAAGAGCATATATAATCATATCCTTATCAGTAAACTTGCTTAAGCTAGAAAGCATCTGCATTTCTATACCAGAAAAGTGAGTAAACTCATCAACAAATAACACATCAGGTAAAGCTGCAATATTTACATCCTCTTCTGTCAAGAAGTCTTGATTATATATTTCAGGATTTCCATCTACCAAATAAGGAGTTTCTCCCTTTTCTTCCGGTGGATTTCTAAATTCAGAAATTGCTTTCTTTACTTTTTCCCAACCAGATTCGGTAAGTAATGCTTGCCATAATTGAAGTCTATCATAGCTTTTATCAATTCCTAATGTAGCAGCAAGTCTTTCTCCTACGTCAGCTTTAGGCCCAGATACCATTACAGTAGCATCAGGATTATCAATCTTTATCATGTTGTAAGCTACCTTAGCAACACCAGTTGATTTACCTGTCCCAGCTCCTCCTAATACAGTAATAATGTTCTTTGTAAAGGTATTCTTTGTATAGAACTCTTTATTTTGAATTGGCTTAAACTCATAAGTCTTCTGTAAGAATTTATTAAATAATACAGGATTCTTATATAAAGCAAACATTTCTTGAACACTGAACATCTGATTATAAAATGGAGCATGAGAAGGATTACTAATAATAGCCTTTCTTAGCACACTCTGCATTTCTTCTGGATTAACTGCCAGAGTACTTAGTAAGTAAGTAGCAAGGTCAATACCTTTAATATCTTGATATGTGCTATTTCTCTTGAGTTTGGAAGCACCATAATCATTATAATCAATAATATCAGTTCCAGCTATTTTACCTATAATTTCTTCTTTTTGTTCAGATGTAAGTCCAGAGAACTTATCGTATAAAGCCTTACTAACTCTTAATAATACTTCATTGGAGAATCTTAACGATTCTTCGTCATTCTTACCATTAGCAATAATTTCTTGCAATTTAACAAGTTCATCACCAGTTAATAGGTCTTCTTCAATGAATGTTTGTTCATTTTCATCAGCATCAGTATAGCTTAGGTTCTTTAGTCTTGACAGGGTAGAATCGGCAGTGTTTCCACTTAAAATAAGTGCAAACATACTATTTAATCTGCCCATAGTTTTACTACTATCAACAGTCTTACTACCACTATTCATATCATTAACTGCAAGTAACCATGCAATCCTTTGCTGAATATTATATAGTTCAGTTTGAATAGTTTGAGCTTCTTCTTGAGTCAAAGGAACATCTTCTTGAGCTCCCATGTTTCTCTTATATTGATTAGCGATATCAATCATATTAAATACTCCCTCATTTCCAGTAAGATACGGAATAATAGAGTGACTTAATATTTGAGTTGCAGTATTTGCAGTTTCAAGTTGCTCTCTAGTAAGCTCGTTACTAATCACATAGTCATATAAAGAAGCTGTACTCTTGTAGTCTCCTTCTTCTGCCTTTAATAGTTTGAATACATCTTCACCAATAAGGTTAGTAGATAGTCTTCCTAACATATCCCATACAGGATTCTCCTGCATAGCAGCAGTGGATATTTTATCAATTTCACCTAATAAGCCAATTCTGTCAGCATCTAAATTTAGATACTCAAGTAACTGTTTATTAAATACAGAGAAGTCTGGATTCTTTTTAAATGATGAATTTAAAGAATTTTCATTTATATTTCCATCAGTTAGGATTCCACCAAGCAATTCTTCTGAATTAGCTCCAGTAAACTCTGTGGTAAACATATCCATGAACACATTCTGCATTTCATTTTGAGTTAGAGCATAATGTCCTTCTTCGTCCTCAAATACATATTCTCCTTTAGAGTCTCCAAGTTCTTCAACTATGGCAGGGTCTACTTCATCTATCTTACCTAAGTAAGTAGAATTACTAGTAAGAATATCATTATAATAAGAGTCTTCAAAAGTAAATCCTTTGAATGGGTCCATGAACATTGTAAGTCTATTTACAAAGCTTTCAGGGCTAAATCTATTATAGCTTTGTTTAACTGTATCAATCATTCCCTTAGTCTCTGCATCAATAAAGCCAGTAGATTGAACTATATTGTTTATTGATTCAAATAAGACTTGTAACTCTCCAGTTCTTCTTTGATTAAGTATTGGGTCAATACCTATACTCATATGTTGTCTCATATTCTCCAACATATTTTTTAGGTTCTGAACGTATGCTTTACCGAAGGGTTTAGGACGTTTCTTATCACTTCCTGGGTCTGCGTTCCAGATTTCTCTCTCCAGATAAGAATCAACTATCTTTGCTTTTTGTTGAGCACTATATACATTCTCTTCTGGATTAAGTTCTGCATCAGCAATGATTTGGTCATCACTTCTTCCATTTCTTACTTCTTCCTTATATTCAGCAATTTCTGTATCACTAAGTTTAGAAATGTTTTGAGAATCATTAAGTTTAGATATTACATCATATAATTGAGACTTATATTTATACATTTGAGAGTCTCTATATCTAAGAATAGGTTCAGCTGTTTCAGCTTTTAAGTTCTTAAATATTTCATAACCAAGGTTTATTTTTTCTTTTTGGTCTGATTGAGTATATTTCTCGTAGTCAGCTTCTAGGTCTTTCTTTTGCTGTTCTGTTGCAGTAGCGTAGTTAATACCTCTTACATATCTTGAATAAGCATAGATATCAGGAGCTGCAAATGGAGACATTAAACCTCTATTTAATTTATATGCCATCATTTCAGCATATTCTCCAGCTCTTTTTCCAGATAGAGTATCATCTACTCTCTGTTTATATTCATCATATCTTTGCTTAATCTTACCCATTTCAGAGTCTTGAGGGTTACTCTTCATTTCTATTGCAGCAGTAATAAGACCTTGTAATTGTTGTTGGAAGTCGTATAGGATTTCTTCTCCTACACCAGTATCGGCAAGTTGTTTCAATCTGAAATCTTTCATCAGAGAGTTATTAACAACTTCATCATCCTTTAGATTATATCCTTCATTATTAATTACAGAATCAACTGCATATAGATAATTAATAAGAATATTGCCTAATATATTATTCTGACTGTCTTCTCTTTTCTTAGCTGGCTCATAATATACTTGTCCATCATCAGTTGTATTAGTAGATAAGTTCATAGAAAGAGTAGTAGAACCTACTTCTCCCTTATCAATACTCTTCTTTAATAAGTCTACTGATTTCTGAACTCCATTGTTTCTAATCATAGTTGCAATATCTATGGCTAGATTTTCAGGAATATTCTTTTGGATATTAGGAACTCCGTCTCTGATATTTTCCATTTTAGTAATAGCAGGGAAGATAGCTCCACCCACAGCACCCCCAAGAGCTGACATTAAGTATCTTTCTAAAGGATTACTTTGAGTAAACTCATAGTTACCTCTTTTTTGAGTCCATCCAAGTTTGTTAAATGTCCAATCAATTACATTGCTACTTTCGAATATTACATCCTGCAATGCTTCTTCTGATACTTCTTCAATAGATTCCTTAACAGAATTGGCAATCCAGCCCTCTGGGTTATTTACTAAATGTTTTTCATAAAAGCCTTTGAATTTCTCACCTAGATTTTTAATCCATTTAATTTTTCCGGAGTTAGTAATGTTAGAGGATGTTTTTTCAACTAATTCAAGTTGAGGTTTCATCTCTTTGGTAAACTCTCTAATAAGTCTCTTATTAGCTTGTTTTAAATCATCAAGACCTAAACCACTAAGAGCCACTTCTCCAAGAGAGGAATTAAACAGCTTACTAAATCCATATAATGCAGCACCCATACCAATGGCAGTAGTGACATCACTAAACCCATTTTCTTTAAAGGTGTCATACATGTCTTTAGATTGAGTCATAGCCATGTAGAATTGAGAGCCATTTTTAGCAAAATTATTAATAGCTCCTTGTTTAGCTGTAATGGCATTTAATAGGTCATTTCCTACTAACTTAGTATAATCAGAAGCAACATCTCCGTCTTTAATAGCTTGACGTAGAGTTTTTCCATATTTCTTTAAATAATCAGCATTATGTGCTTCTACAAAGGCTTTAGAGTTCTTAGCACTTCTAGCATCCCATCCAATCCATTGTGGGATTTTAGCAATACTTCTTTGTTGATAAAGTTGACCTACTACATCAGTTACTAAGTTTGCAAATTGTTCATAATTGAACATTCCTTGATTTCCTGCGTCACTTACAGATGAATCAAACTTTCTAACTGAAGAGTCAATTTTATTAAGGAACTGCCATAGACCTGGCTTTTTAGAAGCAGTATCATCTCCGATAGCATCAATTACAGTCTTACCAAATACTGCCAATGCTTGACCGAAATATGCAGATGCAGTAGCAATACCATAAGCCTGTCCTACATAAGGAATAAATAATGGGGCAATAGTGGCAATCATTTTTGCAGTAGTTCCTGCCACGCTCTTATCAATTCCGTCAGAAGCTAAGAAATTATATTTATCCCATTTAGAGCCAGTAGTGGTTAATGTATCAGTCCAGTGCAAGAAACTCTTATTAGCTGCATCTCTATCTCCTAGAGTTTCATAATATGGCATACCATTTGCATTAAGTTTATAGTCTCCCGCAAAGTGCTTGATGTCTCTACCATATTCGTCTTTGTGATATCCATCTTCTTCCCACTTAGCTTCTACTAATGGTTCTATAAACATGAAATCGAAGAATCCACTCTTATCATCATCGTCTGGAGTCCAGTCAAGCTCTTTTCCAGTTTTATAGTCTACAACTCTTTGAGTTTGAGCTGCTTCTCTGTAAGACCTAAGAGCTTTACCTTCTCCAAATAAGCTATTAATACCTTGTGATTTAAGAGTAGGATTAGATACTTTTTGTACAATAAACAAAGGTTTTTGAGATGGAGTACTTCTGTCAGATAAAATATCTAACGGGCTTTTAACCATATTACGAAGGAATGTATCTTCAATGTTTCCTTGTACAAAAGTATTATATGTTCTTACAGCGCTATCATAGAACTGATTATATAATTTTTCATCAAAATTACCTTCAGCATCCTTGAATTGGTCTTGCACTGCCTGTATATCTTTATATGATTCTCTATCTTTTAAACCTGTATTAGCTGCATCTAATCCAGCTTCTTTAAAGTTTTTAAAGTCTTTGTCTGGATTGTATAGTATCGTTGCAAACCAATCGTTTTGTTGTACATTTTCCATATTCTAATCAAAATTTGTTTTTACTAGAGGTCTTCTGTTATTAGCAATTTGACCTTCTCTAATTAGCCTGTTAGCATCAAATGTAGATTTAGGAAGATTAATATTACCAGTTTTAGCTGCTGAACTTACATAGTCACCAGACATTGGCATATAAATAGTTCCTCTATACATATCTGAAACATTTCCAAATATTTCCCATTCCCACCAAGAATCGAAGTCATAATCTCCTTTCTTGTTACCATTTCTGGCAGGGTCATTTATAATTTTCATAGCAGCATCCTTCCAGTGTTTTCTTTCGTCTCTGCTAAGTTTATCAACACTCTCATTTTCGTTTACTATTCCGCTCTGTTCATCATCAGAAGCAACTCCTGTCATTGCTATGAATGGTCTTAGTAATCCTCTTTCATAAGCAGACTGTGGATTCTGCATGGCATCCCAAAATGGACCTATTCCTGCTGCTTCATAAGCTTGTCTTCTTTCTACATCAGACACATTACCTTTTCTTCTTAAATCATCCTCAACTTTTTCTATAATACTAATAATTCCAAGATTGGGAGCAATTCCACCATTTGGTGTATTAGTATAAGGTAACCATACTTGTGCAACTCCTTCTGATGGGTCATATACAAGTTTACTGAATTGAGTTGGGTCTACTTTATTGTCACCAAAGTAAATAGAGTTTTGTAAAACTGCTGAACCATAACCTGCACTCTTCAATATTGTATCGAGAGTGTTCATTCCCAATCCTTCTCCTGTTTTAACATCTTGGGGTTCTGCCCACCAATTAGCTGATGTAGTATATTGATAATTGGAATGAGGATTCAAAGTATAGTCTCTCTGTACAGTAGATTGACCATTTACAATTGCATCAAGTTGTTTTAAATCATTTCTCGAACCACTTCCACCATCTCCTGTACCACTAATAGTTCCAGTAAGTTTCTCTTCGTAGTTTTGTGTAGTTTCAATAGTAGTATCTAATTGAGACGCTATTAGTTGAGTTATTAAATCTAATGCCCCTTTCTTAGGATTCTCTGTATTTCCAGATTTAACCTCTAATAAAGTAATAGCATTTGGGTCTAATGTATCGTAAATATATTGAACTGCTGCTTTTGCAGCCTGATATTGATTCTTATTTAAGAGTCCAGTTTTGTAAACTCCGTCTAAGCCCATACCTGAAAGGTCAGCCCCTTCATTTACAATGTTGTTTATATATTCCATACCTTGTATAATGTTCCCCTCTTTTTTATAAGAGTAACCTTCTTTAGATATAGACATAGTTCCCAACTTACCCATTGCTCCTTGAATTATCTTGTTAATAGCTGATATGCCAATACCATTTCTAACTGTATTAAATATATCATTCTTATTAGCCATTTCATCAGAGTGGGCTCTTATATAAAGCAAGTCAGAATTTTTAAGAGCAAAGTATTTATCTCTATTGTTTAAATACTCATCAGTAGATACTTGTTTAATATCTCCCTCTGTATCTTGAACAACCACATTTCCAGTAGTTGTAATAGCAACCTCATTTAATCCCCCATTAGCTTTAACAGTTTCTAATGCAGAATCGTATTCTTTTTTATTAAAGTTAGCATTTTTAATTTGCCTTAATGCTTGAAGGTATCTTGAAGATATTGAAGAAGAATTAATTTTCCCCTTACTAAATAGATTGTCTTGTTTATAAAGCCAACTTAAGTTTTTAATTATCTCATTAGTGTCACTTGGTAATCCATCAATATTATCTACCATTTTAAGTAAATCCTTATCAGTGATTCCCTCTTCTTTGGTACTTGGCTGTACAGCTTGAGGTTGTTCTGCCGCACCTGCATTTGTAGTGTCTTGCATCCCAAGTGGTGTATAATAAGTGAATGGGGGCATACCACCCCCACTCTGCATCTTTACTATCGGTTCTACTTTCATGTCATTGACTTAATTATAAGTTGTTTAGATACTGATGATAGATTATTAATCATTTTTATATTTGTATCTATTGTTTTTTCTATATTCTTTTGAAAGAGTTTAGCATTTTCAGTCTTAGCTTTAGAAGTATCTTTTTGTGCTTGAAGTTTTGAACGTTCAGCATAAGTTAATTGTCCTCCTCTTTTTCTAATAACTGGTGACCAACGTCCTCTAGGCATTCTTAACCCATACACATCTGAATATAATTGATTTTGTGCTTGAACATTTTCACGTCCTAGACTCTCAATAAGGTCAGAGTATTGTTTGTATTGTGGAAGAGTACTAATATCAACTCCTTTTAAACTTTGTTGTTCTAAGTAGTCTCTTAGTGGTTTCAATCTGGCTTCTGTTCCGGCTTGAATATCTCCCATTCCAACATTAAGATTAAATTGTCTTTGTCTATCTCTATCCATTGCTGCCTTGTACTCTCTTTCTTTCATAAAGTTTTCAACAGAAGTCCAATTAGCTGACATCTTAGCTGCATCAATATCCTTTTTAGCTTTATCGATTCCAAGCATAGAAGCCCTATTTCTATTAGCAACTTCATTTCTTCTTGCAACTGCCTCTGCATTATTTTGCCAAGCTGCTTCACCTGTTCTACGAATCATATCATTATCAGCTAAAGCTCCTTCAGTTCTTAATTGATTAGCTCTTGAATTAGCTTCTAATTCTCCTGCTAATTGTAAAGAAGCATCAGATGTTCTTGGTCTTGCAGCTAAACTTTCCAATTGAGCTGCTTGATTATTGTATGCCTGTCTAGTAGCTAAATCTCCTACTATTTGTCTCGGAGTTTCGTAAGTATCAAGAAGTAATGGTTTTAAACCTTCTTTAGTCTTAGCTGCAACTCTGTTATTGTTCCAGATATTTCCCATCATTCTTCCAGCTTGGATAAATGCAGTAGGGTCTAAGTTACCTAAAATTTGTCTAATTCCACCTCCTGATGTAGTTCCTCTTGTTTCAGAAGGATTAGCTCTTGTAGGGGCAGCTCCTCCAACATTAGGAAGTCCACTTACCTTTCCAGTAGTGGGATTTATAACAGCTTTAGATGTATCAATGGTTTGAGTATTAAACTTAGGAGCAATCGGGGCTTGTAAAGTACTAGGTCTTAGCATAGCCATACCAGTTGCATCATCAATGTAATATTCAAGACCTTTCTTATTTGCTAAAGCATTTATAGCTTTAAGTTGTTCATCAGAGGTAACTCCTCTCATTCCACCATGTCTTAAATATTCTTGTCCTCCAAAATATCCATCAGTAAAGTTACTTGTTGCATTGTCTCCTGATACTCCAGCTCTTGTAATCTTACCAGTTTTAGCAAGACCTTCAATAGCTGCATTAACTCCGGGAGCTACTTTATTAAAGGCAGTTTGTCTGTCATAAACTCCCTGATTATAACTTACTGGAGAAGTTCCAGGTTTATATCCAGAAGCAGTAAGATTTCCATAATAGGATTTCTGTAAATTATTAAAGTCTTGATAGTTCTTTAGATTATAACTATTTAACCAGTTATTAAATCCTTCTGTTCCATAAATATCAGTTCCCCAACTAGCATTACTAACTACATTAGAGATTTTCTTTCCACCTTGAGCTTTAATAATTCCACCTTGCTTATATATTCCTCTTTTGTTCAGTTCTTCAGTTGTCAATCCCTTATTTTGAAGTCTTTGTCTTCTTTGACTTGGATTTAAAAGATTTCCTTTTATTTCAGCATTTGGTTTGCCAACAAGCATCTTAACTTCACCTCTTGGAGTAGTTCCTTCTAACCAACGAGTATCAGATAACCAACCAAGTCTTCCATTAGGATTAATACCTCTCATTCCCCAGAATTGTCCAAAGTTCTTAGGAGTTTCTGAAGATTGGGGAACTAAATGTCTTTGTGCCCAATTAGGCTTAGAATATTCAAATCCCGGCACTTTCTTTGTTGGAACTCTCTTCTTGTTTAAGAAACTTCCCTTATACCATTTATCAGTACCTTTGGTTTCTACCGATAAAGCATCATCAGGAATATTCTTTTCAACTAAGCCTTCATTAGCTAGTATTTTCTTAGCCTTCTTCTTAGCTAAGTCTTGTATATAGTTTGCATCCTTTCCCTCAATATCTGTATTGTTTACTTGGACTTTAATAGGATTTTCTCTTCCTTTAACAACTACAGATATTTCTTGTTTAGTAGATGGAGCTCTCTTCGTTCCTCTAAGTCTTGACATTATTTTGCCATCTCGAGACTTTAAGAAGTTTTTACCACCTAATACAACTCTTGAAATAGTAGCTAGATTTTTAAAGTCGTCAGTACTTAAATCCTTTATATTGCCACTAGTTACTTTCTTCAATGATGATGTAAGAGATTCTCTTTCTTGGTCATTGAACAGCGAACTTGCTCCAATAGCTGTTGCTATAAGAGGAACAAACTTAGCTAATTTACCCATAGCTTTAGCTGCTTTAATACTTTTCATTGCAGGAATTAATGATACTGCATCCATTCCCAAATTAAGGGCTAAGTTTCCAACATCACCCCATTCAAGTCCATCAGAAGCATCTGCACCAAATTCAGCAAGTGAACTGGCAGCTCCAATACCCGCAGAAGCAATGTTAGCCCCAGGAACAAATCCAAGTCCAGCACTTAATAGGTCAGCCATAGCTGCTCCCATTTTCACTCTATCGGAAGTTTTAATAATACCACCTGCATCAGTCAAGTCTTTATTATCAAACTTTATTGATTGAGTCTTATCATAACTATCAGTAGCTTTTTTATTTAATTTCTTCTCTTCTTCATTAAGCTCTGCTGCGGGCTTACGTCTGTCCACTATGTAATCAGTACTTACTCCCCATTGTGCTTTAATGATTCCTCCCTCTTTCCTTTTCAAAGGAGATGCATTATAGTCTGTTTTGATAGGTTTAAATCCTTTCCAACCTGTTCCACCTAATGGAGAACCTGAACTGTGAGGTCCATCGCCTGTATCAAATGTAAGGTTAGTAACTCTACCTTGACTGTCTCTAAGGATTCTTAATCCTCTCTTAGTCTCATTTGGAAGTAGTCTAAAGTCAATTCTTCCTTCTTTAATAAGGTCAGTTAGAGGTATTCCCTCTTCTGATTTCATTGAATCAAGTCTTCCTGGCAAGAATAATCCTTGAATAAAACTTCTATACCTTGCATCATTGGCAAGATTAGGATTATCCCCAAGTCTTCTTAATAAACCTAAAATATTGTCTTGTGTGTAGGCATCTTTACCACTAAAGGTATATTGTCTTACTTTATTAAATCCTACTTTTGCATCACTTCCAGAAATTGGCTGTGTTCCAGCTTCTCTTTGTTTTCCTAGTCTAATGGTTGTGCCATTATCATTAGCAACCCATTCTCCTAAAATATCATTATAGGTAACATTTACAGGAGTAAATTTACCATTTTTATTGAGGAAGTATTGAGATTTAGAACCAGTAGGATTTTCAACAGTAGGTCTCGTATATGCTTTTACTAATTCTCCATTGAAATTATCGAAGAATAGAGAAGCATCTGCTACATGAGAATATCCATATTTATCTTTAAGTTCCCCATAAATAGGGTCATCATATATATTTTTATCATCCTGTTCATTAAGGATAATATTATAAGCGTTCTTTACTTCTGGACTCCAATTAGCATATTCACTTGGATTATAAATGTTTCCATTTACTCTAAACCAGCCTGCTAAAGAATCGGTCTTAGGATTAAATGCTTCTCCAATAACTCCGTTTTTAATTTCTGTACCGTCTGGATTTAAATAGAATACATTTCCTTTATCATCGGTTCTTGCTAAATATCCTGCATCAGTAAGTTTAGTATTTACTTTTGATAAATCCTCCAATGGAGTTCCTTTAAAATTATCTTTTTTAACCTCTGGTTGAGCCCCTGCTTGAATATCAGTATCTCCGAACCAGTCTCTATATCCTTCAACATTTATTCCAAGTTCTGATAAAGCTCTCCAATCTTCATCTTCAAGTTTATCATTTGATAGAACTGCTTTTGCTCTCTCAATTCTATTTCTAAACTCATCTTTATTTTTAAAGGCTGTATTAGATAAATCGTATTTAGTATCAAACTCTGGGTCATTTAACAATGAATCAGCATAAGCACTAAATTGTCCAGAAAAATCTTTTAATCTATTAGCTACACCTCTCTTTTTTGTAGTTTCATCTAAAGTATCTCTACTATACCAAACGGATTGATTATATCTATTTCCTCCGAAGAATTTATCCAGAAGAGATTGATTTAATCCTGCGCCAAAATTAAGAGATTTTTTAGTAGCTGTAGGTTGAACTTTCTCTTCTTTTACATAATCTGGAATAGCATCTGCTATTGAGTCTAAGTAATGTGCCACGGCTCCATTAGCATCAAACCCTTTTCCAGAAGTATTTGCTAATTGTCCAGTAGAGTCAATCCAATTTCTTCCTACATCTCTAGAGGAAATTGTTCCAGAGTTTATTCCTTGTAAGTACTTACTGTAGGTTTCTCTAAACGCATTTTTCTTCTTTGAACTCCAACCTGTACTTTCAAGATATGATTCTACATTGGAGTCTGCATTTCTCAATAGAGAGTTTGCTTCAATTTCTCTCTCTCCAAGTCTAAATGTTCTTACTTGAGGAGTTTCTTCTTTTGGTTTCTGTTCAGTTTGTGAGACACTTCCACCGCCTTCTAATTTTTTAATCGCCTGTGACATGTGTTTTACATTTATAATAAAAAAGGAGCATACATAAATCTTGTACACTCCTTTCTAACTTCTACTTTTATACTCTTCTGACTAAGGTTCCACCTCTTCTGTAGACTGGTTCACCTTGAGGAGCTGCTTCTCCGCCTTGTCCTTGAGATGCTTGTTGGATAAGTCCCATGAATCCTTCACACATAGCAAAGGCTGTATTACAATCACCACTTTGAAGTGCTTCTGCAGCCATTTGAGCTAATTGCATTAATTGTTCATCTCCTCCCCCGCCTTGTTCTGGTGCTGCACCTTGTTCAGCTGGCATTGGTTCAGCAGCAGGTGCTGGAGCTGCTCCACCTTCCTGAAATTTCTTTACTTTAGGTTCTAATTTCATAATTCTTTAGTTTTAACGTTAAATACTTAAATACTTGACAAAATTAGCAATATTTATGGACATATCAAAATAATAATCCATTAATTTAGTATTTATACATTTAGTTCATTTAAAATAATTAATCTTCTTTACTCTTTGGAGTATCTACGTATTCTGGAGTATTTGTATCTTGTATATGTAAGTATTTAAAAACCTTCTTTCCTAAGGCTTTATAATCCTTATCTAATTCCGAAGAATATGCTCGTTTGGCCATTTTGATAAGTGTTTTAGTATTTTTTCTACTAAAAATTCTTTCTCCACCTTCAAGTTCCATTTGGGTGGAACCGTCTGGAGCTAGCACTTTCATAACTGGCTGTTTGTTATCATCGTCCTCTTCTATATCAAGTTCATCTCCAGGTTGAATACCAGAGTTTTGATTAACCTCGAGAACATACATAACTCCATCTTCTTCTAATAAAGTTTCATCGTAGGGCTGACCTTGTTGAACAGAGATTACTTCCCCATCTTCATCAATAAATACTATATCTAAAGGAATTGCAGTATCTTTCATCCAAAAGGCTAATTCTTGAGGTTCGTCATATATAAATAACATTCCCTCATTTTCTCCTAAAGATTCCTTTTCTTGCAAACCTTTAATCTTTTCTTCTTCGGTTCTTGCAACCTCTACGTTATATTCTTTATCTCCTATTTCTATTTTCATACTTGTACCTCCGAGATTAATCCTGTGTTATCTTGAGTATTTTCAATTATTTGCTTTGCAATTAACTTTCCAGCCTGTATTGCAGCTTCATCACTACCATCTTTATAAAGACGTTCCAATTCTTCTGTTACCTCTTTAGTAAAGATAATTTCATTCCTTTCAATTTCTGCGTGCTGAACTACTCCGCCTTCTTCTTGAGTTACTACTGCAATTCCTTTAGGTGTAATCCCATCAACATCCATGTGGTGTTTATGAGCATGTAAAGCTCCCTCTGGAATTACATTCATTTTTCCTCCTTCTTTAAACTCTTCTATAGTTTTAGGAGCTTCTTTCTTTTGCTGTCTAATTCTTGCAACAGTCTCAACAGCTCTTTGCATCTCTTCAGCAGATGGAAGTTTTAATCCATTTCTTCCGATATAAGAACCTCTTTGTTGATAACCTCCTGTCATGCCTAATAAATTTCTATTATTTATCATACTAAGTGATGCTGATTGGTTAGAGAAAGCATCTCTTGCCTCATCAGCTATATTTCCCATTTTAGTTTGTTGGAGCTTAGCTCTAGCAATTTCCCTATTAGCTTTATTTCTACCTTTTCCACTTAGTAGCCCATATTTCTTTCCACTCTTTTCTAAAGCATTATCAACTACATCAGTAGTTCCTCCGTAAGAAGAACCTACTTGTTCAAAAGCATCATTATCTTTTACGATAGTATCAGCTCTTTTAGCTCCAAAGGAATTAATGAGACCTATTGGAGTTAATTTCATGAATTTACTATCTAGAATTTTATCAGTAGTAGTCATTTGGTCAGTTCCTACTCCAAGAGCAGTTAATCCGTCTGATAACATTCCCCCTATCTTCATTGCTCCACCAATAATTGTTCCAACTCCAGGAATGGCACTAACTGCATTAGCAGCTGCATCATAACCGGCATTAAGCCCAGCAGTAAGTCCAGATTGCTCTGTTTGAGGAATTAGACTACTTACTGTGCTAGCCATATTGCCTAAGGAGCCCATACCACCCATTCCTTTGAAAAATCCTCCCTTAGCTTTAGTAGAAGAGGAAAAGTCCATAGAGGGGAGTTTTGAAGGCCCTACTTTATTGGTGATACTGAATTGAGGAGGAATAGCTGCCGGTAATGGTGGTAAAGTTATTCCTCCTATATCATATTTTCTCATGCGTAACTTATATTATATATTGTTTTTAATGCTGTTACATATACTAGTTTATCGCCAGTGTATCTAATTTTTACTTTCATGACCTTATCCTTTATCTTGGATTCTTTTCTATGATTACTAATAGTTTCCCATTTAGTTGTGTCGAAAGAATCTGCATTAACCCCATATCCCAACTTAACCAGCTCTTTAGGAATATCATTTTCAGTCTTTATTTCTAAAACTGACATATCATTAGGTAAAGGATTATTAGTCAAATTAAGAGGTGGATACCAAGCTCCTTCTTTTCCAACTTTCCACTGTAATTCATTTTTCTGATAGAAATTTATTGGAGGAATTTGTATATACCAATTATCTTCAATAAAGTCCATATTTCCTCTAAGTCTTCCATACTGTGCCCATACATAAGGATATGGAACTGAATCATCAATTATAGCTCCTGGGTCAGATTCCTTACATCTTTGTTTATACATTCCCTTAAATGGACATCCTTTAACATGTGTAACTATATGATAAGAATCATATCTTTTATCATAAACAATTTCAGAACCAGACAAACTTTGATAATCCTTGTGAGGAGATGTTGCTGCCTGGTAGTAATCCTCGATTTCATTTATAGTATCTACCCTAGTATAGTATAAAGGAAACATTGTAGACCTGTCTTTATATAAAGATTTAGAGCCTAGAATATCACGCTGTTTAGGCTGTATTTTTAGATATTCACTATCATATAATATGTCAGAACCATTATATTGATAAAGGTCTTTGGTAGCTTCTTGTCTAAAATACATATTTTCTTTGTCGTCAGCAAAATCATAGACATCTCCAGTTATTTCATAATGGAATGATTCTGGTGCAACATTATTTGATAATAAAACCAAGTTTTCGAACAGTTTATGAACAGATGGATTATCGACAATTACTACTTCAAATTCAAATGGATGTTGTTTACCATACCAGTAAGTTTGACGAAGTGGTTCTTTAGTCTCCATTAATCCAGCCTTTCCATGTTTCCAGAAAGATGTAGTTAAAGTATCATAATATTCTTGAGTAGCAACAGTTATTGTAGAATATACAATTTTATCAATTACCTTCGAGTTACCTTCAGAAGTACTTAAATGGTGATATACCTCTGCCTTAACTGGGAAAGACCACAATGTATTATTCTTTAATGCTTCCGATATGGAAACTTCTCCAGAAGTACTTATGAAATACTGATTCCTTAATCTATCATCCGCCAGATAATAATCGACTAAATATTCTTCTAAAGCCATATTTAATCTTAAATTTCCAAGTTGTGTAGATACCGGAGGAGAAATTAAGTTTCCTTCTGATAAAGTTATTAAAGGATAATCTTTAGTTAATTTTGCAATAGCCTTAGAAGTATCTCTATCGAAAGTAAAGAATATGTTATCAATATTTTCAGAATAAGAAGGGACCCAAGAATAGAAAGTAACAAATTTCTGTAGAACCTCATTATAACATAGATTCCATACTTTTTCTTCGATAGTATTAATATCATCATAAAAAGTGAACATTACATCTTGTTTAAATCTATTGTAATGAGTTTTTACATTCCTTATCCCAATGATTGGGGTCATCTCTTTTTCTGTCAATGAAATATTATCATTTAGGAATTTTTGTACTTTGAAATCAGATATTACTTCGAATGTTTCTCCATTAGTCCTCCAAATCTTCTTACCAACTGTGTCCACTCCATAAACAAAATATGGGGTCTTGATGACACTTTCGGCCCACTGGGTACCGAATGTATCCGAGAGTACTCTCGGGTTCTCTGGCAGCACGTTAGAGGTGTTTATGAAGACACTTCCACCTGCTCCACCTCCAGATTCTACTCTTTCGTTCACTGGAATCAAAGCTACCCCGTGCTCAAAAACACAAAGTATATTGCCAAAAAGTTCAACTAATTTGATTATATTTCCATACGTAAGAGGATAATCTCTATAATTAGTAAGTCTAAATACTCTGTATCCATTTTTGAAGGAATCATTTATATTAATATCCGAATACATAATCCGAACTCCAAAATGATTCTTTATTGCAGGAACATCTGGTAATTCAAAGTTATATTTATCAGAAGTAGTAGAATTTATTCCATCATTTACAACAAACGATTCTGGTATTTTGGATTCTCCTCCAGTGCTCATTGCTTGTAATGGATAGAAACCTCTTGGTTTACCAGTTAATCCTTCTTCGGAGCTATAGGACTTATCTAAACATCTCATAGAAATATTTATATTACTGCAAACCTTTATTGTTGCCCAGTGTCCTAAAGTTATGGCGTTGACATCTCCTCTGTTTATTTTAGAGAAACTTTCTTGATTGTCAGGGTCATAATTATCTTTCCAAGACATTGCATCTACTATATCATCATTTATAGGAGAAGAAGGGTCTTGAAAATTTCTACACATCCTGTGTGTATAATTACCTATAAAACAGTCTCCTCGGAATATTCCAGATACTTCTGCCATCTCTTTCGATTCATCTACATCTTCCCATAGAGTTCTATCACAAATTGCATAGAAAGAAGAAGAAGAATCTTCAAAACGTATAGAGAAATAATCGTCAATAGAATTTTCATTGTAGCTAGGAATCTTTATATTAATTAAGGACATTTTGTTTGTATTATAGCCCTCAATTCCTAAAAATGGCCCCCATGCTCCTCTTAATAGGTTTCTAGCATTTTTGGACTTGTTTTTATATTCATAATATGATACTCGCCACTGTTCTTCAGCTTCTCCAGCCCTAGAAGAAAATACTTCCTTCTTACCTTTAAGAAGTTTAATATTGTCAGTAATAGCTGTAATATTATATGTTTCACTTCCTACTGAACTGTTAGTAGTATAGTCAAGATTATAATAATGTAGAGCTAGATTATTAAATCTATTAGTTCTAAACTGCGACTTAGCCATTGATACCTCAAATTCTGCTCCAGTAAATAACTGATTGAAATACGGTTGTCTTAATTCAAATTCTGGACATAGAGCAGCATAGCCTTCAGATACATAGTCTGAAGAGATTGTTTTGTATCTTCTACTAAAGTCATTAGTTAATACTCCATCATCATCAATAAACCTTTCTACCAAATATCCATTATTTACAGGAAGTACTGGTAAATGACTAGTTGATTCAAGTCCGATAGTTACAGCTTGACATAAAGTAGTTGGAATCCTTTTCTGTCTTACAAAGAAGAATCCTTTAGTGAACCTCTTCAGTAAAGCCAGAGCTTCTTTATCAATTTTAAAGTCTATGCCGATTGGCACAATTCCAGAGCTTTGTAGCTGATTTCCAGAGTAGTTAATCCTCACTACTCCTTTCGAGTTTTCATTCTGATTGTCGAGCTTATAGGAGTCTTTATTGGTAGGAATATACTCTCTATTTGCCTTAATTTTCTCTATACTTGAATTTGGGTCTACTGGATTTTTATAAACCTTATACTTGGTATAAGAAACATTTTCAACTAAATCAGATATTCCACGAACATTAAATACAGGAGAAAGAGTGAAATCATTGAGTATATAGACTATTCCAAATCTATAAATTTCTTCGTTCCAATATCCCAACTTGTGATAAATGTTCTGAACGTTATAATATTCATACTGTCCTGTAGAATCCTCGTATTTCTCATTTACCCATCCTATATTGTTTTTTAAATTAAGGTGTGGCAAGAATCTTAAAGATAAATCAGACAGTTCCTTGTATTCTATATCTGGATTATTTACATTACCCATAAATAGCATATTTTGACAGGCAGTTTGCGCATTTGCACTATCCACTACATTATATTGCATATTTATGTCATTTAAACTGACTTGAGTAACATTTTCAAATCCATTGATATTTACCCTCGCAATATTGTTATATACAGCAAAGTTCTTGTCTATCTTAAACGATGTTACAGTTTCATTTGCATTTGCATCCGATGTACTTCTTGTATAATACACAACAACATTGTTATAAGAAGAATCTATATTTGTCAGAATAAAAGACACTGACTTATAACTATTTTCGTCTCTAATTCCACCCTGTATAGAGAATGGGTCATTAATATTTCCAATATGGCAGGTTACAATTCCAGATTCTGCTATAAAATCAGACTCGTTTCCGTCTGAATCGGACAACTTAAAATAGAATACATAGTTTCCAACTCTAAGATTACCACTTGTTCCTAAACCCGTAAACATCAATCTGGGAATAGTGTTTAACTTCTTATATAAAGAAACATCAGAATCAAAAGAGCTTTCATCGTATATATTAGTATCATTATCTCCGCTTCTATCTACTATTTGATATGTGTTCATTCCAGTAGAAGAAAATCTCGTATTTATTAGTTTAGGAAAACTATTTCCATCATTAAGAATAAGGTTTACAGAACCGTCATAAGATTGTTGGGGAATAATATCCACAGGATGATTTAAATCAAACGGAAGAAGTTCAGTATCTAGGTCGACAAGACTTCCTTTTGGATATGTAACTTTATCGCTCTCTATAAGGTCTTCTCCTAGTCTTAATACTTTTAAAGGATTGTATTCATAAACTAATGCTCCCTTTTGTTGAAGCTGTATTGCACCTTGAGAGATGCTTACGGCTTCATTATTTAGTGATATAAAATCCATTGTTAATTATATGGTTGATATATATTTGTATTTCCTCCAAAGTAAACGGCACTCTTCATATCTGGAGCGTGCCCATCTTTTCCTTTAGTCCATGTTCCAATTATAGAAGGATTTCCCTTACTTGGATTTATAAGTATTCTGTTTAATTCAGATTCACTTCCTGTAATAGAATATTCATTAACAAATATATTATTAATATCTTCTGGTAAAGAAATCGTTCTATTTCCCCAAATTCTAATGTTTCTCTGATTACTTGCAGGAACAACTGAACCATTACCATCCCACTCAATATTTTTAACAGAACCATCAGCATTTAAAGCTGCATCTGTTGTACTGGCAATATATATTTTTCCTTTATCAGCGGTAGTATCAGTATTTCCAGTACTAAAATATGAATATGCATTAGTGTATCCTCCTAATATGTTTATGTCATTGTCTATTCTTAAGGTCTTCCCAAACGGGATATCTATATCGGCTTCGGTAGGTTTGTAAACGTAAAACTCAGGAATAAAATCAACTAATTTATCTCCCAGTTTAGATTGCCACCATTGAATATGCTCCTTAATACTTACAAGATTTCCTTGTGAGTTTGTGTCCCCCAAATAGAAGTTAACTGCAGTATCTCCAGGAGAAGTTACTTCTATTTTTCCTTTGTAGTGAGTTTCAAATTGTAAATGGTATACTAATGCTTCCGAGCTTGGCCCAGCAAAGAATTTAGTAACATTACTTCTTCTTACTGTACAAATTTGACTCATGATACACTTTAGCATTTCTGGAAGTCTAATAATATCAGTTGCAGAGTTCACATCTGATGTTTCAGTCTTTCTAGAACCTAAATTTATTACCCAATGTGAACCGTTTGTGTCCATCCATGTAGCTAATAAGAAATTGTCTTCATCATCAACTTCATTACCCCTAGACCACCATCCATTTCTGCTTATTCTACTACGACCATAGTGTAGAGATGCGTGGTCCTTATCGTGACCTCCAAATATTCCTACGGTTCCATTACCCATGCTATTTAAGGCAGTTTGCAATCCATCATCGTCATGGCTTCCTGTACTGGTTCCTTTATTAAGTCCTTCTGTATGGCTTTGGTCTTTGTAAAACTTAGAATTATAACATATATAATCCTCATCTCCTGAAGTTGCTGTTAATACTCCATTACCTTCCTTAAATGAGAAAATTCTTTCTCTATCAGATGCTCTCATATCAGAAGAGTATAATGGAAGTAATGCGTAATTATCTAAGGTTTTCGATTCCACATTTCTAGATATAGAATATGCTGTTCTAGTTGTAGATAGATTTACTTCAATAGCTTTCTTAGATGAATTGTATGAAGAACTTATAAATGCATTGTCAGTAGTAACATTTGGAATGAGACTACTATCAGCACTATAAACTGGAGTCTCTTCCCATGTTCCTGAACTAACTTTAGGAGATGAACCATAATATTTCTCTAAAGTAAGTTCTTCTGGGAATCCTGCAAATCTTTTAGAATCATATTTATATGCTAATTCAGGAGACGCGTTAATCTTATATGTTCCCTTCTTTTTAGTTGTATATTCATCTCCTGCAGTACTACCATCAAGAGATGATTTATAAGTAAGATAATCTCCTGGAGTAATATTTTCTATTAAAGTATAACCTGTTGGGAAAGAAGCAGAATTTTCCTTTTTCTTTAAATAAATTTCTTCTTTAGATGATTCAATTTCAACACTTACTGGAGTTTCAACTGAAAGTTGTTGCTTAGGAATTTGTAAGAAATTAAAGTCTTTATTATTTCCGTTATAATATTCATTAAATAGTGTTCCGGTATATAATAGTCTATATGCAACTACAGAAGACACCCCTGCAACATATTTATCAATTCTAACAACGTATAACCAGTTCTTTCTTAAGCTATCAAAAGGAATAATTTCTTCAAATGAACCATTGTAGTATTCCTTAGATATTTCATAATAAAATCCGGAATTATAGGTAGAGGGGTCGTCAGGATGTATATTTATATCTATAAATCTAAACACCATTTTTTCTACTCCCTCATCTTCATTCATGTTATAGTAATCGTATCCCCAACCAATTTTTACGTAATTATCTGAAACAAAAAATCTCCATTCATTAAAGTCCTCCTTATTGGGCCGAATTTTACTGAAATCAATTGTTCCATTTTTCACCATTCTCTCCAATACACCATAAACTGAAACTGGCATAATGCTGTAATCAACTTTGCCCATATCAGAGGCATTATTTTGAGATATAGTAAGTGTTTGATAAAGTTTAGTACTATTACGTGTAGTACTTCCGTAAAGACTTACATTAGAATCAACATTTGTCTTTCCTTGAAAAAGAGGAGAATCTCCATCCATTTCTCCAGTCAGTACAACACTTATTAATTTAGTATCTTCATCATATTTGTATTTTCTAATCAAGTTGAATTTGCTAAAAGTCTTTAACTCAACTACTAATACTAGTACTCCAGATGATTTTGCAGAGAATACTTGAACCAGACTATTATCAGTTAAAGCTTCTTCTGTATTATCAGTCTCATATATCCATAGACCATTATCATATAATCTTAGTGTAGATTCATCTACATAATCTATATTACCAGAGCTATTTATTACTCCAAGTCTAAGACTCACAGCTCCATCTTTAATAGCCTGTTTAATAGCGTTACTTATGCTTTCAGCAGTAAGTATAAATTTATCTCCTGGGTGGAAAGTCTTTGCTTCCTCTGAATTATTTTCTTGAAATAATTTCTGTTTTCTATATTCACTAATGATGAATGGAACTTGTACACCCTCAACTGTTCTGATAGTAACAAATTGATTAAAGTTTATGTCTACAGGAGATGTAGATAAGTCAGAGTCACTATATAATTGTTGTGGTGAAGGAAATGAACCGATTTGCCCCTTCTTAGTAATAGGGTTATATGCAGCCACATATATAATTCCTCCATGTTCTTTCATTCCAATAGGAATATATCCTTTATCGAGTCTGGCAGTATGAACTTCTCCATTACCCATATCATTCTGTAACACAAACTCATTTCCATCGTAGGTAATCGAAGTTGCGTTCAGAGCATTAGTAAGAACGTTGTTTGGAGTAACTATTGGATTTAAATCCATAATTAAACCACCATCAAACGTATTAACTGTTTCCTGTTTACTCATGCTTACAAAAATTCATAATTATTATTGTATGTTAATATATCTTTAAATTTTAATGGTTCTCTAGTTATAATTAACTCTGCATCCTTAGATGTGAAGTTTTCCCTATAAGCAACATTTCCTACAAGAGTAATAAAAGGAACTCTGAATATATACCTTCTGTTATATTCTCTTATCTTACACTCATCGAGTATCTGATAGAGAATTTGATTCCCATAGTTAAATATTTTCTTTTTCCTTCCTTTGGTATTGTGTTGTTTGAGAAAATCTTCATATTGAGAATCGGTAAGTGCGAAATAGTAATATCCATCCCATTGTATATTCTTGCGCTTGTAGAGAACCCGCAGCTTTACAGTTAATTTCTTGATGTAGTATTCAAAGTGTTTTACAGAATCCCTTCTAAGTGTTCCTATATAGCACCACAACGAATCATCAGTTATTAAAGTATCTCCACCGTAAAGATTATGCAAATATAGTGATTTCCAACCATAGTTCAAAATTCTTTTAATGTCCTTTTCTGGAACATCTGGAAACTTTTCACAAAGTGATTCGTAGTAATCTTTAATTTCTTTCAGTTGCATAATTTAACAGTATTGTTTACCTTTATTAGTATTCTCTGTAATCTTGTTCTTTATATTTTTATCAACATACACAGTCTTAGACTTTATAAAGTTTCCACTTTTTATATTGAGAACTATTTCGTTTCCAGAGAATCCAGATGATAAAAAATCAACATCTCTCCATTTACCGCTTCTTCTTGCCCTTTTAAAGTCTTCTCCGTATGTTCTTTTAACATGCATTTCTGCAAATCTTCCATGTGTAGGAAGTATAAAAGTAACATTATTATCAACAATGTCATTTAATACTTCCTTTACACACTCTCTAAATATTTTCTTTACTAATACATCCCTGTGGGGGTCTTTATTTATTTTCTTACAATCTTCACATGACATTTCCAACTTATCGTATGGAAAATTCATAAACATTTCGTCCATGTTGAACGCACATCCAGTAGCATAGTTCATAATTGTTAAACAGGTTTATATGAGAAATTATGTCTTTTTCTATTCCAATTTGTTTTAGCATCCAGTATATCATTCATCTCGTTTTGATTTAGATATTCTGGAACTCTAGCGGCATCACAATACTTAAGCCAATCTTGTAGCATTAATTGTGCTGTTTGAAGGATATTTGCATTGTTAGTCATTAATCCTTCTTTATATTTCTTTCTATAAGCAACAAATGTTGCAATAGCTAAACTTTCTTTTTCTGATAACATAGGAAGACCTTCATCATCTAGTATAACTCCTTTATAAAGAATATATACAGTTCCATAGTTTTTATCAAAGTAAAGAGTGTCTCCCACTCTTTCAAACTTCGCATATTTGCCACTCATATATAAAGGGTCTTCATACATTTTCCTTCCCTCTATGTAATTCTCTACAAATTGGGAAGTGTAATCTCCATTAGGAGAATAGTTAGTCACATACTTCCAATCTTCTGAAGCATAAGTAACTGCTTCGATAATGTCACAATTACAGGGAAGTTCCACTGTATAATCTGGACATTCTATCTTAGTACAATATCTATATAATCTTACATTTTTATTTCCTATTAAGTTCCAAGCTATTAAACCAAATTCCTCAAAGTCTTGAGGGAGCATTTCTACTCCATATAATAAATTTGCTTGGAACATTGCTTGATGAAAATTTACCATTATGCAGGTGTTTGGTCATTAGGTAATATTGGAGCAGCCAATTGTCTGTAATAACGTAATTTCTTCTCCGTCAATCTTTTCTTTATTTCCGTATTAATAAATGTAAAGTTATCGATTCCTTCTAAATCACAGCAGCCAAAATTCTCTAGCTGTCGTGGGTCTTTAAAGATTGCCACAACGCTTACTTGCTTAATAAGTGGAGCATTAAAGATAAAGCAATCGTACATATTATTTTCATTCGGAGTTACATCTATGTAAACATAGGGTTTATTTCTTCCTCTTTTTCTGTATTGATGATACATCCATGCAGATGAGGAAGTATAATATATAAATGGAAGTAGCCTGTCTGTGCTACCTATATAATCAATAGCTAATTCTCCATAGTCATTAAGAAGCTGTGGAATTTCAAAATGAGCTACTGGTGTTTCTCCAGTTGTTCCACAATTACATCTTTCTAATGATTTACAATCTACATCTATACAATTTAATGATAAGAGTAAATCGTTCTTTGGAAGAATTCCCTTTAGTGAATATTCCTTAATTATCTGCAATCTTTCATCTATTATGTCGTCTTCTAATTGTTCAATAGACATAGTAGCTGTTCCATGCATTCCACGTAAACCTGATACTATATCATTATATATTGCTGATGCTAATTTGTTGTATATCATAGGGCTAAAACAAATAAAGGCGACGACCTCTAACGGACGCCGCCTTTAAATATAAAGATTAGTTATTAGGCATTTAACTGAGTGATAGTGATTTCTTTAGAAGCACTAACTCCGTTTTTAGCTGATACTGTTACAGTTGCTTTTGCGCTTCTTGCAGCACCAGAATCATTACTTGTTCCTGTGAAACCTACTTTAGTAGTTCCCGGAGTAACTGTTAGCCAATCTGCTGTTGTTGTAGCTGAAACGTAAGCTACTGTACTTCCACCATCAATAGTTGGAGTAAGTTCTTCCTTAGTTCCTGCTTTTACCATGTCAGTAATATCTGTAACCCCACCTGTAATTACGATAGGTTTCTTTTCTTCTGTTACTGTTCCTAAAGTTGCCAATGCAGCTTCAAATTCAGCAGCTACAGAATCATGTACATAGAATACATGAGTAGTTTGAGATACTACTTGCTGTCCAACAGCAGCTCCACCCATGAGTCCTCTTTCTGTTCTGTAATAGATAGTATATTGACTATACTTACCATTGATGATAGGAACTTCGTCTTGTAACGGAGCTTCGAATCTTCTTACATCTAGAGTAGGGATTCTAAGGTCTTTAATGATGTTTTGATAAGTTCCGAATCCTTCTCTTCCTTGAGTTAGGATATTCTTACTATCAAATCCTTCTGCACCAGCTTCTTTTGCAGATGCAATTACAGCAAATGCACCTTCTGCACAAGTACATGCAATTTCTCTTAAATCTGGGTCAAAGTATTCAATATCCATTCTAGTGAATCTTTGATACTCGTCAACAGCTTCGATAATTAAGTTATTACCACTTACTGAAACATTGAAATGTTTGAAGTCGTAAGCACGTTGATATTTCTTAATTTGATTTGCAACTTTAGTTGCCAATTGAGCTGCTGTATCCCCAGTTTTCTTTTCAAACTCAATGTATAAAGGTTTACCTTTGAATACAAAGTCATTTGAATAGTAAGAGTTCTGATTTCCAGATAGTCTAATATACATAGCGATTCTGAATACTCCAGATGCTTGAGTAATAGTAGTCATATCTAAAACAGCCTTTGCTAAAACAGGAGCAGAATACGCTCTTTTATACATTGCAGTGACGTTAGCTTTCTTGAAAGTTCCAACTCTTTTGATTTGAAGAGTTTCGTCTTTTGCAACCCATCTTGGTAATTTAGTAGTATAATCTAGAGCGTCATTGATTAAGGTTGTTGTCGTAAATTGAAACATACTTTAATTTATTTTTTAGTTTGTGCCAGCAGCTGAGTTGGAGGTGCTAGTGGCGGATTAACTGGATTATATGTTTGTATTCTAGGGTCACCGGAGTTCTCCAATACAATATTAACCAACTCTTTGAGAATCTCTAAGCATATGTAATCTGGAAATTCTAATATTTGTGAAGTGTCCTCTGTGAGGTCTAATTGCTCTTTAGTAAGTAGAATCGTTTGAGGCACTTTAATGTAGTCTATTCGAACCTTTCTAAGTTCGTAGTCGGTAGACTGTCCGCATTTTATTTCCATTCTTACTGTAGAAGCATTTCCATATCTAACAGCAATTTCTCTATCAACTGTACTTACAGACTCACCTCCTATTGTTATAGTTCTAGGAAAATTGCTGTTGTCTCCTTCTGCATCTCCTAAAAGTGAGGTTACTTTATAAGTTCCATTCATATCAGTCCCACGATTGTCTTTATAAGGATAAGTTGGAACTTCTGTTGAAGTATTAATGTTGTTTATATAGTAATATGGAGTCTTATAAGATGGCTTAAAGTAAGAGTTATTGATGATTTGAGGTTCCATATCAGCGGTTAATCTCCTTGCTGGAAATGTAACATACTTGGATTTTCCTGTACAGCCTTTTTTAGGATTTACATTCTCATATTGGCAAATACATCCCAACATATGAAAGTAGTCACTTGGAAGAGTTACTTCATAAGAAGCTCCACATAGTTGTGAAATCATCTCTAAGTCTTCTCCCTCTAAAGCTAAATCAGAATATGGAAGCTCCGGTGTCAATATTGCCGAAGCCTTCAATACCCTTAAATCATCAGAAGTTTGCTGATTCATATCGTACATAACATATCTCTTATTGAGAAATTGGTATATACCTCTAGTAATCAGATGATTGAAATCCTCTATCAGCATAGTGGCGGCGGTAACTTTATTAATCTCAATTAACATGTATTCCCATGCCTGTCTTGCTGTCATAGTAGAATTATTTTGTTATTTTATTTCTTTAGTTTTGTAGGAGTCTTAGGTGCTGATAAAGCTGCAAATTCTTGAGCTGTATCTTCACCAGTTTCATCCTCACCAAAGTCTTCATATAAGTCAGGATATGTATCCTTCTTAATTAATTCGAGCACTTTTCTATTTCTTGGGTCTTTCATCCAAGTAATAGCTGCATCATCAGTAGCTCCCAAACAAACGCTATCTCCGTACATATATAGTTTTTGTTTAACTATAATAACGTGTTTGTCTTTTGCATCCATAAATAGAAGTCTGATATTAATATCATCTCCTGTGTAAAGGTTAATGATTCTATCAGGGTCTTTTTCAGCAATACTTAGTAGGAAGTCAGTAACGTCTGCACTTGAAACATTACGCATGTGTTTTCCAAGTAATCTTGCCATTTGTACTCTTCCTTCGTCTCCTCTTGGGTCGTCAAGAATGTAAGTTCCAGCATCGTGAATTTTCTTTTTCTTAGATACTCTCTTAGCAGCTTCATATCCAGGTCTTTCGATATAGATTTCAGCAATTCCTTGTCTTGGACGAAGTGTTCCTTTAACACCCGGACCATCAATTAGGTTTACACCTTTAGAGTCCTTACTATCTCTTGATTGGGCAATAAAAATACAATTCTTGATTGCTTCCCATTTAGCAGCGTCATAAGGATTGTTTAAATCGAATGTAGTACCATCTTCAATAACGAAAGTTTCTGTTTCTTTAATAAAGATTTTACCACTATTTCTCTCTGGGTCAGAGAGAATCATGTCCCCAACACTATTCACAGGTTTTACACAAGGTGGATATTGTCCAGTTCTTGGGTCTTTACTAGGTTGGATGTAATATTTCATGCCTACTTTACCATATACACTTCTAAGGATGATAAAATTTTCAGCAGGACTTTGCATTAGTTTGTTAGCATTATCAGTACTCATATTAATTCATAAGGTTTTATAATATATAAAAAATGTAAGGGAGTGCTATTTCAACTCCCTTACTATATCTTGACTATTTATTAAAGTTCTCTTAAAATGAAGCTTCTGTATGGGTTGAACACACCAACACCAGAATATCCCCAGTTGATTAGCTTAGAAGCAGCAACAGGACTTGATACAATTCCTGAACTTAATCCGTCTAATCCACCTACACCTGGATATTTATTAGTGATGAAGTCTCCACCTTTCAGTGTGAACATTTGGATTGGAGGTTCATTTCCAGTAGAGTCAGCAGTTAAGTCTAAGCATAAGCAATATGCTTTTTCCATACCGTATTCTCTAGAGAATGTTCTATCAACTTTGAAGGAGATAGTGTTTCCACCGAATGTATAGCTGTCAAATGCAGCACCAACTTTGATATAATCATTAGCTGCTTTAGACCATAGATAAGTACCAATAGTCTTATATTTAGCTAAGAAATCTCCAAGAACGTTCTGAACTAAGAACCACATTCTTTCATTGCAAATAAATACGTATTTGTTTCCAGTTGGCTGTGTTGCTTTTTCATTCATTGTAGCAATTACAGTTTGGAATACGTCAATAGAAAGTTTTGCAAACGCATATTTAGATGCGAATCTTTCTACTTGTGGGATGATACCGTCACCAATGTAGATTGGTCTTTGAGTATCTGGGTCAACAATAGTCGGCTTACCATTTACGTCAACATTACATTTGTTGAATAATAGACCGTTATTTCTTACATATAAGAAGTTATCAAGAAGAACTTTTTCTTTCTTGTCCATCTTATATAATGTTTCTTTTAAGCTACCAGTGTCTTTTCCTTCTGCAATACTGATGAATACGTTTTCATGAGCTGCATAAAGTGCAGAATAGCTATCATCACATCTGTGAGTTGTAATGAAGTTTCTGTGTTTTTCAATGTTAGATTGATATTTAACATATCCTTCTTCGTGCATTTCAGGCATTGCGTTAGATTGGAATCTAGTAGTATCACCTACTTGGCAACCACTAAAATCAAGAACGCTAGAATAGTCACTATCAATAAGTCTAACAACTACTTCCCAATAGTTATCAGCTTTTCTAACTGGTCTGCTTACTACAATACATTGCTGCATTGTTTTATCAATCTTGAAGATGTCATATTTTTCGTAATATCTTTCTTTGAAAGCCATTACAATTTCAGAGCCATTAGCTCCATCTTCTGTTGGTACATCTGCAAACTCAACTCTCTTAATGTAGTTGGTTTCAACTTCCCATTCAAAGTACATTGAGTCAATGCTTTGATATTTATTACCAGACTTAACATCTTGGTAGAAAATGTTTCTTAGAGATTCTGTTAGGTAAGAAGCTGTAAGTTCTGGGTAAAGTCTTGAAACAACACCTAATTTAGTTGGTCTAGTTCCTAGAAACTTATAGAAATCTTCATAAGTTCTAGTTTCCGACATAGTCGGTCTGTTTGATACAAAATTCGCTACTATCATACTTTTTTAATTAAAAATCTATATCATTAATTGTTTTTTCATGAGGATTTCCGTCCTCTGGTTTAGGTTCAGATGCAGGTTTTGGAGCAACTACGACAGTAGGTTTCTTATTGCCTTTTGGTTGAAGTCCTTTCTTTGCATCTTCATATCCAGCTTCGTAGGCTGAACGTCTTTCTTTTGCTATCTCCTTATCATAATAATCAGTGATAGTCTCGAAAGCTTCGTCTCCCTTCAACGCAAACCAAGCCATTCTCGCTAAAGTTTGTGGGTCGTCTAATGCTTTTCCTAAGTAACTAACTCCTGCCGAATCTAGCGATAATATGAAGTTTGCAACTTCTTCCATGTCATCTTGGTCCAAATTTAATTTTACACCTCCAACTTCATCTAAAGACTCAATAGCTTCGAGTACATCAGATTGGAAAGCTTCAAATTGTTCTTGTTTCTGTTGTTGGTCGAGAAGTTCTTCATTCTGTCTTCTTTCATCTTCTAATGCTTTATACTCAGCTCTAATTCCTTGCATTTTCTTTTCAAAAAGTGCTGGATTAGATTTTTCATGTTCTAAAGCTACAGCTATTTCTTCATCAGTCATATCTGGAACTCTAGACTGTAAATCTAAAGTATATAAGTCTTCGTCTGATAACCTCTCAACTTCATATTGTGGATTACCTTCTAATGCTTGTTTATATTCTTCAATAGCCTGTTCCTTTTGGTAATTTATATATTCCTCTGGAGTAATCCCAGCATCACGTAATAAATTAATAAAGTTAATTTCAGGTTCTTCAAGACCATAGTTAGGGTCTGGAGATTCTGGGGCTAGAATATTTAATTTTTCTTCCGCTGTTAGCGAATCCCAAGAAACTTCTTCAATTTCGCCTTCATCATTTTCAAATTTAATTTTTGAAGGGTCTTTGATACCTACTTGTTTAAGCATAGAAATAATAATATCATCTTCTTGTACTGGTTCTTGTGCAGCAGCAGGTTCTGGTTTTGTACCATCTGCTGGCTGTGGTTGATTCTCATCCCCCATCCAAGGTTTCTCTGGCTCTAATGATTCATAATCTGGTACGTAACCATTAGGGTTCGACGGTTCCTGTGCTATACCGTAATCTTCTTCGTTAAAGTCTAAATCCTCAATTCCCTTTTCCATATATCATTCTTTTAAAGTTATTTGCAAATATAGTCATTTTTTTATTCCACATAAAGTGAAATACTAAAATTTTCTAATTTTACATTTTTTAATAACTTTAACCTATGAAATTTTGGAAATGTATCTGATGATTCCGTCCACATGAAGTTTAGCAATAGCTTCCTTTCCTTCTTTAGAAAGAAGAAATTCTACATCCTCTTTGTTGTCTTGGAACAGATTCTCTGTAAGGACTGCAGGACAGTTAGTATCTCTGCATATTGCAAGACTTTGTTGCCAATATTTTTGCCCAGGTCTTTCAGTTCTCAACTTAAGTTTCTGCTGTTCAGCTGCATCATACAAGCAATCAGCAAGCAACTTGCTATTACTTGAAGCATTGTTAGAAACGAAAACACTCCATCCCTTTGCTCCCATCCATGCATTGCCATTACCAGCAGCATTGCAATGAATAGATACTAATAGAACATTCTTATTTCCTAATTCTTTAGCAAATTTATTAGCTCGTTTGCATCTTTCAGAGAGTGAAATATCAGTAGTTTCTGGAACAAGAAGCTCAACATCATAATCTCTATTATAAAGTTCATCATAAACCATAGAAGCTATCTCTCTTGCATAAAGATACTCTCTAAGTTTACCATCCGGACTTCTTTTTCCTGGAGTATTCTCTCCGTGACCGTTGTCTAGTAATATTTTCATAGGTTATTTATTTTTAAGCAGATATCAAGATTTGATACATTTACCTTCTTTTCTTCATCAAGTTTTTTAACGGCAGACTTAAGTATGCCTATCTCATCGTGTTTAAACTCAACTTCTTTCCCCAAATCCTTATTTATATTCCATGAAATGACTCCCTTTCCTTCCATATATTCAAGTTCATCTTTTTCTTCTGATGTTATTCTAACCTTTTTAATAATTTCCATAATATCTACCATTTCATACAAACTTCCATTTTGAGGAAGCATTTGTAAAATAGCTATTCTTTCTTGTACGTTTAAATTCATTATACTTGATTTTATATTAATTTTTTATGAGCGAGCTGTCCAGTTACAGTCGTACCACGTAGAATAGTCATTTGTAACAGAAAAGAATACAGGGAAACTTCCTGTTTGCTGGCACGCTACTGTTCTAACTCTACGAAGAATTTGGTTTTTGTTTATTATCATATAGTCATATGTTCCTCCAATATCGGCACTATACACTGAACCAGTGAGCGAATTTGGATAGTTAGGACCCTGAGTAATAGGAAATGGAAATTCGGGTCCTAAAGAAATTGACTCTGTTCCGACATAAGCTAAAGAAGCAGGTTTTAAGAGACTTTGAATATCATTATAACGAATTTCTAAAGAACTTGGATATAATATCGCTCTGTTTCCAGAATTAGAATAAACAGCAAATAATGATGAAGTAGCATCAGAGCTTCCGTCAGTGGTGTAATTATGAAGTCCAAGTCTGTCTAGCCTGGAATATACATCACTGTTTGCCGAAGTACTTATTGTAACCGACCCTGAGTAGTAAGTTTCTTCGCCCATTTTATATGACCCATATGTCATTTTTACTATATCAGAATCATTCTCACTAAGCACAATTTCTGGATTGTCAGTTTTTTCATTATACCTAAGTATAATCTTCCTCCCATTATGATTAGTTTCAAAAGTTCCTGTCATTATAAGGTATCCTGTTTCATCCCACATAATACTTTCTCTCCCTAAACTACCAGAACCGTTCTTCCATAGGGCCCAATTTAGTATCCCTTCTACATATTCTACAGTGGCAGAAATGTTAGTAAAAGGCTGGCGCATCTCAAGAGCGTTAGAAGTAGGAACAATTGAAACTCCTATTACTATATTATTAGTAGCTGCGTCAGTTGGAATTTCTGTAAGTTTATATATATATATTCCTCTACCACTCCCTTCTTGTGTATAGGGCACTTCAAATAATGTTTCTGTATCAATTGAGTAAACCCAAACTTTAAACCATTCTGAATAAGCAAAAAGATAATCCCCAACAGAGAATGCAACGGTTATACTCGTTAGTTTCCCATCAGAAGTTCCTGTTTCAAGATTAGTAATAGGAGACATAATATGTACTTGGTCCCCATTAATACTCTCAAAAAAACCGACAGCGTTAGGATACAATGACTTATCTACAAATACACCAGAACCCCCTGACATTGTAGTTACCCACGAATCTCTAGCTACGGAGAATGGAGGATTTAACGGGGCTACTCCAGAACTAGGAACGGTGATAGGGGTAGGAGTAGATGAAGAGTATTCAGGTATAGACTTAGACAGTACTTCTTCTTCAAATGAATAATTCCATATTTCTTGAACTTCAATCTTTTGAGCTTTAATAAAGTCAGTATTTATATATGCTTTACCATCTTCTACTTTAAACAAAGTCCCAATCTGTCCTTTAGAGTCTCCAATCCATACTTTATTGGCTTCCAAAGAAATCATAGGGTCACCTGTTTCTGGGTCGTCAGCAATAGATAATCCAGCTTCTTTATATTTAAGAAATACTCCATCTTGTGAAGAATCTACTACAGATTGTCCATTATTTAAGTAGAACTCTCCAGTAAGAAATACATTGTCGGCATATAAACCGTATCCTCTGGGCTGTTTATTATCTGGGAAAGTAGAGTCTCTTATTCCTCCTAAGTTTCCAAGTCTTACCTTACAAGTCTTGGTATATTTATAAAGATATTTTTTTACCATTACTGGCTCACCATCACTTCCTATTATAGGATTTCCTTCTGAATCTAGTTTCTTGACCATTTCATAATTCACCTCATTACCGTCTTTATCAGTAATGTATTTAGGAATCCTATACACAACAGAGTAGTCCGGTCTAGTAAGTTCAGAAATAATATCAATGTAAGGAGAATAATCATCAGTAGACGTTAAATAAATAGCATTTTGTCTATTTACGTCAATTAAATTTCCCATTTGTATTATATCGTCACCAATGGCAATTTCATCAAGTCTGTCCTCAACATTGGTTGTTGATTCAGAATCTTCAGTCGTACTGTAAAGCTTGTCATTGTATTCTTCTGTCATGCTAGCTACAGTACCATCTTCGTTATAATTTATTTCTGTGTATTTATCAAATACAGATATTGCTTTTTGCATTACATAGGAATAACTTCCTAATTGATTAGTCACAACGGCATCATAATATTTGATGTTACCGTTAGACCATTTTTGACATCTTACTAAGTCATTGGGCTTTAATAATGGATATTCTTCATCATCTGTAACAACGATATAGAAATTGTTATTTAGTAAATCTCCATTAAGATTCTTTCCATAGTAGGTGTCATATATATTTATAGTTTTAGTAACTCCAGTCTCTTCGTAATCAGAAATATTCTCTATATATTCAAATTCTACATTCTTTGCAAAATCATTACTGTAAACGTAGAATAGTTTAACATTATTCCTTAGTTCTATAAAATCAGATGTGTCACTTTCAGTCACCTCTCTAGTTAGTAAAGCTTCATCTAGTAACATTTCTTTTCCAGTAAATTCTGGATTATTTATTAAAGCAGAATAATCTGTTATATATATAAAGAATTTATATCCAGTAGAACTCCATGTTTCTGTAAATAAATAGTAAGTATCAGATGCCCACAATTTACCAGAATCAGCAGTTCCGTCCAAATCGTTAATGCTGCACACCACTGGATAATATACATTATCTGCTTTAGAAGCATTAGTAACCCATATAGAGCCATTGGTTGCAGTTATTTTATTTATTACCATTTCATATACTCTCATAGCTTTTCTAACTACAAGATAATCAATAGTAAGTGTATTAGTAGTAGAATCTAATCTCCACCCATATCCTCCATATCCAGATTGAAATTGGGCAGTAGACAGACTTCCATCTATTATTAAATCTTGATTGAATCTAACATTTCTTTTAAATAGCCAAGTATCTTCTGATGTTCCAGAAGATTTAAATGTCCAATTGCCATATATATATTCATCTTCTAATCTCTTGGCAAGTTTATCAGCAGCATATCCGCCAACATATTGTGCATTAAAGTTTTTAACAAGTTTTGAAGAAGCGACAATTAGTGGAGCTTCATTAGTAGTAAATTCTAACCTTCCAGTAATGACGTCCCCAGATTTTTTGACATATTCGTCAGAACCTTCTCCGTCTTCAGCTGTTATTAACGCAACATATCTTTCATCGTAGGATATATATAAAGTCTTAGTGAGTGTATTAAATATAAATTTTCCATCGCCTGGGTATTCCATTTCTTCCATAGCGCTTTGGCTATCGACTATAATAGTTCCAGTAGAGTCCTTTTCATTGGATTGCTCAAGCAGTTTTAAAACATCACTTAATACCTTTAAATTATTTCCTGTTTTTACATAAACTTTACCTAGAGTTTCTAATACAATGTCAGAATAGGGATTTCCAACTATTACTTTTTTGTTTCCTAAGAGAGAGTCTACTCTAACGTTTTCCATGATTTATTAAGTATATTAAAACAAAAATACCACCGACAAATAAATGCCGATGGTATCTATATTATGAATTTCTAGACTTGATGTCATTGAAAGTACTAAATAAATCATCTACATCGGCTTCAGTGAATTTTACTTTTCCTATTTTGAAACCGTCGTTTTCTCTCAATACTGACTTAGCAGCATCTCCTAGAATCTTCGTATTTATATTTCCGTCAACATCAACGAATAAATCAATTAGAGTATTGTGTTTATCAACCCAATTTCTTACAACATAGGTGATAGCAGTTTGTACTGGAATAGTGGATAATCCGAAGAAATTACTCGCGATATCCTTTGCATATTTCTCAGCAGCTTGCATTAATATTTCTTTGTCACTAACCATAGTATTACTGTTTATTTAACATAAGTTCATCATATCTCTTCTTTATTTCTGGGTCATTTTCCAATAGATTAAGCATTGTATCAAGTTTTTCTTGTTTTTTCTTTATTTCTATTGCGATTTTTTCCTTAGACTTATTGATAGCACTTAATAAATTTTCAGCAGCGATTTTTCCGTCAGGACTACTTACGTATTCTCCAGCGAATTTATTTCCTAAGTAAGCCATGAATCCAGCTTCATAGGTTTGTTTTGCTAACTGATAATCGTGTGAACTTGCCAATACTGATTGTTCTTCAGAATTAAGCATCCCGACTGATTTATTAATCTCTTCTAATATAGAAGTATTAGTCGCTTGTTGCTGCTGTTGCATTCTGTTTAGAGTTTCGAGTTGTTGGTAGTAAGTCTTCTGTAAATCACCCAAGCTATTGTTACTAAAAGTATCGCCAAACATGTCATAAATTAATTAAATTACTGCGCAGGAGCTGGAGTAGGTGCAGCTACTTGTATTACAAATACAGAGTATGCACAATTAGCCAACTGTGACGTAGTAGTAGGTAAATCGTTAATTAAATCTTGTGTTACTACTGTCTTTCCTCTCGGAATTAAAACATCAACTACTTTGAAAATCTCTGGTGTCAGAGTTTCTGGAGTAGCAGAAGTTGCCGGAGTGTCGATAATAGTTGAAGTGACGTTTGTGATAACTCTTGGTGTACCCTTACAATCAACATATTGTAGGTTATGAACCACATCTAGTTTAGTGACTTGTCTATAAGAAGCAGCGCCAGTGGTTGCTTGATTATAAACTTCTGCGAATCTTTGTGTTACTGTTAGTGTAGAGTTAGGAGCTATACTTGTATTTGCTCCCTTAGGTATAGAAACATTAAACTCTAATATTTGACTCCCGTTATCTTCGGTTCCAAATGGAGTTATTTTTGTAGTCATAATTTTGAGCATTTTAGGTTATAAAAAAAGAAAGGAGACTATTGTTACATAATCTCCTTTCAATATCTTATTGTGCTTGACAAGTAGGACAAGCGCTATTGATAGCTGTATTCACTGCATTCCAATTAGAAGCAGCTGCACCAGCGTACATGCCTGTACCATATTGTGTAAACGGACTACAATAAAGAGGAGCTATACTAGGAACAGGAGCACATAAGTTACTATAAGAATATTTCAATTCTCCAGTAATTTTGTGGTCAAGTTGTCTTTGTAAGTTGTTAGCTACAGCCATACCTTCAGTTTGAAGAGCACTAGCAGTCTTAAGTAAATCTTTTTCGCTCTTGCAGCAGCAAGCGTCAGAATATCTTTCTGATTTTTCTTTTGCAAGTTCGAACATTAGAGGTAATGCAGCTGATGTAGCAGCTTCTTTCTTCTCTAATTCACTGATTCTGGTTCCAAGTCTTTCAAAAAGGTCAGCTTTTTCTTGAACGTCTTGTTCTCTTCTCTTATAGAGTTCATCACATAATCTTAGATTCTGTGCGTTGTCTCTAGTAAGTAAGTCAACATACATTCCGCTCTTATCCTTAAGGTCTTGAACTCTATCATTCCAGATTTGGTTAGTAAGTACCTGTACTTCGTTTCCAATTCTTGTGTTAGTAGCTAAATCCCTACTGTTTAGATAAGAATAAACTTCGATATCATCCTGCATAGATTGTACTCTATTTGCCCAAGATAAATTATCTGCCTGTTGTCCTTGAACCATTGCTAACGTTTTAGCCTGTTCTGCTTGTTGCATCGCGCAACATGAACCGTTATTTCCTCCGAAGAGTCCACCTAAAATACCGTTGTTTCCACAGCCACAACCACCTCCGTTATTACCAAGTGCAGCTAGTGCTGTACCAATAATACCTAGGGTTAGGCCCGCATTTGTTCTCCCTTTCTTACCGAATTTGCTTTCGGCATCTTCCATTGTTAAAAATTTTTTAAATTAATAAATGAATTAAAGTAACTTTTTAGACTTTAGTTACTTATTACTCCTTTCAATCGACCTAATTATAATTTTAGACGTCTCGGTCTTTCTCCATTTGTAACAGCACAAAGGTATAAATAAAAATTAACACTCGCAACTAAATTATTAAATTTCTTTAAAAATTATTGTAATTTAGCTACGAGTGTTAAAAATTATTTTTCAAATGAGAAAGATGCTATTTAGGCAGCTTCCTTTACATACATTCCAATTAAATCCTTAAGAGGGGTACTGTTTTCCTCATATAGACTTCTTGTACATACATATGTAACTCCATCTTGTAAGTAGTAATTACCTTTAACTAATGGCATTACTCCATCATATTGGTATGGGCTTTCTTTTGTTCCGTCTCCCATACTTGCAGTTTCTACTTCTTGTTCAGGAGCTGCCCATTCTGGAGATGCTAAAAGTGCCATGAAAGCTGGGTCGTCATGATAATAGAGTTCAATGCCTTCGTCTTCTAAGAAAGGTCTTAGCCAAGACTTGTGTAACACTACTTTGTTGTTATCTACACTTTTTCTCATTTCTGGTTCAATGATTAAACCACGTTGTGTCATCCACTCTTTTGTTACTATTGCGTAATCCATAATTTTATTTATTAAAGTCCGACTTAATTTTTGATTTGATTTCTGAAACTAAATTAATATACTCTACGTATTCAGAGTATGCTTTTTCATCTTTTCTTATTCCTAATTGATGTGCATTAAAGTCATTAATTATAGAGAACTCTGATTCTTCATCAATATATTGTCTAATTATTGCTCTAGCACATGCTTTATATTCTGGTGTTCCACTTAAATGTATCTGAATGTAATTCCATCTTTCTTCTTCTCTTGTACTTCCATCCATTTGAGGAACGCACACAATTTCTGATTTTATATCGTAATTGTAGTAATATGTACCATTTCCAAGCAATTCAATCGGTTCGGGTTGCAGGCTTGTTTCTATTCTTCTTGGGTCTAACATATGGTGTTATTTTAAAATTTACAGGTAATGAATATCTATGTATAGAATAAAACAATTGCTTATTCTTACTTTCAAAATAGTATGATTTGTGTTTGTATACACAGTGTACTCTAAAATACTTACTGTAGTTCATCACCTCAACGATATGAACATACTTACCATAGAATTTTGAAATATTTACCTTCTTCCCATTCCAGTTAGAAAATCTTAATCCAGTTTCAAGCTGAATCTTGTGGAGTAGATTTTTAGAATTACAGAACTTCAACCACCCAAAATATGATTGCATTCTTCGTCTTAGTTCAATCCTATCAATTTTCTTATCCTTGTACCTTTTAATTAGCCTAAATAATCTAACCTTTATAGATTTTCTAAGCAGTACATGAGTATGGAAGAATTTGTAACCTACAAAGTCTATTCCTCTACTGTCTACGGGAAAAATTTGATAATTTTGTTTAAGCTCTTCTTTGACCCAATGGTCAAAATAAGCAAGATATAAATTTGCAAAGAATTGAGACAAATAGTTTCCAATGGGTACTCCATCTGCCGAATATATTATCTCCTTCAACAAAGTCAATAATTTCTTGTCCTTTATTTTCTTTTGGAGTATTTCGTACAGTATATCATGGTCAATAGACGGATAAAATTTCCTAACATCTAATTTCAAACAATACTTAGTTTCTTCTGGATATTTCTGCAAAACATATTTTAAATCTTTTGCAACATCATGTATTCCTCTATCCTTAATACAAGAGTAAGTATGTTTGATAAATATGTTTACCCATATTGGTTCCATTATATTCATTATCGCATGGTGCGTAATTCTATCGGGATAATATGGAAGCCTAAAGATTAATCTCTCCTTAGGCTCATAAATTTTAAACGTGCTATAATTTGAGGTCTTATATGTTAAATCCCTCAAAGTTTCTGCCAACTTTAAATTTTCCTTTTCACGACGTTTGTCATGTTTCAGGATTCCCCATCTCACTGATTTGTGTCTTCTTGCTTTTCTGTCAGCAAGTTCTATATTAGGCAGGTTGTATACCTGCTCGTGCAAATATCCTATTCTTTTCAAAGTCTTATATATTTATATAGGGAGCACTTCGAGAATTAACCTACTAACACCCTTTTATGTTAAATACTACGTTATTTTTTGCCAAGTGGCAAGGACACTATTTAGACAAAATATTAAAAACAAAATTATCCAAATGAAAATATATAATAAGCCTACATTGGCATTGGCATTGCTGACTCCATTATTAGAATTGAAGTAACTAAGGCTAGCATTACTGCTGTTATTAGCGTTGCTGCTAAGTAAGAGTTTTTTGTTCACAGTAAACTTATGCTGCCCTTGCAACCCGGTAAAGGTAAATAGTGCCCTGATATGTTGTGAGAAATTAATTTACAATTTTGTTCAAAGTACGGAAGCCCACAGAGGCATCGGCATTGCCGACCCCATTATTAGAATAGAAGCAACCAAGGCCAGCACTACCGCCGTTATCAGCGAGGCCGCCAAGCAAGAGCGTCCTTAAACTTGCGTCTTTACTTCCTGTATAGTGATAATCACACATATAGGTAGTTGTTCCCCCACCATTAGCGCATGGTACTATCTCTCCAGTAGTTTGAATATCAAAGTCTTTGATGTAACCATCATTATGAACTTCTCTACTAGAAATTAGCTTCATTTTAGCTTTTTGAGTTTCCGTTTCTCCATAATCTTCTGGATTTGTAGTTGTATATACATTCTTCCAGTTGTATGTGTCAGTTCCCTCGTCTTTATATCCTTGAATAATTATTCCTTCCATGTTTGTCCACAAGTCTCCGAAGATATTCTCAAATCCTCTATATCTTGCAATACTCATAGCTGGACGAGTTACTGTTACACTAACGTTAGATGCACTCTTGATAGATATTACGATATTACAGCTTCCAGTAAAAGAAGACTTAATACATCTATCAGATAATACATTTGTGGGCCAATCTACTGTAACATCTCCATCAGCCGTAACTGTTGCCAGTGTTGTGCTTCCTGTATAGAATATTACATTTTGCCCTTCAGCTAATCCCGATATAGTATATACAGTAGGACCATTTTGATAACCCCAAGTTCTATACATATATCTATTTGTGCCCTTAACGTTTGTAATTGTTACTTTGTTTGTCTCTGCGGTCATATCAGCTTGACCTGCATCTCTCGAATAAGAAGCCATATTTGTCAAACCAGTTGACTCGTATTCCCACGTAGTAGAAGGAATTACTTTAGCTCCTGTAAAATTTCCTAATTCATTTGCGTATCCGCACGGACATACTGAATAATATCCGTTATAAAATTCCCAATTGGACATGTTTGTTACTCCTGCACTTAATCCTCCTTGATGAAATCCTTCAGAAGTTAAGTCTGCGTTAAATGATGCTTGCATATTAAATGTAGCGTATTCAATTACAGGTAGCCAAAACATTACCCATTTGTAATATTCATAGCATAATAGCTCTGAACCTGCATTAGTTGCCCAAGTACGTGCAGTTGCTCTATTCATTGCTGTTCTTGGTTTTCCTAAATCTGTTCTAACTGGGTCAGTTTCTAAATAAGTGTCGTAAGCTGTTCTATTTCCTCCACCTCTAAATGCAGTAGTAGTATTTACAACTGATACTAACTTAGGTGTTGCTGTTACAGTATTGTCTGTTGTAGACCTATATGCATCTATTAACATTGCTGGAATCTCTGTCCAAGTATCGTCAATACATACAGTAGAAATCTTAACCCATCTTTTTGTTCCTGCAACTCCAGATTTTCCCCAGAATCGAGGTACTTCAACTCTGACAGTTCCGTCAGTCCCATCTAATACTGATGGTGTACCATCTTCTTTCTTTGACCAATCATCTGGATTGAGGTAATAATTAATTGTTCCTCCATTAGCAACACAGCCCTTTAGTTGTGACTGAATAGGTAACGATTTATGCAGAGTTAAATTACCAATTCTAGTAAGAGTAGGGTCAGCTACTGTAGAATCCCATTCAACTCCATAGGCATATACATCTTCCATACCTTTTTGCATTTCATCCAGTTTAGTATTAACCTCATTTACATGTTGGTCAATTTCATCCATCTTAGCTTGAGTGGCTATTGCCATACTGTTTTTAGTCCAAGCTCCTTTCCATATAAGAATTGCTAATTCTCCATCTGCTACTACTATATTATTAAAGTTGGTATATGTTCCAGCTTCTGTTGTAATGTAAAAGACATTACCATCTGGAGTTCCAGGAGTTGTAGCAGGGGTAGCTACCCCTGCAAACATACAATTTTCCCCTAGAGATGTAACCATGTTTAATAGTACAGATTGTAGTGAATTTCCGGTAATTGCTTGAGTACCGTTACTCTTAACAATATTAGATATTGTTGTTTTTAAATTACTCCAATTTGCCATTGTTAGTTACCTATTAAAAAGTCATTGTTAAAATCCATTTCATAAAAATCTCCTGTATATTTATCAGTAAATAACTTACTTGTCAAATCTATAATTCCATCTTCTTCCATCATATTCTTAACCATATTAATACTCAGCATATTAACGGTTCTAGGATATAAGAATAATTTGTAGAATACCATTTCTTTATAAGCTCTCCATTTACCGACAGTCAATCCTTCAGTATCTGTATTGTTACCAGCAGTGATTTTTGTTCCATTTACAGAACCTCTTGTTCCATATACAATACTATCAGCGTTTAAACTATCCACATATAATCCTGCTCCGAAGGAATATCCTTGTGTCAACAAATCTGGCTCAACAGAATTGTAATCACATATAAATGCTCCTCCACCACTTTGTTGATTACTTCCTTTGAAGATGGAAGCACTATTATATTTTTTATTTAATAAAGTTCTTTTAAAGATATACGTATAATCGCTAAGTAAAGGAATACTAGCGTTTTCACTGTAATCATCTACTCCATCATAAACTAATCCATTTTTATATTCAGGAAGAATTTCTATGGTTATATTTACATCTGTTATTATTTCAGGAATATCAACAGATATTCTAGTAAAACTAAATCCTATCCAACCATAATTATCAATTAAACTTCCGTCATTTGCAAATGACTTAGGTAGTTCATAAGTACCATCAGATTTAATAGTAATATTAGATGTAACTGTTGCATCCGTAGAACTCAAGTAAGAATATCTTAGAGGAATTTCAGATTTTAATCCAGTAACTTTAATCTTAAAGGATTCTACATCTTTATTATACTTAGTTAATTCTCCGTTTTCTTTTATATAAGAATAAGTCCAAGCATTACTTAATAATATCTGTGTAATATTATATTTATTAGCATTAATAGTACAAATATAACTATTAGGTCCTTCAGGAGCTTTATTTTTCCAAGTCTTATTAGCACCAAATATCACTGGATAACCATTATATCCACTCATACCTTCATACCCAAAATTAAAATTCTCTAACGAATTATTATTAGTAGTATCATTATTTAGTTGTAAGGATACTTGGTCTTTTATATACCCTTTGTCAACATCTAAATTACTCTTACCATAAGCATCCCAATAATAACTTGGCTTCTGTACGTAGTCTCCTTCAATTCCTACAATGTTGTTTAATTCCTTGATTTCTTCATCTGTACTGATTTCATCAAAAAGCATGAAGTCATAGAGGGCCATTTGAGCAAAGAAGTTATCATGGTTTTTATTAGAACCTATGATTGGAGTAATAGTAGCATCTATATTATTATTAGTAGCAACAATATTATGAGTTATGCCTTTTAATTGCGTAGCTAAGATATTATTGTTTACTACACCATCAATATAAGTATTACCATTATTCCTTGAAGCATAAGCAACGACTAAGTTATTATTATTATAATCATTTGTAAATATAGCAAAATTATCCTGACCTGGATTTTGATTATAAAGCATAGTATCTTGCTTTTGCCAATTAACCTTCATTAGTACTTGTTTCCCTCCTTCACTTAATGTAGGGATAGTGATATAATCATCGACTCCGTCAAAACATATAGAACCCTCATACTTAGCTTTTTGCTTGATAGTGGTTTTACCCAATGTGCTTGGATTAATGTAAGATAGGTATATGTAGTCGTAATCATCCGTTACAACAGGAATACTATTCCATTCTTTATTTAACGTATATTGAGAAACTATAATACCATTTTTAGCCCAAACTAATAATCTAGTGGAATCATCTTCCCAGTTAACATATAAATCAAATGATTCAGATTGTTTTCCAAGATTTAATACCCAAGTTTGGTCGCTGGTAGAAGTTCTATTTATAACTAGAGTATCATCAGTAAATGATACCTTTTTAACTAAAACAGTGATAGTTCGGAAGTTAAATGGATAACCATCAACTCCAGACATTCCACCAAATGCAAAGTTATTAAAGACTCCATTATTTCCATTACCAGAGATGTCAGGAATATAGCCTAAATATCTATAAGACTCATTAGGCATCCTTAATTTACTTGGAGAGAATATACATTTTGGTTCGGAATCTAATAAGTATTCCATTGGAGAACTCCAAGAGAATGTCATAGTTCTTTCTACTATATATGTATTTCCAATTTTAAACTCATTTCCATTATACCTTCCACTTCCAGTAGGTCTGTACAATTCTGGCAATAAATTTGTCCATTTATCAAATAAGAACTCTGAACCTATCTTTAGCTTACTTCCATAAGTATAAGTTACATTAGTATCAACATTCTTTAATTCGAATATTGTTGGGAATGGTTGAACAATATCCTCATATTTAATATACTCATCAATAGTTATATCTATAATTTGAGTACTATCCAATACAGTATCATAAATATAATAACCTAACTCTGTTAAACTAGAACGTTTAACTTTAACTCCATTTACAGTAACAGTTCCTACTTCATCTAAATCCTTAGCAGGCTTAATACCTATTGTAAGTTTATCGCCTTTCTTATAAAGATTTCCAACTTTAGGAGAGAGGTCTGTAGTTCCGTCAGTTGTAATATAAGTAGATATATCCTTATAAGGAATATTACTAGTAATAGTTGGATTCCATTCTACAATGTTACCTTCTGTTCCTACGTATTCATTTAACTCTTTAATTTTTTCTTCAGTTGAAAATTCAGAAAATGCTATATAAGTATAAAGAGCCATTTGCATATAACTTCTTAAGTCAAAAGCAGATGCTATTGTGGTTTCAGATTCAACATTATTAGGATACTGAATAGTAACACAATGAGTAATTCCTTTTAAATTATCATCTGGAATTAAATTTTTATTTAGTATTCCATCTATATAAGTAACTCTTCCATTATAAGCTAGTTGTATATCTGTACTACCTGTTTTATTTGTAGAATAACCATTAGAAGCATTGTCTTTACGATAGTCTACTAAGAACTTGTTATAATTTTGAGTAGTCCAATTACATTTAATTAAAGACTGCTTGGTAACTAAAGTTGGAATAGTAACAAAGTCGTCTACGCCATCAAGACAGAATGAACCTTCGTATTTAGGAAGAATTTCTATAGTTACTCCATCTTCATTAATATTATCATTTAATTTAAACGTAAATCCTATGGATTTATTGGCACTAACATCTTCTGTAACAATAGGTACGCTAGCAGGTAAAATATGTATTCCATTTGTTCTTATGGATACAGAACTAACAATTGAATTATTATCATTAGATACATAATGATATTGTACAATTTCTCCATCTTTTAAATTACTTACTTTAATTTTAAATTCTGGTATTGTAATAGAATTAATAACTCCATTAAGTATTATATAAGTTCTTATAAAAAAACTTCCAATAGGGTCTGATTTATAAATATTAATAGAAGTAGGAGTTAATTTATAATTCCATGGAGTGTCATTATTAGCAACAATACTTTTCCAAGTCTTATTAGCACCGAACACAACAGGATAACCATTCATCCCACTCATACCTTCATAAGCAGAATTGTTTATCTTACCATGATTACCGTGACCGGATATATCAGGGATATGTTTCAGTATTCTATATGAACTATTTGGAATTTGTAATCTATCAGGAGATAAAACACATTTAGGTTCATTGTTATCAAAAATCCAAGTAGCCGTACAAGTAAATACCATTGATTTTTCAACAACATATTTAGAACCTGACGCTTCAACACCATTTAATTTTGGGTAGGAAATAGTATATAAACCCTTTAAAAGATTAGAATCGAAAAACCCTTTAGTTCTAGTTATAGTACTTCCTACTTTTATTTTACTACCCCAAGTAATTAAGTTTTTATTTTCATCTATAAATTCATAAAACGATGGATACGGCTGAACAATATCTTCAAACCTTATCAGCTCATACACATCCAAATTGAATACTTGACTTAGGTCTCCAACAGTTCCAAGCATTCTTATATCCCAGATGTTTTTAGAATCAGACCAGTTGTCAGCTTTACTTACTACACATTCGGCCCCACCAAATGTAGCTGTTTCAAGACCATATAATTCTGTCTTAAATGTGGCTTTGAAGAATACTCTATCAGTTTTCTTAATCCAAGTTCCTGTTGTTATAGTATTATCCCAACCATTTAAATACCAACTTGATGCAGTAAATGAATCAAGCAGGTTAGATGTAATTGTAGGATTCCATTGAACAATATCTTCATTAACTGCAAGAGTTAATTTAATTTTTTGTGGAGTTTTATCCTTTATATATCCTTCAACATCAAAAATATTTAGTTCTGTTGAATGTCTAACATTCATGCCAGTAAAAGCTGGTGAAGATACTTTTTCTACTTTATAAGGAAGTTTTGTATATACATTAAAAACAATTCTAGCTCCTACATCTACATAGTCTCCCGGTTTAATTACTGTCCATGTGCCAGAATTGACAACAAAATAATCAATTCTAGTAATGTTCTCATCCTCTGGAATTATAGGTCTAAACTCAACTTGATTAGGATATAATGTTCCTGCTCTGGCTTTCTTTATCTGTCTTTCAAGTAAAAATTCTGAAAGAGAATAAGGAAACAATAATAAAGACCAAATAGCCATTTTTGAATATCTTGAATCATTATCTCTAACTGAACCTAGCCACATAGAATCTCTATCAAATCCAGTACCTGGTTGGATAGGGTTATTGTTGTAGCTATATTTAGTTTGATAAGTAAATGATTCTTCGAACAGCTTGTCATTATTTATTAATGAATTAGTTAAACCAAAACACCAAGTACTAGAACGAGAAGGATTTTTGTTTAATGTTTGTTCAAAGATAAAAGCACCATCACTGCCAAATTTAGATTTAGAAACAATAGAACCTGTTTGAGTACTTGTTACAGAATCATCAAATAACCATTTACGAAGAGCAGCTACTGTATAATCCTTATAGATAGGCAGCCCTGTTACTTTTCCATAATCGTCTACCCCGTCAAGACAAATAGTGTTTTCATTGGAAGGAATAACTTCTATAGTTACCCCTGTACTAGGATTATCATTTAATATTATTGCAAATCCTATAAAGATATTAGTACTAGGTGTTGATTCAGTAATTTGTAGTTTATTACATTTAGGTAACACATAAGTTCCGTCTTCAGTTATATCAAAAATAGTATTTTTAAATGTACTATTTTCATCTACATAATAATATCTTACTCTATCTCCATTTTTAGTACCACTTACTTTAACTGTAAAACTAGGAATTTCTATTTCTCTTATAATTTCATTTTCTTTAATATAAGTCCACATTATAGCTCCGCTATTTGGAAGAACTTTATAAACAGTAATAGAATTGGCAATTAATTTATAGCTTAAATTATTATCTTCTGCTCTAAGATTTTTCCAAGTTTTATTAGCACCAAATACTACTGGATAATTTCCAATACCACTATTACCTTCCCAAGCAATGTTATATAACTTCATATTATGACCATTTCCAGAAAAATCTGTTAGTTCATCATCAAAACTTGAATGATTTTCATTGTTAATTTTCTGTCTCTTTATGTCATAATAAACATCAGGTTTTACAACTTCCCCAGGTCTATCAAGATTATATTTCTCAATTACAAGATTAATTTCATCCTCTGTAAGAACTCTTTTGGCAATGAAAGTCCAGTACCAAGCAACTTGGGAAAGATACCACATATTACCATCTGAATGTCTAAATCCTTCAACGGAAAAATAATCAAGAGAAGTTGATTCAATTTTACTGTTTCCAGTATAATCATTTTTATCTCCTAAAATATTATTTATTACAGAAACTTGAGCTCCACTTATATTAGAAGATGTATATCCATAGATTCCAGACTTTCCTATACTTTCGTCAGAAACTCTGTTTTCTAAGTAGTATTCAGGTCGAAACATCCAGTTATTTCTGATAATACTATCAGGAGAGTTTTTGATTTGGCGAATCATACTAATAACAGTGACTTCATTGCTTCCTTCGAGCATTTCTGATACTGTTTTAGTAGAAATAATCATATCATCAACTCCATCAGTAACTACTGCGCCCTTATATTCTGGGAGCACTTCTATGGTTACGTTACATTGTTCTTGTTCAGTACCTGTAAATACAAATCCTACCCATATATTAGCGTTAGTTAAACTACCATCACTTGCAAAAGATTTAGGGATAGTGTAAATTCCATTAGTTTCAATTCTAAGTGCATTAACAGATGTTGCATCGGCTTTACTATTATATTGATACATCAGACCGAACCCTTCCTCCAATCCACTAACCTTTATTTTATATGAAGGATAGTCTCTATTATATGAAGTTAGTTCTCCATTTCGTTGTATATAACTATATAATAAGGCTTGTCTAGTATTAAAGTGAGTTACATTAATAGTAGTTTGATTATAATTAGGTGAATGATTGACGTATTGATAAGTTTTATCCTTACCAAATACTACTGGATAACCATTATATCCAGATGTGCCTTCATAATTGAAATTTATTAACTCAAAGTCTCCACCTCTATCTTTTATTTTATTCTTGATAATGTTACGGTCAGTACTATCATTCGATTTACCGTAGGCTGACCATACCCCTACAAGAGCGTCTTTAAGTTCAGGCGGGAAATACATCCCACCTGTAACTCTAGACTTAAATCCTATGGCATTGGCGTTACCAATACCAGTTATATTAGTACCCATATTGTAATGTTCCTTCTTCTGCGTCTCTTATTTCTTCGCACATCTCAGGATTCCATCCCGGATATAGGACTGTTTCTATGAAATCGTCTTGTCCTGCTGGTCTAATCTCTGCCATTATATTATCATCAGTAATATTCTTTATCAGAAATATCACACCGGGGAAGAAATCCCCGGCAGGAACATTCTGCAAGATACTTACTTGGACAGAAGATATTTTACCTTCTCTATTTGCTACTTTTCCGTATCCGTACATATTTATATTGTTTTAAAATTATTAATCATTCATACCTATTGACCATTCTGCAGGTATACCAGAACTATTTGTAATTAAAGCCTTAGACATCTGATAGAATGGTTGTGTTCTATATTTCAACGATAATTTATTCAGCCAATTCCATAATTCCGGAACAGTACCCTCTGTTGTTTTACATCCACCAAACATGTAAGATACATTTGATACGTTAGGATGTTTAGCTCTTGTTACCAAGTTACTATCAACCTTTATTGGGTTTCTTCCATAAGTATATAAACTTGCTGTTACACTATCACTAGCATCAACACTTAAAGATGATATTGAGAAAGTTCCTCTTAAGTTACCAAGAGCTCCATTTCTTGAGAATAGGTCACTAGGTACTTGAGCAGGTAATGTAGCATCAGAATACCATCTGCAGCACATCCAAGTTCTATCTAAATCTTGTAAACTTAAGTTGTTTACAAATAATGAAGAAGATAGAGTAATATTAGATGGAATTTCATTATAACTAAATAGTTGTTTAACAGATGTCAGATTTCTTAATGTTGCAAATAAATTAGGAGGATACATAGTTCCTGCATTTGTGGTATCTGGCCAAGTATATGGGTTTACCATAAAGCAGAAATAGAATATACCTTCAAGTTTAGTCACATTATTAATCGGTTCAAATAGTATAGGTGGAATTCTACCACAAACACCATAAGACTGATAATTACCTGTTGAATCTGAAGAAATTCCAGAGCCCATAAGTATATTATTGACATTTAGAGCTGTACTGTTTTCACAATATCTAAATAAGTCTGGAGGACAAATGTAGTTCATAACTAGTCTCTTAGCTGTATAAGAAGCAGGAGTTATACATGACCTACTGTTGTTTTCATCTTCCATAGCATCTGGAATAGTTGTTGGAAGTGTAGTTACAGTGCCATTTACAACATCTCTGTAAAGATTACTGTTTTCTATAATTCCTTTCATTCCAACTCTACCGTCAACTGCCCAATAGTTCCACATTTCTTCATAAGGGTCATAGTTAGTATTTTTCAATACTCTACGAATATCCCTATTAGGATTAGGAATTGTTTCCGGTTCAGCTCCTGGGTTATCAGGATTATATGCTGGATTAGGAATTGTTTCTCTTGGGTCATAAGCAGAGTTCTTTATAAACTCAACTGGATTATAATTCTCATTATTTGCAACTAAATCTCCAGAGTCTCCATATTCTAGATTTCCCCAATCCATTAAGTATTGAGAAGCATCTGGACTTCTAAATCCTCTAAGACATTCATTTAAATCTCTAATAGTTCTATTTAATTGTTTTCTAGTAAACTCATATGTTTTAGTATTAGGTAATGGAGTAGGCAATTCCTCATCTGGAATCCACTGTCCATCCTCTGTAATACCAAACGTTTCTGTAATTCCTGCCGATGTAGCGTCAGTATGATTCCAGCCAACAAATTGTTTTCTCACATCAGTTTCTTGATAGAATAAACCATAAGGTATATTTCCTATCTTGCAGTAATTACTTGTATCTTCCATGAAACATGCCTGTGCCTCAACTATTCTACAATTCTTAAATCCTCTACTTGTTAGAGTATATTTCACATTGCTCATATTATAGAACATATATGAAATATTAGTAAGTTTCACACAATCATTAAATGTAGTTCCAGGAAGTTCAGTTGTTGTATCAGAAGGGAATACCATTCTTGCAAAGAAAGCCGGAGCTTCTGTAAGATTTGTACAACCTTTAAATACATCATAAGGGAACTTATCACCTACTAAATCCGGAACATAGGATTTAACAATGCCAGCTCCAGCAAAGCTACCTCCGCTTGTTGCAAAGTTTCCTTCATCAGTTGGACCTATAAACTTAATAGAAGATTTAATCTTATTGAACATTGAGTTCTTAATAGGCCATAATACTGTGTTGGAACCTTCTTTAGCACAATTGAATGAAGCTCTTATATATTGGAGTGCTTGAGGGAAGTTATTTCTCATTGAGTTAAATACCTCATCTCCTCCAAATACATTTAATAGAGAACCTTTACCATAACAGTTAAAGCATTGACTTATTGTAACAAGTTTTGGGTTGTTGTAAAATAGAGGACAGTAGGAAGCTGTAACTCCATTCTCCTCGTATGTTAATAAATCAAACTCAATCTTAGAATTAGTAGTTCCATACAGGTAACCAATGTTAGTTAATTCTGGAAGATACTTCAATAGCTTACTTGCCTTAGCATATATATAATCAGATTCTAATATTTCTTGTTTTGCTACACTCGCATTTTTAATAAATGTCTCATTGTAGATAGCCCAACTAATGCTTGATATTTTTAAAGTATCTCCATTAGCATTTACTGGGGCGAAGAGATATTCATCCATGTACTTCTTTCCATTTGCTCTAAAGGCATTGTTTATAGTTGTACATTTTACAAGAGGAGAAAACAGTCCGTCATATGCTGTAATGTTTCCATTATCATTGTGACTAGGACTATAATATATACCTTCTAAGCTTCCACAATCCCGAAATAGACTGTCTATAGTAGTTACATTACCACAGTATTTAAACATATTCCTATTGAAAGAATTGGGAACTGTAGTAATAATTTGCCTACAAGTAGCAAAAGTACCATTTAAACTTGTTACATTTTGGCATCTATTAAGTATATAATAAACATCATAAAGAGTACAAGCAGTAGTACTAAACACACTATTTAAAGCAGTTGTGGCAATAGTAAAGTTAGTATCTAAATTTGTATTGTTTTTCCATTCCGTTTTTCCTGATTCAGTACTTGTATCAGGTCCAAACCACTCATTTGGTCCAATCATTGGAGTTGGAATAGTACTAGGCATATCATGTATAAAGAACTTATTACAGTTACTAAATATGCTTTGTCCGTTTAGTGCAAGATGTCCGAATACTCTAATAAGTGAAGAACATCCAACAAAGAAGGAACTTCCAACAGTAAATGGTTTAGTTTTATTATTGTCGAATTTAATATATTTAACTAAACCTGCATTTCTTAAAGAAACTGAAGTTAAAGCAAATGGACTTAAATCAAGAACGTGTTCTCCATTATATGAGAGAATAGGCTCATTACCAAATTGGAAAGCAGATACTGAACTATTGCTAATGTCTAGAGAAGTAATTGTATTCAGACCTTGTGCCAACTGAATTGGTTCTGGCGTTGTAGTTCCTGATAAATTCAAAGTCTTTATCTTAGCAGCACCAACAATATATATTTGTAAAGACCTACTGTTACAGTTAGATAGGTTTATTGTTTCTATATTGTTAGAGTTAGATATATTAAATACTGATAACGAAGTATTATTTGTACATACGACAGATTTTAGATTTGGGCATCCTGTAATAGTTACAGAATCCAAGTCACTTAAACTTGTCAAAGTAAGTGTTTCTATCTTAGTACATGAATCTATAATTACAGTTTTCAGCTTCTTACATCCTGTAAAGTCAATAGAACTCAAGAATGGTTGAGACTGTAACGTAATCTTTTCTACATCTGAATTAGTAATATTAAGTGAAGCAAGTGAAGCATTTGGTAATGATAAAGAAGTAACGCAAGAACCAGAGATATTCAAATCCTTAAGTTTTGTATACTTTTCAATATTCACTGTAAATGTACTTACACCACTATTTCCAGACCAGAAAGCTGTATTACTAAGGTCAATATGTCTTACATCAGAGAAATCTTGGTCATTAACAAAGGCAGTTTCAAATAGAATTGGAGCACTTGATAATGTTTTTACTCCAGATATATCTACATTCGCAAAACTTGGAAGTCTTAATGTAGACATGAATCCTTGGAATCTCATATACTTCAATCCGTCAAGTTGACTTATTTGAGAAATACCATTAATGGTAATCTGTGTATTGAAAGAGGATATAGGAGATAAAGTAATCTTTGTAGGATTATTTTCATCTACAAAGTATCTAATGTCTCCGGCAGATGTCTGTCCAATATTAACTGTAAAGATTAGTGGACAGTTTGCTTTAACTGTTAGTACAGGAGCTTGTCCTTCCGCACCACCGCATTTAAAAGCACCTTTCTCATTATATGGTTGGATGAGTGCACTATTTGAATATTGGAACACACCATCCATAAAATAATATCTTTTCTTTAACCAGTCTCTTACAAATTCTACACGAGGACCATGTAAGAACTCGATGTTAGCATAAGTGGCAGCACTACCTTCATCTTTAGAATATCGAGTTAAATACTTAACTTTATAGTCATAATTATAAAGAAGTTCACCACAGTTCTTCATTTGAATACTAAAGTAGTTATCAACGAAGTAGTTAGCTTCTTTAAGAAGTGTTCCTACTGAACGCCAAGTTTCCCACAGGGCATCATATCCTGCTCCTGAATATACTCCAGTATTAATGAATCTTGTATCTCTAAGAACATCCCATAGTCTTGCAGAGTATGTATCATATCCTCCATCTGCTGAATTTTGTGTAATTACTAAAGAGTTAACTCCAGATTCTACATTAGCATTAGCAAAGGTATCAAGATATGCAGTCTTAGGTACATTTTCTTCACCTGTATTTGATAGTCCAAATGCTGTGTCCATGTCATAGAAACAAGGCCACCATTTGTTCATATTTTCATCAGTAAGACTTCCTCCAACGTTCCAAGAACGAAGTGTCATATTCTTACCAAGAGAGTCCACTAGTCCAAATGCTATACATATAACATAATATGAATAAGCATTTCTAATATTCAACCTATTAGTTAAATCATCAGCAAGAGCTGACCAAGATTGTTGAGCAGCGTATTGGTCTCCAGTTTTTTCATATCCTTTTGTCTGAACATTCCATCTATACTTATCGACAGCTTCACCAGTCATACTAGCTAAGTCTGTAAATAGTAATTGAAGTCTTTGCCAGATATTGTTGTCGGATACATCCGAATTATCACCATTAGCTCCATTATATCTAAATTCTCCTACATGCTGCAAGATTGATAAGTCGTCCTGCATAAACAGGGCAGTCATTTGCTTAGTTCCATCATCTTTAATAATGATATTGGCATTTTCAGAGAATTCATAAGAGTAGATTTGTCTTTGGTCAATAGTTCCGAAATTCTCATTATCCTTATATGTTTCATAAGTAGTAATGAAAGCAGGAACAGGGTTTTCTTGATAAGCCCCAGATGAATCTTTAATTCTTCTTGAGAATGATTTAAAGAACTTGAATCCCATATTGAAATAAGCATTACGTCCTAAGTTAAAGGAGTAAATACCTAACATTTCTTGAGTATCAGTTCCATCAAACTTAATAAGTAAGATTACTGGGAATCCTTCAAGTGTATGTTTAATAGTTACATTTTGATGTGTAACTGTCTTGTCTCTAGTATCAACAGGACGTCTAGATTCAAGTTGTTCCATTGGTGGAGTTTTATCAAACAATAAGTCTGAATTATCATTAATCCATTTACCAATAGAAGCATTGTTAGCGTGAGCAGAGTCAACTACGTCAGCTTTCAATGTGAATTGACTTTCAGGCATCCATGTATTATTTGGCTGGAATAACTCTGGTCCAATTAAACCACCAGTATCATCGTATAGTTCTTTTCTGAACATTATTTCTAAGTTCTTGCTTCTATAACCAGTAGATGATGTACCCTGAATCTGTACCGATAATTCTCCAGTAGATACTGCTGAACTCTTAGTAGAATTAGGGTCGAAGTAGTTAAATGTACAACCAGTATATTCTGTAGGGTTTGCACCTACTGCTTCATACACTGCCTTAGTAAATCCAGAACCACCGCAGTCAATATAAACTACTGGAAGGGGCGGTTTCTTGTTAGAATCACTAATTAAAGCATCGAAGTTAATGTTTGCATATGTATTATTCTGGTCGTCCCATAGAGTTGAAGATGCTGTTGATTCAGATGTACTAAAGAAGTTCTTTGCTTTCCAAGAATTGTACAGAGAGAAATCTACTGTACCATCAGACATTAAAGAAGAATTAGCTCTCGCATTTAAAGCATTAATTACAATTTGTTTATCATTAAGAGCACTTCTAAAGAATCTCATATCATAAAACTCAACATCAGCATAGTTGCCTATGTTTCCATTGGCATCAGCATCACAAGCCAAATAGAACTTACTTGTAGTTTTCCAAGTAAAGTCAGATTTGATTTCTCTTGCAGCATTTAGGATTCCATTAACAAAGACTTTTACTTCATTATTATTTTTATCAACAATAAAATCTAGAGTATTTATAACGTTTTGTTGTAACTTACAAGAGATTGTTTCTTTGGTATTTCCGTCAGTATAAGACCATATAATGTCTTCTAGCCCAACTTTAATACCTTCAGAGAATGTTCCGTCAGAACTATAATTTCCAATAAAGAATACAGTTCTATCAGAGAACGGGTGTAGGTCAGTTTTTAGAGTTACAGAGAATGTAAATCCAAGTCTAGACCAGTTATTGTTATCACTTATATCATCCTTAAATGGTTGTAAATCCACTATACCGTAAGATTCACCACTAAGTCTTAATTTTGTTTGTCCATTACTAGATAAGAATCCAGATAGTTCTCCATTAGTATTATATACATTTAAAGGAGTTCTTACAACTACTGGGTTAGTTGTTCCAGGAGAAATATAGTTTAATTCTTCTGATATCCAAGAAGTTGCTGTGGGAGCAGTCGGGAATTCGTTTTTAATATTCCAACTTGCATATCTAGTATTTCTAGGGTTTTGGTCAGCAATTAAAGATTGCGCAGATTTTACTACAATACATCTTAATTCAGTATCAGTCATAGGAGAACCTTTTTCTGACCAACATCTTAGAGTAATTTCCCACTCACCTAAGTAATCATCGTTCTGTGCTACTGCCCAGCTAAAGATTTGTTGTTTACCTCTTTGTACGTATTGATTTTCGTTAAAAGGATTCTCTGCATCAGGTTCAAATGTTCCAATATCTCTTATAATATTTCCTCTCTTCATTCTTACAGCATAGTAAATAATACTGATTCCTGATAGATAAGGAGTAAATGAGAATGAGATATTACCACCTTGAGGGAACTCTGTTGGGGCTGTTCCAGCTTCTACTTCGCCTTTAGTTGTAATACCATCGACAAGTACTACAAGAGAAGTTCCGTCTTCTACCACAACCTTATTGGTTACTTTATCAGAAGTAATAGTCTTTCCGTCAATAGATGTTTGTGCAAATGCTTCAATAGTGTAAGAAGAACCTGCCGTTGGTGTTCCAGTAAATAAACTGAAGAAATCAACATCGTATAACAAAGGTTCAGTAGATGTAAACTTGCCAAGTTCAAATGTCTTAGAAACACCATTGGTAACATTATTAACAATAAGAGATGTGTCTGCTGCCAGTACTTTATTAGTAACTGTATATGTTATTTTGTATGCCAATCCAATTGTTGCAGTAACTGAAGAAACACTACTTGATAAATTAATAGATGATTCAATTACAGTAAGCATATAAGGAGTAGCATTAATTCCTTCTGCATCAGTAGCAGTAACTACAATAGAGTGACTGTTTGATGATGAATATTGGGATATGTTTTTAATAAGCAAACTTCCCGGAGTTCCAGACCATCCCTCTTGTCCTGAAATAACATTGTTTCCATCAAGAGAAACAGTTATAGTAAATTTCTGGTTGTTCTTTAATGCTGTGATTAAGTAATCTAATTTAACTTCCTTAGTGGTAGAATATAGAATATTAACTCCTTCTGATGTTGTAATACCACCGTTAGTTAACTTAATAGAAGATGTAAAATCTCCTCCACCACCGCCACCTCCACCATGTTCCGCTAACCACGAAACATTACGTTGAAGTGTTTCTATCTTTTTAGTAGTTCTACTGAGTGCTTGGTCAACAGAGATATTTACTTCTCCACCTACTAGCACGTCAGGATTAGAAGTACTAATTTGGGAAGCGTCGCTACCTGCGACGATTTCCCATTTATTAGTAACTTTGTTCTTTATATTTACACTTTTTCCTGACATTATTTTATGATAATTAAATCATTTCCGTTGTTTTCTTCCCCATTACCACCAATAGCTTCTGGAGGATTAACACTACTTTGAATATTAATATTGAATTTACCAGCAGAGGTAAATACATAATTAATTTTCTTTACTGTACCTGTTATTTGAGTTGGAGTTATATTCCATATAATATAGAATGGATATCTCTGTCCAGCATTAACTGTTGCAGTGATATTGGTTTGGTCTATAACTTTAACAGTAGCAGGGAAGTAATGTCTCAACCAAGGTATATTTGGTGCAGGTAATTCCTTATTGGAAGTATGTTTATAACCAGTAGCTTGACACATTGCATATACAGGAGCAGTGATGTTATCAACTAGCTCAAACGTACATAGGTGTTTATGTTGCTTATAGTTATCATCAGTCTTCCAAGCGGAAGGGAATTTTTGTCCAGCTAAAGCTCCTTCTGTTTCTTCATATAAACTATCACTACTAAAGTAAGTAGTTAAATCAGATTGAGTCACTTGAATAATTGGCTTCATACTTATAGGAGTTCCGTCTTGCGAGAAATTCTCCTTAAGAGGCCAACTTACGCTGTATGTATGTTTATGTCCGCCAAGAACAAGTCTTACATTATTCTCTTGGCAGAACTTACTAAACCAGTATTTATCAGAGTTAGGAACATTATAATTTAAATGGCTACCACTTCTTTCTACTTTATTATTTTCAGTATCATTCCAATAGAATTGTTGAATAACATTCTGTGTAATAATAGTGAATGGCATTTCATGACAGTAAGCAATCTGCCAAGCAGCAGAAGCATTAGCATCAATGTCTTTTTGACACCATTGTTTTATATATGGATAAGTTATCTTTCCAGTACTTAATCCATAAATATTAGTTTCTGTCATATCAGTAATTTCAGAGTTTACACACATGAAATGTACGTTACCATAATTAAATGAGTAAAGAGAATCAATGAATACCTCTTTATTTTCAATAGTAAATACAGGAGGATTAGTTTCATCTATCTCAAATGTGTAGAAGAATGACATATTAGAAGGATTAATTTTGGAGCTATCTCCACCGTTTCCTAATACATACATATCAGCCGGGCACAAGTCATTATTTCCAACTGTAACCATTTCTTCAACTCCCCATAGAGACTTACGAGCGTTGTAGTAATCAATCCATTCATTGATTCTATTTCCATTCTGTGTCATATCACCGGTATTAATAGTGAATTGAGCTTCTGGAACATGATTCTTTATGTATTCTGCTGATATTCTCCAAACGTTATATTCATCCCAATTAAAGCCTTGTTGGTCACTTACTTGAACGAATGTAAAATCGTCTTTCACATCATCAGTACCTCTTACTGTAAATGTATAAGAATCACTTGCAAACTCACTTGGATTACCATTCGCATCAGCTCTACCTACTTTATATTCATAAGTACCTACTCCTAAGTGTTTAAGTATTACTTTATGTGTAGTAAAGGGAGTGCCGTCAGTAGCTTCCATTCTAATACGATTGTAGTATTTTCTAACACCAGTCTCGTTTTTAAATGATTCTACTTTAGTCCAAGGGCCACTATCAGAATCTCCTTTTGGTCTGTGCCATAAATATTCATCAAAATATCCTACAGATACCCAGTTAAAACACCTTGTGGCATCTGGGGCAGTTGCCTGCATACCAAAAGTACAGGATATTAAATTAGGTTTTAAACTTACTAGTTTAGATTTATTATAGAATATTGTTTTATTTTCAAATGAAGCTCTTGGAGTAAAAGCTTCAACACTTGGAACTAACTCTTTAGTAAGGTCAACAAAATACCAGTCATTGGCATTGTTTCTAGCATTTAATGCTTTAGTAGCCTGATTTACTGGGTCCATTGCATAATATTTAGTAAAGAGTTTATCAGTACTTAAATATGTATATGGTTTGTTTTCACTTGCATCAATTGTATCAGAGGACTCTGCATTTTCTTTGTTGAATCCAACTAAGTCAATATATCCTAATGATACTCTGTAGTTTCCGTCAGCATTTGAATATGGATTTCTTACTGTTGAAGGAGTAGTTCCCCAAGTAAGATAGAATTTGGATTTATTATTATCAAACTTCATTAGATTTCCGTCTGAATCTCTCCATTCCATATCATATGTTTTTACTTTAATCTTAGTAGTGTTTGCGTCCATTACTGAACATTGGGCACCTCTAATTAAGAATGTAGATTGTGCTTTGATTGTTCCCCATAATGGAAGTACTTGCCATTGAGTTCCTTCAGTTGCATATTGCAAAGAAAGACCATTCAAGTTAATATCTTCATTAGTTAGGTTTGAGAGTTCAACAAAATGATGTGAACAATAGTTGTAACTATGTTCATTTGATGTTAATCCTCCGCAATATATGGAATTTATGTATAGCTTCTGTAAGAATAGTGATGTAACATAAACCCATCCAGAAGGGTCTTCTTGACCTCCAGTTGGTTTAGTTTGTGGTGTATCCATTTCCTTTTTATAGATAACCATCTTTCCATCATTCTCTATTTTAACCCTGTATGTTTGACCACTAGGGGTAACAAATCCAATGGTATCCAGTTCGTCGAGAACAGATGGGTCCCACTCGGTTCCACCACCTCCACTTCCGCTTTTATTAATCCAATTTAAACTACCATTACTCATAATATATAATTGTTTAGTGTCTGTACACCATAGTAATTCGTTATTTACAAAGTTTCTTGTGTTTTCAAGCAAGCTTGAGTAAGTTCCTGCTTTAATAGCTAAATGCTTTAAATTTGGAGTTTCATATTCAGTGTATTCTGGATATTCTTCTGCTGCTGTTGATTCTGTTTCTGTTCCTGGCTCCAGAGGAGAAGCAGCTTTCATCATATCTAATCTTGCACTGTTTTCAAAGTCTCCACTAGACATCTCATGTGTAAAAGCATATTCATGCTTATTTACCAGCTTTCTTAATGCTTCTACTGCCTCTAATATAGTAGCCAAATCTGAATTGGCATATTGAGGAAGTGATTTTTGACTAGTATTAATCCATACTGCATCATCGTCAACTGGTTCCGTATCTTGTATTCTAATATGGTCAAAAGAGCTCCATTTATTTTTATTAGACCAAAAAGCAACTTCATCTGTACTTTCTACATATACGATTTGCCCAGCTCTTTCTAAGTCTACTCTATTTGCTAGCTCTTCTGGCGTTGATACTATTTCAACTCTAGTGTCTCCGTCTCCACCACCTCCGCCGCCTAATTGTGCTTTAATCCAATAACCATTAAGCCATTGGTAAGTAAAGACTTTATCAGGGTCATTGAGTACGAAACAAAGCATACCATTCTTTTTTCTTTTGTCTGGTATTGCATTTCTTTCGCTCATTTCGGTTACTTGGTAAAAACCTCCACGAATGTTATTGGCATCAACTAGAGCGAAATCCTGACCACCTTTTTGAACTATTTCGCTAATTAACTCTACTGCCATGTTATTTAATAGTTACTGTTGTACTTCCTAAGCCCGGATTATCACTTCTAAAAAGAACACATCTTATTGTAGTTCCTTCATATCTAGTGAATTGATAATTATCATCCACGATAAAGAATCCGCCTTCAAATCCTCCTACTGAAAAAGAAATATCCTTTAAAGAGTAAGGAACTAGAAGATAAATATATTGACCTTCCCTTGCATTAACTGTAAAACTATTCCCTCTAGTAAGATTTAGGCTTCTTGTAAAAGAAGATATTAAATCTGAAACTGTTGGGTCTGTTGCACTTGCTCCATAATATCTTCCATCTTTGAATACTAAAGATGCAGTACTAGATTTGGATTCTGTTCCGTCCGATGCAGTTAAGGTTTTAGATGTTGTAGTTTTGAATACTCCAGTTATAGTCTTAGTTCTAAGTGAAGCATTAATTTCTTCTCCATCAAAATGTTGTGTTTTAATCTCTTTGTTATACTTCCAGTTATATGTAAGTGTATTAACTTCTGAACCTGTTTCTGCTTCATTAGGAGAAACTGAAAATGAACTGATAGCTAATGGAACATAGAACAATTTATCTAAGGCATCTTTAACTGATTCTATATCAGGGTCAGTGTCTGTCTTATAAGTAATGTTGGCTGCATCGCCTTCCATATCTTTGAGTCCTAGGTTCTCTCTAGCTCTTCTCTTATCAGCTTCAGTTAAGAACTCACCAAGGAAGTTATCCTTTAGTAAGTGCCCGTCTTCGTCTGGACAGGTATTGCAATTGCAGCTAGGAGTATTCTTAGGAATGTATGGCTGTTCTGAACTATCATCCATCCAGTCATCAAGTAGAACTCCGTCTTCTAGTACTTTATATTTTGACATATGTTATGCTAACATTAATTGTTGATAAATAAAGTCACAGTTATCTAACTTAGTATGAGTCTCTATAAAACTTATTTCGTGCAAAATTAAAGAATAGTCTACTCGGTATCCCTTATACAGTTTTTCCACGTAAGAATTATAATCCTCAATTATTTTCTGTTTAAGTAAACTAATTGCATCCACATCCAGAACTTCTGTTTAAAGTTTTATATTTGTTATTGATTGAATCACAAAAACCATTGCAAGTATTTACTTGTTCTAATATTCTTTGGGCTTCTGCATACTGACCAAGGCTAACGGAATATTTAATTACGTTAATAGTCATCCAAACAAAGTCTCTCTTGAATATTAGGTCGTCTAAATCTGCATTTTTACTCTTACATTTGAGAAGGTTCATGTTCAAAATTTCATTGCACAAAGTAACAAAACATTTGGATAAATAACAAATGGAAAAGGTATTTTTTTCACTTATGGAAATTGTAGTTCCGTCAGGATTCCTTTCAGCAAGTTCGAGTGCAGGACATTCAACAAGACCTTCATTGATGTACTTATATATTGTAGAACCGTCAGAAACATACACAACTGCATAAGAAGATAGAGAACTATTGGGATTATCTATTTCTTTTTGCAACCACTCTGTAGTGGGAATTATGATATGTGAGATACGGTAGTTACCATCTTTAGATATATTTACTTGCACTTCATCAGTATTAGTTAAATGAGGTGCAACTGTTGATTTAACAAATTCAGGTTCGTCTATCTTATCTAATTGTATAACATTTACAGTTACAGTTTCACTGTACTTAAAAGTGTTAAGTATATTTTCGTTAGAATCCTCTGGCAGATATTCACCGGCCTCTCTTGAGAGACCAGTGATTGTTAATCCGCAAGTATTAGATTTACATACATTAAATACAGGAGTCATATATTATATATTTCTTACTTCGTTATTATTAGGATTGCCATCGTATAATTGAGCGTACTCAATTTCAGTTCTTTTATCGTCGTTTTCAGCTTTAGAATCTTTAGACCTTCTATCAGTCTTAGCTGTATACCATCCGATTTGTTCATCAGCTTTAGCCTTTCTATCTTCAATTTGCAATCTAGCTTCGTTAAGAGATTCGACCTTACTTTGAGCTTGCTGTAATTGTTGTTGAAGTTGTTGTACTTGCTGTTGAAGTTGTTCATTCTGCTGCATAAGTTGCTGCATCTGACCATTCTCATCCTTCTGTACTTTAAGTGCTTTCTGTACTTTATATTTAAGTTCAGTCAAGCTCTTAGCAGTTAATGCTTCAAAGATTATTCCTGGCTCCAGAGTTCCACTCTTAATAAATTCAGGGATAATAGCTTTAATAGATTCCATATCTTTAATAACATCAGTGCTTGTTACAATATGAATATCGTAATCACTAACTGTAAAGTATTTTGGAAGTGCAGTAAAGACTCTCTGATATTTATCTCCAAGAATAAGAGTTCCCTTCAATCCATTCTTATATACTATTTTAGCTATATTAAGACAATCAAGAAGAAGCTCATTAGTTACTAAATCCATTTGTTGGTAATACTTCTTAGTAATAATAAATGAATTATTAACACTTGTCTGCACATTAGTAACTGCATCCTTCTGTTGGATTCCATTTAAACGCTCTCTAAAGACTCCAGTGATAGAACTTGTTGTGTTTTCAGTAGCATCAATTGCAATCTGAATACCTTGAATAGTCTGTGCTTTAACTGTATCATCAAATCCAGAATAAGTAGTATTACTATTGAATTGTCTTCCTTCTTGAGATGTATCAATAATTGCAACTCCTGATTTCTTATAAGCAATCCATTTCTGGATTCTTTCAGGAAGTTTAACTCCAAGAGCTGTTGGAAGCACCGATAAGTCCAGCCAATCTCCAGTAGTACCACTGTTCGCAATTAAATTGTCTCTATAGAAATGTAATAAGTCATATCTATCTTGTAGATTAGCACAAGCTAATACTAAAGAGAATGGCTCATTGTTTCTATCATTAAAGTAGACTCCATTTACTGATAAGCTGCAATAAGAAGGATTATCTTTACTTCTTATTACTTCCTCATTTTTACCTTTTAAGATATAAATTTCCTGTCCTATACGAACAGTTTCATATCTCTGTAGATTATAATCTTTATCAGTTTCAGTCCATTCTACTTCATAAACAGGAATTAACTTATAATTATAAGATTGAATAGCTTCATCAGGGAATCCTGGAACTATTTCTCTTCCTGCTTCAAGCCCGTCTGTCATAGGAGCGCCACTCTTTACATCAGCAAATGACCTTACATAGTAATGTGAAGTATCAAAGCTCTGATGCCATGAGTCTTTAATTTTAGCAATATCATCTCTTGATAAATCTCTACCATATATATTTAAGATTTGATTCTTGGTAAGCCATTTTCTTACAACAACTCTATAAGAATCTTTAATATATATAGACTCCGGATTTCTATCAATAAATGTATTTAAAGGATTGAGTACTTCTATATCAATATTCCCTTTACTTGAAGATGGCTTTACTCTATAGAAAGCATAACCAGTTATTAGTAAATCTAAGAACAATATTCTTAGTTTAGTCATAAGGTCTGTGTCTCTACTTTGCATGATATATTCAATAACATTTTGAGCTGCCATTTCATATTGGGAGATAAATGATTGGTCTAAATCATCAATCAACTTTTGTATTTGTTGTTCTATAGCTTTATCTGTAATATCTCTTCCATCAATAAAGCTAAGCATAGAGTTCTTTAAGTGTTTTTGTAGAAGACTGTATACTTCAGAGGAAATTGCGACCTCTTTCTCACGAGTGATGGCACTTATCGTTGCAGAGTCTTTGCAAGATACTTTAGGAAGAATTGGAGTTCCTAGAAACTCTCCTACTAAAGCATCCACATGTTTCCTAATAAGAGGTATGAATTCTACTGATGTAGGTTGACCTATACCATAGTTTTCTTCAAGAAATCTGTACTGCTCAGCATCTCTTTTGCAGTTGTAGTAGTTGTAGGCTTTTTGCAACCTATATTTAGGATAAACCAGCTCGCTGATTGCCCTATTGGTAGCTTCCATCAACTCTTCATTCTTTTTAGTATCTTTCATTTTTACATTTTGTTTGTTCAGGTGATTCTGGACAAGGCTCTGGGAAAGATTGATATCCTAATGAGTATTCAACTCTCCAAAGACATTTGTCTTTAAGTTCTTGTTCTATATATTTTAAAAAGTCGCAAGCTCCTAATTGTCCAGAGATTACCAGAGGTTTATCAATATTATTCATTGCAAATATAGCTGAATATCCTCCTTCTGGAAGTTCTTTCACTATAAGTTTGCTAGTATATTCCATCTTGTAGCATCTGCGGATTATGTCGAGGATTGCTGCTTCTAGTTCTGTCGTTGTCATAATGATAAGGGAATAAATCATACTTAGGAATATTAGGTTTCTCTTTGGGAATAGTTCCCCACCTTTTAATTCCGTTCTCGTCTCTATAATATCCAAAGTCTTGAAATGCATCATCAACATTCTCAACAGCTTTAGGTATTATTCCTTGTAACTCTTGGTCACCAAGTTCAGCCATACCCATAGCTGCCACAATATCGAACTTTCGCTTATTCTCATCAGTATAGCGATTAAGTTCATCGAGCATTTCTGGAAACCATATTGTATGACAATAGTCATTTACAAAGTCTGCAATTAAGTCAGTTTGTAAATCAATAACTGCCACTGTTGCCGGAGCACCATACTGTTTACTTTGTCCATTTTGAACATCAGGCATAGTAGCTCTAGGTCTTCTCATAAACCTATTAAGACATTTATTTTCTCTAGCCCATGTAATCATAGCAACTTTAGATGCTTCAATTACACATTGGCAATTGTAATACTCCATAAGTTTGAGTGCAATTTTATATGCATCTCTAACGTCTTGAGGTCTGTCTTTATAATAGGCAACATACATAGGGTCAGTAAGACCTCTAATTCTTTTCTTAATTACAATACAGAAATCAGAAGGGTCTTTAGTAGCATCAGAAGTTTCCTTCTGTCCAATATCAATACTGTCTATTCCAGCTACATACATGTCCCTCATCTTGGGCTGTTTATCATCAATAGTCCAAATAGGATGCTCCAATATATGTACTTTACCATGAGCAGAGTTTTCTATCCATTTAAAGCCAACTATATTTTCTTTTTGTACTGGGCCATTGAATTTATATTCAAGAGAACCTACACTAATTTTCTGACCTTGTTTGTCAACTCTAATTCTTGCAATCTGTTCTGAAATAAGTACTTTATTAAATTTATTAGTACCTTCCAAAGCTAAAGCTTCGTCTGCTGTAAAGCAATATTCAGCACAGTGTATAATTAAAGTTTCAGGGTCAGCTGCTTTCTTGTCTCTTTCTTTTTCATAATAAGCTCTACCTTTAACTGGGTCTGTCCAACCTCTTTTATCAATAAGTCCTGGTCTATTAATAATAGTATATGCAGGAATAAAATAAGCTGTAACAACTTCTTCACCAGTTGGAGTATATTTATGTCTGTAAGGAAGAGCATCATATGTATCGGGTTCCTCATATGCTTTAGCTAATCCTTCAAGTGAAGGACCTTTATCTCCACCTGTTCCCCAAGCCATTTTGATTCCGAATTTTGCTCCTTGAATACCTACAAGGGCATCTCCCTGTTCGAAAGCTCTTTTCCATTGAGGCCAAGAACCACTTTCTTCATATATTAGTAAGTCGGTACGGTCACCACGAATCTTATTTGGCTTATCAGCATTGATACCAGTGATTTCTGACATCCATCCTGCTTCTACTTTCTGTCCATTTATTACTTTATAAACAGATGCTTTCTTACTAAGAGCTGTATCTTCTACTTGTCTTAGTTTGAAGAATCCTCCATCGGTATAGTCATTTAAGAAGTCCAACTGTTTCCAACATTTACTAAGAGTCTTAGTAAGATAGTTTTCAAGTTGAGCTGCAATAACTATAACAGAGTTTCTTCTACAATTATATGTATTTACTGCAATTGCAGCACCAATTTCAGAGAATCCAACTCCACGGGCTTTAAGTCCTATGGCATTTTTTCTTAATCTTTTACATAATTCAACGTAATGGAAATATTCATACTGCTTTACGAAAAATCTTGGGAAGTCATAAAGTCTACCACCACCGGCTTTGTCAGCTGATGTCAAGTCCATTAATTGATAATAATTCAAGAAGAAATAATTATCACCAGTAATTGTATATCCATTAACTGTCATTCCATCTCTACATCTTATATATTCTTGCGTCCAGAAGTCATTATAGGGCTTGGTTCCAAATCTATAAGTACAGTAATGTCCTGTTCTCATAAATGTATCCTTAGCTTCAGTATACCAAGCTGGGTCAAAATCCAATCCGTGTTTATCATCAATGGGTTTATATCCTGTAAGTTCGTAAGATAGATTGGAATCAAAAAATGGGATATCATCATTTACAGTGACATCCCATTCTCCTTTTCTAGCCTTTATTAGAGAAGTAATTTCATCCTTGAACTCTTGGTCCTCTTTCTGTTTTACTTCTTGTAATATTCGTTGGACTCTTTCCGGAAGGATATCTAAAGTAGGTTCTTCAACAACTTTCTTTTTTCTTCCTTTAGCCATAATTAAAAGTCTTTAGGTATAAATCCATCAGTAGCACCACCACGTAAAGAAGAATCTTCAACAAGTTCTTTCTTAACCTGACCTTCTAATGCCTTAAGTTCATCATTAACTTTAGATAAACTAGAGATTTCTGCCATAATATCTTTTACTTTAAAGATAGGTTTGCCAGTTTGTAAATCTCTCTCTTCTGGGTCTATATTATTAAAATAGTCAATAAATTTATCAACTGTGTTTTGAGCTGCCTTTAGCATCTTTATTGAACGAGTTTCCTCTTGTAAAGCTCTATACTTTCTACAAGCTGCCCTAAATATTGGGTCATCAAACTCTGCTTGAGTAAGTCCTGCGTCCTTTAAAGCTTCTTGGTGTCTTTCTTGTTCTGCATAATCAGCATAAGGAGACAGCCAATCTAATGCCAGCCATATATATGTAAATTCTTTAAATGCTTGAGTTCCAAGTTTTCCTTCTTTATCCTTGGGAGTAATATTTCTTTTTTTATCCATTAGGGCTTTAAACTCACGAGTGAGTAAAATTTCCGGAACATTTAACTCTATTCTATTATTTACATTATCATATAGAAATATTTTCTGCATAAGTTACTTAGAGTTTTCCTCCAAAGTAATGTTTCTTTATTTGTACTTTACTCTTTGGAGACAGTTTATTTTCTTTCGTATCTAAAACTCCGGGAATAGTCTTTACTTTTCCTCCGTCTTCTTTTTTCTTCATTTTACCTTTCATCTTTCCGCCACATTTCTTCATGTCGGCTTTAAAGTCTTGAACTACTTTAGTTCCTTTTTCTGCCTTAGTAGCTTTCTGTGCCTGTGCTTTCTTAATACATTGACTGCACATTACTCCACCTTTCTTGAAATATTGCATTTCAAATCCATCTGGACATTGTCCTCTTAGTGACTTGATATAATTTAATTTAGCACCTTTAGCTGCTGCTGGTACTTGTTCAGTTCCTTGTGTCATAAGTTCTTCAAATTTCTCCAATTCTTTTTGTAATCCTTCTTGTCCTAAATCTTGAATGTAATCATTTAACTCATCTTCGTTTTCTACTCCAGAAGCTTGAATTAAATATGCAACAAATGCTTTTTGTTTGTCTTCAAGTTTTCCTCCCTTTTTGTTGCTTTGAACTCCAGGAAATCTGAAAGAAGGAGTATATCTCCTAATTTGTGGAGAAGTTTCATAAGCGGGATTGGGAGCAAGTGTATTTGTAAAAGAACCACCAGTTGTAGAATATGCTCCTCTGTTATCAAATCCTCTCGTAGGAGCAATAGTTCCAGCTGAACGATAAGGGCCTTGATTACTTCCCCATCCTAATGAGTCTGCACTTGGAGTATTTTGTGCTGGCTGTACTGGGGCAGGAATAGGAGCGGTTGAAACTCTCTTTGCTGTTACATCTACCTGTGGTAAAGAACCTCTTCTCATAGAATCGAGATAGGTAGGTTCATTAGCAGGAGCAGCCTGTTGCTGCGCAGGAGCCTTTTGTTGAGTAGCTAATTGTGTTCCATACAATTTACCATTCCATTCAAATTGTTGCAATCCTTTCTGTCTAGCTGCCGCAAATGCATTATTAAATGAGCCAGTAAATCTACTTGGCTGTCCTCTAAATTTAGCATTTGTTTCCTGTATCATCTTCTTACCATTAGTGTTATTTAACTTAGTTCTCATTTCACTTCTTTCACTGAAAGAAAGTCCTTGAGGTTGCTGTCCAATTCTAGTTCCCAAATTAGGGTAAGAAGGTGTCGCAGGTGCTGCTGGTTTAAAGTTAGCTAAAGATAATTGTGCAGCTTGTGAGTTTCTCTCGGTCTGTTGTCTAAGTTTTCTTCTAGAAACCATTGTTATAGTTTTATTAAATCCTTTGTGTTAAATACTGCTTCTTGTAATTCACCAGTTGATGTGAACCATCTACATTTAATTCCTTTAAGGCAATCTTCTTTTCCTCCTGTAAATCCTTCTATTCCAGCAGATTTACGTGGGCTAATTATCTTAGTTTCCTTCTTTACAACAATCATAGTTGGTTTATAAGGAATTGCCTGACGTAGTGTTACCACATCGCCAGGCAAAAAGTATATTTTTTCTTCCATAATTAAAATTTATTGTATGCTTTTAGTTTTCCTTCTGCAGCTCTTTGGAAACGAGCTCTTAATTTTTCATTTACTACTGCAAGAACACGCTGTTCACTTACATAGACAAGTCCCATCTTGAAGAATGGTATTGGAGTCTGTGAAGGTTTAGTAAAGAATACATCGTCTCCTTCTCTAACATACTTAGTTTCTGGACCTACTTCAATTACTTTACCTACAACGATGAAGTTTTCTTCTTCTTCTAGTTGTCCATTATCAGGGTTCTTAAACTCTGGTTTGTGTCCACCTAAATCATAAATAAGTCCTGACGAAGAAACTTTAATTTTTTGATAAGGATTTTGGTCATAGGGTCTAACTATCATATAGTTGAAGACTGGCATGATTTCTAATCCATTCATATTTTCAGCAATACTCTTTGCCTTTTCTTCAACATCTTTAATATAGTCATCCATTTTAGCTGTATATTCGTCAACACTATTATTAAATTTGACAGCAGCGTCTCTTGCCATTCTTTCTTTAACATCTTCTTCTGCTGACATTACAAAGTGTTGGTCACCTGAGTCTAGACCTACTAATTCTTGTGCTATTTTTACTTTTTCGTATTCTCCTGGGTTGTGTGCCATAATTCATTTACATTTTATAATTTTACCATTTTCCTGCGGGGCAAGATTCTCTTGACATTGTGGTTTTTGCTTTTAGTCTGCATCCACATCCTCGCACATATCCATCTAATTTAACTGTACTTACATCTCCCGTCTGGGCATTATACCATAATCTTCTATTACACATTCCTCCTAATTTAGGAGTAAATAAGGGACATGTTTTACATATCTCTAGTCTCTTTTTTGAAATATCTTGTTTCAAATTGAGAACTTCATTTAAGTGTCCAGTTACAATATGTCCTACATTCATGTTTATAAATAAGGATATATTAATCCGTTCGAATCTCTATTACATTGCTTAACATTTAAAGCGTTATATAAGGCTTTAAAAATGCTCCTTAAAATTATTCTTTTCTACTAAGATTAATATTCTATCCTTTGTCTTTTAGCTCGTTGTTTTTCCTTAATCATGTTTTTCTTATGGAAGCCAAACATTCTTTCTACATCTTCTTTAAGATAGTCAAGATTATATGTAGTTTCGTTGCCATCATGGTCATAATGCACTAATATTAATTGCTTTACTACGAACTCTGGATTTAATTGCTGTAGCATATAAGCATAAGTACTTAATTGTAAAGTATAGTGCATATAATTACAGTCCATTAAATTAGTAAGTGGATAAAGCATAGTTGCATTTCTCTTTGTTGTTGTGTCGAATCCAGATTTCTGGTCAATCTTTTTGTTGGTTTTATAGTCCACAATATAGATGTCATTACCATCTTTTATTAATAAGTCTATCTGCCCAGCAATCTTTAACATTCCATCCTCTGATTCGTATGATATTAGATATTCAGGATATACTCCTTGTTTCATATCTAATTCTGTGTACCCTTTCTTACACTCGAATTTACCTCCGAGTCCGTACTTCTTAAGGCTTATATCCTTTGGCTTCTTGTAATATTGGTTTTCTAATTCTGCATGAATTGCAGTACCTCTTTCACAAGAATCTTTATTAGCCTTATCCCATTCATCTAGTATATCTTGTTGTGTATCACTAAATACTCCAGCATCAATATTATATAAATCCAATATAGATGTATCAAATCTTTTAGTAGATAGAAGTGATTTCTTTTCTATTGCCCAATTTTCTTTTGGAATAAGTTTCTCTAATGCTTTGTAGGCACTCCAAAATTCCTTATCAAAAGGTTGAGTAAAAGAGTGTATTAGTGTAGTAACTGATATATATCTAGATTCATCATTCTCGTTCCAATAGATGTGTGCTTCATCATTGTAACATACATTACCATTTTTCTTATCGACTTGCATAATTCATTGTTTATTTTTGTACGTTGTATTATAATTTAATAGCGTGGAAAGTACTTGAATATAAGGGGCAATACATTCATTATAATATCCTAAATAATAGCGTTTTGGTTCATCGTACATCACGACAATCATTCCAACAGGTTCTATAAAACCTTCGCTATCAATACCCTCAATCGGGTACAGTGCTGCGGCACAAGCTCCGCTCATCTTTAGTTTCTTGTACAATTGCGGAAACTTTTCTTTTGCAGATTCCAGCGAATCTATTCTTAAATAGCTGGCTCTCCTAATCTTTTCTACTTCGTCCGAGAACTGTAAATACGGAAGACTTGTCCATATGTCAAGGCAACTTTCATCATCTATACCCCTTGGAGAGTCAGTTAATGCCATTAAATACATATAGGAAAAACCCTGTAAACTTTTCTTGGTATTGTGAAAAGATAATAGAAGAACGTTTGAAGCATCTGTATCTTTGTTCCTAATGTTCTCTACTTGTCTCCTAATTTTGGGAGAGACTTTCAGAGAATACTCCTCAGATTTTCTGTTATTGTACTCAACAGACTCGATGTAGTCAGTTATAAATAGCTTACTTTGATTTACTAAACATACTTGTGTGCACCAAAACAGTAGTCCCATTATGATTATGGTTTTAACTGTAGGATTCAAGCCATTTATAAAATTGAACACCTTTTTAATAAAATCTAACATACTAATTGTTCTGTTTCTTTAAATTCTTAGATAGTTAAATAGTTCTAAAAATCTTTACTTAAATTTTCCACATTATTTCATATAATTCATACTTTCATTTGTTATTGTGCAAATTTAGCTATATTTTTGTAGTCTACAAAATGAAATAATTATTTTATTATACTATGGGAGAAAATAAAACTTTATTGGACAGACTGCATAAAGCAGCCGTAGCCTATGTAAATTCACTTAGCTACGAAGAAGCAGATTATTTTAAAAGAGGAGGTAGATTGATTCCAAAACACAAGAGCGGAAGTGGAATCCATATAAAACCTGAAAACAAAGGTAAGTTCACAGCATCTGCAAAGAAAGCAGGACAAAGTGTTCAAGAACATGCCCGTTCAGTACTCAACAATCCTAATGCAACTCCATTACAAAAGAAAAGAGCTAACTTTGCTCGTAATGCTGCTAAATGGAAACATGAAAAAGGAGGAGTAATTAGACCACTTGAAAACTTTGATACACAAGCCTTTAGAAAATGGTTAGATGATAATTATAAACAATCTATCTAAAATTTAAAGTATGAAATTCGTATGGGATAAGAAAAGAAAACTCTTATTCTTTATTAACAAGTTACTTCCTTTTAAGAGCTTTAAGTATTTCAATTTCTTCGGAATAATGGTCACTAGAATAAAGGATGTTCTAGAAAGATTTACTGATATGGCAGCCAGACATGAAGGAACTCATACAATACAAATGTTAGAAGTTGGAATACTTCCATACTATCCTTTATATGTATTAGAGTTCCTTATTAAATTAATTATATACAGAAATTGGCATACTGCATATAAAGCTATTTCTTTTGAAAGAGAAGCTAGAATGGCTCAATATGAGGTTGATTATTATGAAAGCAGAAAAGTCTTTCAATACAAATGGATTAAAAGAATATGGCGATGAAATTTAAAGAGTCTCCGTTAGTAAAGAATCATAAAATTCTAACTGGGACTAAGCGAGACATGAGAAAAAAAGTTGTTAAGTCAACAACTCCTACATCTGATTTGAAAAAACCTACTACTCTTAAACGACAATTAGGAGGAAATATATTTACTACATATAATAGTATAACTCCTTATGAAGGCCCAGTATTTGAACAGCCTGTAGCTACTGTTGAAATTGAAGAACTTCCAATAAATAGATTGGAAGCTAATAGACAGAATGTAATGGCTAAGGTAGAGGAGAAAAAAGAAGAGCCAGTTGTTGAAGAGAAGGTAAGTACGGAACCTCTTCCCACTTCCAAGGAAGAAACCCCTGTTGTAGAAAATAAAGAATCTACACCTATCAATATAAAGTCAAAGGATGAGTTTATAAAGACAATGACTCCTGCATTTGAAAATGCACTTAAAGCTAAAGGCTTGGATACAAAATATGCAAAATATTTAGTAGCCCAGTCAGCTTTAGAAAGTAATTGGGGAAAAAGTCAGTCAGGTAAATTTAACTTTGGAGGAATAAAGGGGAAGGGAACTATAAGAAAAACCAGAGAGGTAATTAATGGGAAGAGTATCCATGTAAATGATAGCTTTAGAGACTTTAAAGATATAAATGATTATGCCAATTATCATGTATCATTACTAAATAACAAAAGATATCAAGCTTTTAGTGGTGGAGATTTTATTGATAGAGTAGTTAAAGGAGGATATGCTACTGACCCTAATTATAAGAGAGCATTATCTAATGTATATAATCAGATAGCTAAAGCCCAAGAAGGAATGAAGATTCCTAAATTAAAGGGTGCAGGAGAACTTAGAAATAGAATATTAAGACAGTTCAACAAAGAAAAAGCTGCTAACAGAAATGAAGAACAATTAATTGGCTTCGATTGGAGTAGATATAAATCCAATAAACCTAAGCCAGAAACTACACCAACTGAACCTACTCAAAGTGAGCAGTTAGAGAATGGCGGCGTTATTAAAGCACAAGACGGAATAGTAACTCAAGCCATTAATAAAGTTAAGAGTTTTCTTCCTAAAGAAGAGCCTAAAGAACCTATTAATGTTGTAGATGTTGCTAAAGAATATGCTCCTAGTTTTGCTGCATCTCTGCTAACTAGAAATGTGCGACCTATCATCAGTCAATTATTTAAAGGTAATGGAAATGAGGATGTAAAACAAACTTCTTCTAAAGTTGATTGGAGTACCTTATCTTCTAAATATAGACGTCCTGTAGATATAGAATCCATGAAATATATAGAGAATTGGGCCAACTCTAATCTTCCAAAACATCAAAGAGATGCTTTATTAGGAACTATTTTAGAGGAGAGTGGAGGAAATCCAGAAGCATTATCTCCTGACAGTAATTTTTACGGACTTCTTCAATGGGAAAATAGGAGATATCCAATATCTAATGATAAGATTTTATCTAAAAGAGATAAATTAAATAAACAGCTTGAATACATAAAAAATACTTTAACTAATTATTCCGACTCTTCAAGTTGGACAGATGGAGGAAAGGGAAGTGGATATCAATCCAAAAAAGATGCAATTAACAGATTTAACAATTCGTCTCTACCATTGGATAGTACAGTTCATGCTTTAAATTTTGGATATGTTCGTCCTGCCGGTAAGCATAATTCTGTAAGAAATAGATTAGAGGCATCTAAACTAATACAAGCAAATAAAAGATGAAATTTATAACATTCCTTAGACAAGCACTTACATCTCACTCAGGCGTATCCTCTAAAAGACTCTGCGGAGTGATTGGATGGTTCGTTTGTTTGGGAGTATTAATTTATTGTGCAATAAATGTAATCCAAGCTCCACTGATGATAGATACAGTCTTATTGTGCTGCATGGGATTACTTGGTATAGATTCTGTGACTGGAATATGGAAAAAATTTAGTAATAATGAAGGAAACAATAAAAAGAATAATAAACAAGCTGAAGAATAAAGATAAATTACTGCATTTTATTGTAAACTTAATAGTAGTACTTTCAATAGGATGGATTAATTTACCTCTAGCTATTGGATTAGCTGTAGGTTTATCAGTAGGTAAAGAATATGGAGATAGTAAAGCTCCAGATAATAAGTAGGATTGGTATGACATTCTCGCAGATGCAATTGGAATAGTAATAGGACTTTTATTAGTTCTTATATAATAGAAAAGGCGGGCACCTATTTGGTACTCGCCTTTATTTGTCTCATCATTTCTTCTGCACTTTCTCTAACCTCTCGTGCTGAATTTCTTCTTCCTATATAGCCTATAGGTTCTGATTTATTAAATTCAGAAAATAGTTTTCCTGTATATCTACCAAGAAACATTATATCTTTCTCACATAATATAACAAGAAAATATGTAGGATATTTATCCTCAAATATTTTAGTTTCTCCTTCTAATTCATGAAGAATTTCAAATTCACGTATATCATATTCCATTACTCTGTTACCTCAATAAATGCATCCCATGCTTTTCTAAAGCTATCTCCTGATACTGAAAATTCCTTTTCATGAGTTCCATCTTCTTTCTTATTATAAAGACATAGGATAAATATATTTTCATATCTATTTAATACTAATAACTGATTTGGATGTTTTTCATTCCATGTGTTTACTGCTTCAAACATAAGGTGTCTTTCTACTTGAGGGATTAGTCCTTCGCCTATGTAAATAGGTCTTTTCATTCCCAATCAAGATTAAATGAGGGTGAATAGAAAAATATCTTTGCATGTAAGACTCCATTAATAGTTACACAAGGCATTAGTTTATGCCAAAGATTAGTATTCATGTAAGTACTCTTATATTGCTCTGGAAAGAATACCACTGAAACATGTCCTATATTTAAAGCTATTCTTGCTGGGTCTTTCTCAAAATCTTCTTCCTCTATAAAGACTCCCTGTATATTACTTATTGGATATTTTAATTCGAATACTTGCATAGTTTATAATTGTGTTACATGTATGGTTGAATTTTCCCATAATACTGGGCTTCTCTTTAATAAATCTGATATAGTTTGACTCAAATGTTCTTCATCACATTCTTCAGATTGGGGAGTAATGGATTCTCTAATTCCATAATTATTTACACATTCCTTTAAACCTGTAAGAGTTACTTCATATCTTTTAGAAGTCCTTTCAGAGAAGTCAATCTTAAAAGATTTAACTGGAAACCTCATTGTACTAATACACATTAATCCTTAGTTTTTATATAGAGTTGGCAATGGCAAATTCCTTCTTCCATTTCTCTAAACTCTTTACACATACATACTGTATCATCTTCTCTTACTAAAGAACAAGGACAGTACTTCTTGCCATATTTATCCTTGTTCTTCTTTAAGCCTGCGAGAACTGTGTCTCTTATTTCTTTATTAGATGTTACTTTTATACTCATAAGTACAAGTTATAGATGGCAATCCCAATGTGCAGTTACATACTAATGTCTTTCCTGTCCGTAAAGATTCAAGATAGTTAGAACACTTACTACAAGGTGTTGGAACTTCGGGAGTTTCAAAGCACCCTTTGATGTAAGTATTACCATCAGATACTCTGTATACATCTCCCTCTTTGATGTCCTCATCTGAGATATTTACTAAATCAGTTTCAGAGATATTTTGTAACAACTTATTTAATACTTCTAATTCTTCTAATGCAGGTCTTTTTCCTGTTGCGTATATTTCATCATAATCATTTCCCTTGATTATTTCAGCAATTCTATTAAGTATAATTTCTCTTAAGTTTCTAATCATAATTTAAAAATATTGTTTCCATGTCTGGAAGATAATAAATCCATTCTTCTGCTATGTATGCATCCATATATAAAGCTTCCTCAACTAGGTTGATTTCCTGATTCATCTTTCTCCAATTCTTTTATTTTATTCTTTAGTTCTTCGTTTTCTTTCTTTAAAGATTCATTCTCTTTTTTAAGAGTTTCAACTTCAGATGTTAATTGAATTATATTCTGTTCTTGAGATGCAAGGGCTGCATTTCTTTTATTAATGTCAGCCACTGCATATTCAATTCCTTGCTCAAGATTTTTTAATTCAATAATACACTTACGTATTCCTTCTACCATATATATTTAAGATTATCATGTTGGATATCTAAGTCTTCAAGGAATTGGGCTGCATCCTTAATTCCATGTCTTCCGAACATCCATTCTACTTCCATATCGTCCTCTGTAAGCTCAAGGTTGTGTACTACTGCTACCATAGTTTCTGCCAATGCCTGAATCTTAGAGAGTTTGAGATTATTCATTTCTCTTGCTTCCGAGATAGTAATGGGCCAAGGGATGATAGAATAGATAAGTTCTTCTTTGAGTTTATAATAGTCCTCAATAAGTTCCTTTCCATCAATATCGTAGTCTTCATAATTCTTACTAAAGTCTACTGTATAAGTAGTGTTGTCTACTTCAATTACTCTACTGGTATCCTCGCGATATTCTACCATTTGTTTTTCATGTCTAAAGCCTAATAGCCCTAGTATGTTTCTAACTTCTTGTAAGGATTCCTCTCTTACATAAATTGTTTTACCTTTAAGATAACCTTTTAATTCATCAAAATTATCAAAGGTAAATTCTTGTTCTTGTATAAAGTCTGCTTGTATAATTATAATTGGATTCATTAGTCTAAATTGTCTATTGTTTTCACGTTAATGTCTAAGTAATTATCTATTGCACATGTAATAATATCTTTAGTGGTTTTAGTTATCTCAAATCCTGCTTTCCTTAATACTTCAATAATAGTATTATTGTTAAATTCGGATTGCTTAGTTAAAATATCCTGCTGTAAATGGCAAAACTCTTCTCTTAGAACATCCAAATTTCTATGTTCTCTTACTCCTACATAAATATCATCAATCCTGTTTTGAAAGTTATCAAATATTAATTCTTTTAGTTTTAGGTTTTCAAACTCTCTTAGGAAAGATTCTAAGTCAGAAATTAAGCGTTCAGATTTGGTAGTTCCTCCACTATATTCTTGTATGTAAGATATTTTTCCTTTTTGTATCACATACTTTGCTGGACTTGGATAAGCCTTTATAGTTGCAGTAACAACTCCATTATCGTCTTCTTCTAATATTAGATGTCTATCATCAAGTTTTTCTACCATCTTTTTAAGTGCAAGTGTATCAAATCCAGTATGTGTTACACATAAATTATCAATCATCCAAAGTACTTCTTGCTTTGTACTCATATTTTATTAATCCATTATCATTTTTAATTCTGTATCTCCTTTTAATTTCTTTATCTCTGCTCTTAATTCTTCAACTTCTTTAGATAAGAGCTTAATAGTTTTACTATTTTCTTTAATCTCTTTATCATGTTCTTCTAATTTCTTCTTTATAAAGAGTACATCTTGTGCTATTTTAGATAAATCAAATAATTTCAATTGTATTGCCACTCCCGTTTCTGGGTCTTTCTTATCTGTATCTATTACTTGTAATATTCCTTTATCTTCTAATTCTTTATTTCTTCTATAAATAGTGGAAGCACTTAATCCAATTTCTTCTGAAAGTTCTTGATTTGAGTAAGTAAGCTTGCCATATCCTTCCTCATCTTTATACATATATTGTTGTGTCAATATAATATATATTCTTTGTTGGGAAGTAAGGTCAACATCTCTCATAAATTTATATGTAAACATTTCAAAGTTTTTAGAAGAGGGATTGAATTTATAGACATTTTTTCTTCCCTCTTTTCTAACTGAAATGTCTCCATTAGCTACGAGATTTTTAATAGCTTTATTAACAGTAGTTTTACTCACTCCAGCATCTTTCGCTAGTGTTTCCATGGATGGAAATGCTTCATAAGTATCCTTATTCATATACGTTTTCAAGTAACTGTAAACATAGACATCAGTAGGGTCTAGGTTATGTTCTTTGCACATATCATTTGGAACTTGAATGTGTTGTGGTTTATTTTCCATGCCTTATTATTTAATAGTACAAAGATACGGCAATTTTTTAATAGTACAAAATCTGTACCATTAAGAATTGTTAAAGTGCTGAAAATCAAGGGTTTGTCAAAATTGTACTAAACCATTTTCAAAAATGTACCATTCGATGTCAAAAGTGAACCGATTATTTTCAAAAGTGGACTCTAACTATACTTAATCTATACTTAATAAGAACTATATGTAATCTCGAAAAACTTCGTTTTTCTCGGCAGACAAAACCTCGCGAACAGTATTTTGAGTCTATGTATGTTTTTACTCAAATTTTTTATTTTCTTCTTCACGCGCGTACATTATATATAGGTACTTAAATATAGTCCCCCCCCCTGTCCCAGTCGGGATTCAAATAATATATAGTGATTTATATAGAGGAATTTGGGGAATAATTTTTGTGCAATCTACAAGCGAGAGAGTTTACATAATAACTACAAGCGAGAGAGTAGAGTACCCTCTAACGCCCCCCGAGGGTAGTTGGAGAAAAATGAAAATAATTTCATTCTTTCCAAACGGAAAAATTACTAATTTAAAAAAGACTACAATCATGAAAACAGTTAGAAACAACAAAGAGACAAAGAAAGTAAGCGTAAACTTAACAAGCAAAGTTAAAACGAACGTTCCGAATTATTTGGAAATGGTACGTTTGTACGGCGCAAGTGCGGTTTGTAATATGCTTAACAACTTGTAAAAAATAAGGCGGTGAAAATCCGCCTAAACATAGAAATTTTATTTAGTAACAATTTTAAACAAAAAAAAAGATTATGAAAGCAAAAATTAACGTTTTGAGTGCTAACAGTGACAAGGTAAAAAAGTTTATAGAAACAGCAGCAAGTGCGGGGAGTGATAACGGACTTTCAGCAAACTATTTAACAGTCGTTTTGCCAATCATTGAAGAAAAGACAATCCGCACAAACGGCGTGACTTTCGGCGCATTTATGACAATGTTATTTAATCCTGAAAATTTGGAGTTCGTGAAATTTGGTAGTGTTTCCATAGCCGGAGTACAAAGAACCGCAAACCTTTGCGAATCTGAAAATTTGCCGGACGGGTGTACGCTTGATATGGTACGTGCAATGCCACAAATTGAAATCATTGCAGGAAGTTCGCGTACAAACGGGAAAAGCGCATACGAAACGGTGAAAGGCTGGTTTGATAACAAACAGGTTTTGCAGTCCTTAGAACAAAAAAATGTCGTTTCTTTGCAGTTTGAAAACGGACAACCAACCATTAACGGGGCTACGGTTCGTAAACGGTGGACTTTTGAGCCAAAAGTAAAAGAAGAAATTTATAAAAAGATTGGCGAAATAATGAAAGAATCTTTTGAACCGTCGCAAGATGAAAATTTGAAAAGTCATTTTGCGGCTGCAAATATGGATTTACCGTTTACCCGTTAATCTGTTAATCTGTAAACCAATAGGATAGTCAGAAATGACTATCCTTTTTTATCCTTTATGTAGCGCTCCTATAATCTATAAGCAGCATGTAGCCATGTATAAAGCAACAAAGCATTATGGAAAAAAGACTGGGCAATTTAAAACTGTATTAGGATATGTTACAGATGAGAAAGTTAAGAGGATTCGAGATATGCAGAAGAATGAATATCTCCCTTGTGCACAATGTTATCCCAACACTCCCTTAATGTATTTACTTCTTTTTAAGCAAAGTAAAGCAACGGTTTGGGAAATAATTCGAGTCTTGCCGGTGTGAGGAAGGTAGATAGAAGCGCGAGAGGACTCTGCAATTCGCCCACTATTTTCCCAATTTTCCCCACTTTCAAAATTCCATCAGGAATACGGTGGATATAGACAATAGCAATTAACTATCTCACTTTGAATTTTCCAAGTTCTTTTATACCCTATTTTTTATTTTAACCCATTAACTTAGATGAATATGATAAAGAATATATTGGCAGTTGTATTAGCTGGGATTGTTTTCCTCGGTTTAATAATCGCAATCATTATTGTGCTGGCTACAACTGGAGTTGCAATTAAGTATATTGCAGGCTACGAAATCACTCATTGGAATTGGAATATGTTCGATACTATTTGTATGAACATACTTGCATTATCTCCAATCATCCTGTTCATTAATTACATCAAAACCAAATTTACTAAATCATGCAAAGAAGAGTTATAACATCAGTATTTTTTGCTCTCGTCTCAGAAGGAGAACATCCCGAAGAGAGATTAGAGAAATTGAATGAACGTCGCCGTAAACTCCTTGGTTACTTGGAGAAAGCAGAACTCGCTTGGGTTGAAAACCCATCTGAAGAAAATCTCGCCAGTATGTTAAATCTTCGAGAATGTATTGACGATGTGCAGGATGAAATAACTGCATTAGTAAACGAATTGTAAAACCGTAAGATTCCGTAAAGGATATTTGTAGTCACCAGTAGAGCTCAAATCTTACATAAAGAAGCAAAATTATGAATTTAGAAGAACTTCCAGTATATTCCGTAATGGAATCAATGTCAGAAGAAGACAAAAAAACTTATCTCCCAGGAATTGCATTTGCAGGTATCATTGATTATGAAATGCAACTCGCACAGTCAGAGAATCCAGAAGAAAGGGATGAATGCAGAGATGCTATTGATGCACTCTATCTGTATGCAAATAATAACGGTGTTAACACTGTTGATTTGCAGCAAACAGTAAGAGCAGCTCTTCCAATAGCTCTCGAAGCTGACGAATAAATCATAATCAATTCCGTATCTTAGTTATACATTATGTTTATAAACTGTGCCAATAAGGAAGTCAGGCCTTGTATGACTTTCAATACACTGTTGAGTGGTGCGCAACACTCTGATAGAAACTGACTATTATACTATTTAATAATACAGCCCGCTAAACAATGATGTTTATGGATGAAACAGTATTATGAAAGCAGTGTATTTTATATTCCAAGATAGTGGTAATGAGAAAGGAATAATTGCATACCCGATAAGAAGAGTTAGGGTTAGGACGGCAGCCTAGTAAATTGAGCGAAGAGGGAAGCTTTACATGCAAACTTATTATTCCAAGTAGTCGAAGGCCAAGACGAAATCCAGCCGGGTTGGTAACCATTACAACCATTTATAAAACTAATATGACACGGTTGGGAATGTAGCTCAATTGGATTTAGAGCATACCGCTACGAACGGTAAGGTTGAGAGTTCGAATCTCTTCATTCCCTCAAGAATTCATGTTGTTACTTCATTTTTTAAATTAGTAAAGATTTGTCTTGTATGTGAATACAGGGCAAATCATCCGTTTAATGTAGCCATATCTTTAAAGGTATGAGAGTCTAAAGCCTCTATAAATACAGATAGGACGAACATTATTAACTAAAACATAATATCATGGTATTTAAAGCTAAACAAATAGTAAGAGTCAAATCATTAGGATGGTTTGATGAAAACTCTTCTGACAATCACTTAGTTGAAGAGCACTTTATTTTGGATAGAGACTTCTTTGAAAAAATTGCAAACAAAAACGTTGAAATATTTGATGTGGATAACAGAGATAATTCCGTATATGTTAAATACAACGTTGATGGTAAGTATTCATATGTATGGCTCCCAATGCGAGGTATTGAAAACAAAAGTAGAAGAAGAAGAATCATAAAAGCTAAAGTAAGATTTTAATTATGGAAGACCCAGGAAATGAAAAAGGAAATCTCCAAAAGTTTGAGATAGGAGATAAAGTCTATATCAGAAAAGATTGTAGAGAAATCTTTAAGTATCGTGCAGATTATTGTGGAGAAGCAGTGTGCTTTACCTTAGAAATGCAAAAATATTGTGGCAAAGTTGCAACAATCATTGGAAAAGATACACATTATTCTGGAAGAGATTTATATCATCTCGATATTGATATGCTGGATAGAAATGGAAGTGGTTGGTCATGGATGGCTTGGATGCTACTCCCAATTCATCACAGAAAAGTCAAAAAAGCTTTAAAAGCTAAAGTAAGGTTTTAAATATTAACAAATAAATATTTCATCATGAAAAAATTATCAGCAATTTTACAACAGAAAATAGGTAAGTCATTGGCAGAAGCCAAAGAGAAACGTATTATATCAGTACTTGGATTGGCAAAAGCAAATGCCGAAGAAGACAAGGCGTCCGCTGCTGACCGCACAGAAAGATTGCTCTTGTCCCTTGGTGACAGTGATGTCGATTCCGAACGTTCGAAAGAAATCATTGAAAAGATTGTTGACTCAAAGATTGAGGAAGACGATTGTCAGTTGATTCTTGACAAGCTCAATGAAGTCATTGAAGAATTGAACGCTGAATACAAAGAGGACTAAGAATCTCTTCTTAATGGGGTAAGCTAGTTATCCTAGAAACAGAATAACGGGACAAAACGTAAGTACAGCATAGTTAGTTTGGATAGCCACCTACTAGCACCTACTATGCCAGGGCTTACTTTCTTTTATCTGGGCCTGTATGGTTTTGACAGCATAGAGAAGGTAATAGAACGTGTAGAGCGCAATCTCTGTAAACGAAGGAAAACAATAAATGCTGAAAGAAGCGATGTAAGAATGGCAGCCTAAGCTGCTGGCTTATCTATTAAATTAGCTCTAAGTCGGGTTAATGGGAGAGACCTAGAAACAGAAGAGGTGTGGGAAGAAGCATTATAAAGCAGCCCACTTAACTTGAACGCCAAAGGTTAGTAAAGCTGAAATCTCCTAATGTCATAAAGCAGATGGAAGATGTGGTCCATGAGGTGTGACGAATCTCTAAAATATCATCCGTTCTCCAACGTAAATGGAGTGGTGGAGCGACCGTTCGGTCAAGCCCAGTTTGGTAGTTTGTGAACAACTAAGTCGTAGCCTTACGAGGAGACGTAATTGGTGAATTAACACTCGGCTTCTTAGTAAAACTATCTACATGCTGAACTCAACAGCTGATGTAATAAAATAGAGACACACGTAAAATTCTATTATTGGACTTTGTTTGGACGGCGGTTCGACTCCGCCCAGGTCCACAATCTTTAAATATATAACAATGAAGAAGTATATTGTAACTAATAATCTCTCCGTGTTATATGATACTAGAGAGGCAGCAGAAGCTGCGTTTGAAGCAGAAGTGGCTAAACTGGAATCAGCATTTGCAAGAAGTGCATTTAAGTTCGTATACACAGTAGCTCCTTACATAGTAAAATAACAACTAAATTTATAAAGCAAAATGAGATATTCATGTAGATTTGATGATGGCGAGCATATACGTTCATTTAACCAACTGAAGGATGCTAGGAAGTTTCGCTCACAAAACAACTTCAAGTACATATCAAGATGGATTCGCATCTATGATAATAAGAAGAATATATATTTAAATTGATGTAGGACGGGTCAAGGTAAGTAGTTTATCTACTTATCGATACCTTGTGATTCGGTCACAGAAACTAAACTATATCGAGCGGATACAAAGGGTACAGATATCCTTTGTATTAGCTAATCTAAATCTGTTGATAATACTATAAAGTATTCGAGTCATAGCGTAACTATGGTAAAACAAATAAAACCTCTAATTTGAAGGATTATTTGAATATAGAGGTATTCTGTATGCAGTTTATCATAAAGATATTCCGTAAGAAGTTTATCGTAAAGGTAACTGCATAATTATACCTTTATTCTAATGGTAAATTAGGTTAGCTCTTCTAAGTAGTTGCAAATCATTAGAAACCTTACATACAGAGAGATGAAAGATAAACTGTTAAAGACGATTGAAAAGGCTTATCATAGCACTAAGAACTCTGCTAAGAAGATTACCTTAGCGAACTATTACAATACAGTTCAAGAGCAAGATGAAGCATCAATCGACCATGAGTGGTATTATAAACAACTAAAGAGTTTTGGATTTTAAAACCTCGCACTGAATAGGTCAAGTGTATATAATTATGAAACAATACTTCTATCTAGTAACAGTGTTGATAGATGGAGAACTGACTCCACTTAGAATCTTCTTGCAGTATAGATTAGCCATTAGATTCGGAAGAAATTATGCAACCAAACACCCAGGTGCTTTAGTAGGTTTACATAAACAAGTAATCTCTAACAATGCAAACATTACCTGGATATGTAATTTATATCCTTGGGAAACTACAACTCCTGATGGAGACATATCTCCAGAAGAAATAGTGGAACTATGTAACATGGCGGATGCAGACACTGACAGACTAGTCAGTGGACACAGAGTTCCAAATCAACAATAAATCAATTCAATTATTAATAACTAAAATTTCAAGATTATGGGAAAGAAAAACGATGCAAAAGAGATTTGTAGAAAGTACAACATGGTAAGAGACGAGAACAGAGGTAAAATCTTTACCCTTAGTGAACTTTCGACCTTGTTGAAGGGAATCCTGCCTGGTCTTCCTACATATTCCACAACTGCTCAAGAGTTTGGGTTGTTCGAAGCAACAAAATCAGGATACAAACTTCCAAATGACCCAGTTTACATTGGAAGAGTGGAGAACTATCTCAAGGAATACAGACAAAAAGCTAATGAGCTGAATAAGCGTAGCAGAGAAAAGAAGGCAGAAATGGCTGCTTCCGAAACTCCCATAAACACTCAACAGCCGGAAATCATGGACCAAGAGGACTTGATTGAAAAAGCAATCTCTATTCTTAAAGAGACTGGAGACTACAGAATCCTGAAGAAAGTTGTAACCATTACTTGGGAGGAAGTGTAAGTGAGTGTAATTCAGCAAGTTTATTTGCCGGATGCCAAGTATTCAATCTATATAAAGGGAATCAAGCCAGATAAAGACAATCCTTTGTCTGGTGAGATTACTCTTAATGGAAATCCTACTCGGCTTGAAAGACATGAACGTTATCACTTTGATGAAGAACGTGATATGTTTGTGACTGACAATTACGATATTCCTACATACTTTATTACTAAGTTCTTAGAAGAGAATGATTGTCTTATTGAACAAGATGATAAAGTATATGTAGCTTTCAAAGAAGTTGTATTTAAATCAAATTACTAATGTTATCAATATTATATTCTGATTTTGAACAGTTTGGTTGTCCGAACTGTGGATGTGATGCAGCAAGAGGAAGTTGTGTATCTGGAGGAGGGCTATCTTCTGCAACTTGTAGACATTGTGGCTTACACTTTGAAGTAAGAGGTTCAACTGTCTATTCGACTTGTGAATACGCTGCTTATCCAGAAGACCCAGAGAATCCTCGTTCTGAATATGTAATGGAACAAGCAATCCGTATTCCTCATCCAAGAATTGGTATTCCAAGTTGGCATTGGATGCCTAAGGATGAGCGTCCAGAAGAAGGAGAATATTGGAGCTCTAGAGGCGTTGGATATGACTTATCTGGATTCGTAAGAACTAAGAAAGCAGGAGAACGTATTCTTGATATGGTGCATGAAGTTTTAGGAACTAAGGAATGTAAAACATACTTAGATTATAGACCAAGTGAACCAACATGGATTCAATTCAAATTTGACAAAGATGAATTTAATCTTGATGCAATTGATGAAGCGTCTCGTGCACTGGGTGGAATCATTACTAAAGAAATCATTAAACAGTGTAAACTAAATGGCTAAAGTAATAAAACGTAAGGAACTTGCACTCCCAGTCTACGAAATGAATAATGGAAGTGTTGCCGAGGTAGTTTCTTGGCCTCCAGACAATGAGTTTATTGGAAGTGTAATACAAAGACGTGGTGATGATATCATCATCATTGGGAAAAGTAACTATTATCCAGATTTTTTCAACACTGACGATGCTAAACTTGAGAAGTTTACTGTCAGACTTTTAACAGAAGGAACACTTATTGAACTATGAACGGAATCATTGAAAGAATGTTGGAGAACGCTCAAGAACATGGGTGTCTCAACGAAGTAGTGAAATCTGCAATTGAAATAGCTCAGAAAAATCCTGACTATGACATTGAACAAGTATGTGTATCTGCACAACTTGAAAACGACATTTATTAATCCATAAAATCATATTTTAAAGATGAAGAAATTAGAATTTGCAAAGGTACAAGAAGGTGAAAACAAATTGGTAATTGAAGTAAGTAACGATTCTCCGGTGGTAGCTGTTATATCACAGAATGGAATGCTCGAATGTATTCTGGTCAACGATTCATTTCCGGAAGTTCTTTCTGACATTTGTGGTCACATTTCTTCTGAATTGGGAGTTACTGCCGTAGCAGTTGATGCCGACCAGTATGGTGATGATGTTACACCTATCGTTGTTGATTCTGACCGTGTAAAGGTCAAAATGGTAGGAGTCGGCAGTGCACAAGCGTACGCTGTTCTCAGTACTCCAAATATCTGCATGAAATCTCAAATTATTGAAGTGTAATGGGACTCCTCACGGTAATATGCGTGATATTGATTGTTTGCTTCATATTTAGTACACCAAACTAAATGGAGTTTATTTATGGTATGATAGCCTTTCCAATTCTATATGGATTGGCTATCTTGTATGTTAAATGGAAGAAAGGAATATAATATGGATTTTATAATTTATTTTCTTCAAGGAACTCTCTGTATGGCAGCAATAGCAGCCGGATTTAGCTTTATTTGTTGGTTATCAACTAAAATATTTAAAGATAACTAAGAAATAAGCAAAATAAATCTAACTCATAATAAATGAAGAAGAATTTACAAATTTTAACTAATAAAGGTTTGTAGGCTCAGTTTTTTGTAGTATCTTTGCATCACTTAATCAGAAAGGAAAAAGTATGGCAGAATTTATACTAGGAGTAGTCATAATATTTATTTTATCTCTATTGGTTTCATTTGGATTAGTCATACTTGCAGGTGCAATGATTGATTATGTAACTAATGACAATACAGACGATGATTGCTTCTAAAAAATAAGGATGGCTCTATGGCGGAATTGGTAGACGCGTCAGACTTAAAATCTGATGGTCCGAAAGGGCCGTCCCGGTTCGAGTCCGGGTGGAGCTACAATTAATTAACTAAAAGATTTATAAAATATGATGGACGAGATTAAAAACGAGTATTTCTTTATTGACCCAGACGATGGTCACAAAATTGATTTGTGTGAGAAGAACAGACCTTTGGTCTTATCTCATGTAAAGAAGATTGAAAAGTCTTTAAGAAAGAATAGCTCTTTGTTTCTTACTCCTATCATGGTAGGGTATAGAAATGGAATTATAGAAATCATAGATGGTCACCACAGATGGAAAGCCATCAACAATCTTTATAAAGAGGGAATAAAATATGACCTTAAAGGAAATAGAATCAGAGTAAGGGTTCAAATACTTCCTACTGATGTAGACTTGGATGAATTAATGATTGCTATTAATAATTCCAGCCTTAAATGGAGTATTCTGAACTTTGTACAGTTTAATGCTTGTAGAGGTAATGAACATTGTACCAGATTCCTCAACTTTATGGAGACAAACGAAATATCCAGTATAGGATATGCATTTGCATATTTCGGAAAGACTAGCCTTGGAAGAAGACAAGCAGAAGACTTTGACAAGTTTCCAAATATTACACAGGAAATGGTTGAGGGAGCACAAGCTATGTATAAATTAATCCAAACGATATTGTCAGATGGAGGATACAATTTGCTGAAAGCTTTAAAACTAAACACTGTAACTGGAACTAGAGTATTTGTTCAATTTGTTACAAGCTCTATCAAAAATGTTGAGGATTTGGAAGATTTTATTGGAAAGCTCCTTACAACTAGGCTCACAGCTACAGGATTGATGAAGTCCTTTAGGTCAGAGCATCCTAGCACTTCTGACCTCTATTTAAGAGATTTGTATGAACATCTTTATGAATTACTTAATAATTAAAACCTGATTATGTTTGACAGAAAAAGAACATCAATTTATGAAGTGACTCCTAAAGTCACTAAAGGTTCGGGAGTAAATGCTCCCAAGTTTGAAAATATCTTCCAAAGGGAAGCATATAAAATGGAACATGAAACAACTTCTGGCAATGGAAGTTTGAAGTATGATACGTCAGGTAATGTATTTGTTGACGACTTCGCAGCCGTTGGAAACTACAGGAAACCTAGAGAGTTTCACGAAGTCGCATCAACTATGGAAAGATTGTGGGCAGTTGACCCTTTAATAACAATCAAAGAAACAGTGTACATCCGTTTGATTACACGAAATCCAAAACTCTTTACAGGTAAGAAATTAGGAGTTCAAAGAGGACAAGGACTTAAATCCGAGTTCTTCATGAGAATTATCTGGCTTGCCACAACACACCCAAAAGTATTTAAAAAGAATTTGCCTGTCTTCATTACAGCTGGTTCTTGGGACGATATCTTTGAAATATTAAGATTAGACCTTGAATACAATGGTGCAGTCAATAAAGTTCTGGATTGGAAATACATCATCAAGTTTATTGTCGGTGGTTTAGCTGACGATGGTCAAACCAACTTGGTGAGAAAGTATCTTCCACAAATCAAACCATCAAAAAAGTGTACTTCTTTACGTTCTCAATGCAATAATTTTATTGCTAAGAAAATTGTGAAAGAAATATTCGACTTTGGCGAAGCAGAGGAAGGTAAGTGGCGTGCATATAAAATGTATCGTGAACTTAAAGCATCCGGTAATGCTCATAAATGGCAGCAGGCAATTAGCCGTCAAGACTATTTAAATCTTGATTTCGATTCGATTGCTGGTAGAGCATTAGCAAAACTTGCTAGTGGTAAGTTCTTAGAAAACCATAATCTTACCGAAGCATACGAAGAGTGGTTGGCAGCAAAACCAGTAGCCAAATTCACTGGATTTGTATATGAATTGTTCCCTGATAATGATTGTTATAACGGTGGGAGAAGAACAGTTCTGAAACCTTACCAGATAGACACTGTTAATAAACAGTTTATGTCTCTTATCGAAACAGCTAAACAAGATATGAATCGCAAGACTAATCTTATTGCTGTTCTTGATACATCTGGCTCTATGACTTGTAAAGCCGCAGGTCTTGAAGTAAGTGCTTATCATGTAGCGAAATCAATCGCTCTGTATTTCTCTTACTTACTCGAAGGGAAATTTGCCAATACTGTCCTTGAGTTCTCCAACAGGTGCTTAATGAAACAATGGCGAGGTGATACTCCCTATGAGAAATTCACCAAATTCAGTGGAAAAGGTTGGTGTTCAACTAATCTGTTATCTGTAGCTGACCTCTTTATCCAACTTAGAGATAGGGGATATAAAGAGGAAGATTTCCCAACTGGAATCCTCTGTATTTCTGACGGTGAGTTCAACTCTGCCGGAAGAAATAAAACAGTATTTGAAAGATTCCGTGAACTCTTGGGAACGAGATTCTCTAAAGAGTATGTTGATAACTTTGTAATGGTACTTTGGGATATTCCTAATGGTTTCTATTCAAGCGACATCAGACCTAAGTTCGAATCACTTTGTGATGACAATTACACTTTCTACATGAGTGGACTTGACCCCGCTGGAATTGCGTTCCTTACTGGTAAAACACCTGTAGAAAGTATTCCAAAAAATGCTCTGGAATTATTCCAAGCAGCAATGAACCAAGAATTATTGAATATGCTTACTCTCTAACAGCGGTTAGGTAAAGATTAAGTAGATAGGTAATTTCTAACAAGGATTAGGTACAGCAAAGCACTAATTTATACTATAAATAAGTACGAAAAGCTCTCAAAGGTACCAAAAGGTAAGAGGAAGCACGAACCTAATCCGTAAACAATAGTGTGGAATCCCAGAATATGGGAGGATAGAGAGCATCCTGTAGACTAAAAAAGAGATTGTGATGTCTACAGGAAATGGGAGATTAGCTCAGTAGGTAGAGCGCTGGACTGAAAATCCAGGTCGTTAGCGGCAGTTCGATTCTGCCATCTCCCACAATTAAAATAAGTTATTAATTAAAGATTAATATATGAGAAAGGTAATTTATCTGTTAGCTATTATATCCTTAGTAGGATGTACTAGAGTTGAGCCACAATACTCTGTTATTAAAGTTCAGAAGTATTCAACAAGAGTTGAGAAATTTGAATATAGTGGTCATACATACATTTCGTTTACCACAGGCAGTGCTAAAACGAGAACTATGGGAGTAGTTCATGACCCTGATTGCAAGTGTAAAATCCGCAAATATCAACACTAATGTCTTACATAAGTAAATATCTTGAGTCTTTAATGACTAAGAAGGATGCAATATGTGATTCTCAAACTACTAATAGCAAATACTATACAATTGGTAAAGCTAAGATTGGCTTGAGTGACCACTTTCCAGAAGCTTCAAAGATTACTTGTGATGTTAGAATTGTTAATCCTTTAAATGCTAAGACAGTATATTTGGTTCAAGTGAAAGAAGGGCCACAGATATTGACATTTAATTTAGCAGGAGTTAAAACTTTCATCTCTAATTATTTATATATAAAAGAGATAAAGAATTTAAATAACGAAGTGAAGAAAAACAATGCTAAAGCTAAAGTAAAAAAGACTGCTTCTAAGAAAGTAAATCGTGCGAATTGTACCTGTAATAAAAGAAACCAAAATGAATGGACCGTATTTTGGGGAGAAGTAAGTAAAAATATTCCTAAATATTCCAAAATTATGTCTGTTAAAAAGAAAAATTTGGTATATCTGAAGTTTGGAGGACAATCTGTTGAAGTAGTTACTGAAAAATTAAATGAAGCCATTAAAGCTGGAGTCCTATATGAAGGAAGTCCATCCGTTGATTTAGAAACTTATTGGGAGAAGAATTAATCTCCCAAATTCTGGGTATAGTCGAGTTGGTAAGATGCTTGGTTTGGGACCAAGAGACCGCAGGTTCGAATCCTGCTATCCAGACTTACCATTGTGTTTTGATTTTAGTTGTTAATTGATTACAAAGATGTGCAACAGCAAACTTTTAAAAACAATCGCCATAGAATGTTGTAAAAATGCACATCTGTTTTTTCTTGGGCACGTAACCGGTAATTGGTAGCCGCGTGGACTGTAAATCCACTCCTTAAATGGACTGCAGGTTCGAGTCCTGCCGGGCCCACATTATGTTTCATTTTTTCTTATTTTTAAAGATGTCTTGCAGCAATATTTAATATTATTTAATGGATATACAATAAAGGACATCTGCACACTGGGCGGTACTCAAGTGGTCGACGAGAATGGTCTCCAAAACCATCAGCGAAAGCTCACTCAGGTTCGAATCCTGACCGTTCAGCCCTCATAGGTAAGAATTTTATTAGACACGGAATGAATTGCTTGTGAAAGTAGTTCATTTATTAACAGAAATTAACAGTTACTATTTTGTAACATCAAAAATATATAGTATCTTTGTACTCACAATTAAGAAATAAAGTATGATTGATGTAATTGAACACGTTGTTGAAGTTGGCAAATCTATCAAGAATGGTAGAACAACTCAAGACATTGCTATTAAATTAGCAGAAGAGAGTGGTGAAGTAATGGGAGAAGTTAGTATTATTACTGGCTTATCTGATTATAAGAAAACGGAAGCTCTCAATTTGTGTGACGAACTTGTTGATACATTTATTAATGTAGTAGACTTGGGAGTAAGTGTTTACGGAGATGATTTCCAAAAGCTATTTGAAGAAAGACTTGAAGTAAAATGTAAGAAATGGATTGAAAAGTATAACAAACAAAAGGCTAATTAAGCCTTTTAATCAGCGGGTATGGTGTCAATGGTTATTGAGCATGTCTGACTTCCAATCAGAAGGGGAGAGTTCGAGTCTCTCTACCCGCACTTGCGGTGGTGGAGCAATGGTAGCTTACTGGGCTCATAACCCAGAGACGACGTTCGAATCGTCCGACCGCAACTAAAAGAGTTAAAGATATGTACGATATACAAAGAGAATCAGGTGAAGAGTATCTTGACCATTACATTTATAAATCACGCAACGAGTGTAATCAAATAATAGTTTGTGAAGTATATAGAACTTATAATGAAACTTTAAACTTTGCTTTTTATGTAACCACTAAAAGAAAACATGGTTATCAAGAAGGTAAAATAACTGGTAAAGACGGAATAAAGTCTCTACTGTGGGCTAAAAAATGTTTACTTGACTTTATTGATTATGCTAAATGGAAATTCCCAGGAGACTCTATTGAAGTTTATCCTGACGACGAAAGAAGAAGAAAAGTATATGAATATGCTTTACTTCCCTTGGGATTTAAAATAATGAAAAACAAATACAAAACTTTAATTTATAAATTATAAAAACGATATAGTGTAGAGTTGCATAGCCGCCTTAAATAAGCGGTGGTGAGAGAGTGACGACCTCTTATCGTAGAATATTATTAAGATGTCACACAGCAATTATAAGTAACGTTTATAAGGGCATCACTATATTGCGGGTTCGAGTCCCGTTCTTCCCACAAAACTTTATATATTTGGGGAGATGGCGAAATTGGTAGACGCGGTGATTAAAAAAACAAACGACATCTGATTTAAAAAACATCCTTCTTACGCCTCTCCAAATTCGGATATGGATGCGCAAAGGTGGGAGGAAATTAATCCTATCAACGACCGAAGTAGAAGATAGGTTGAGATACTACTTATATGGACGCATATAGGCAAGTCTCGTAATCCGGACGGTAGCTCAGCTGGTTAGAGCATTACTCTGATAAGGTAAGGGTCGTAGGTTCAAGTCCTACCCGTCCGACCTCACCGTTTACCGAATGTGACGATAAATTCGGGTGACTTTTTCGTACTTATTCAACAAGAAGTAAGTATACTGGGCAGCAGGGAGAAAACTGTACAAGGCACGCAAGTGTGACAGGGAATTAACTCGATTAGTACGTGAGAAGACTATCGAAAGTGGTTCTCTTTTATAAGCTTTTTTAGTTAGTAGAAAAAATATAAAGAAGTCTCACAGCAAATTTAATACAACAATTGGTTATATTGTCAACAAAAAGACTTCTGTTTATGCCCAGATGCCCGAGTGATTAAGGGGACGGTCTGCAAAACCGTTTGAGAAATCTGTCGTCGGTTTGAATCCGACTCTGGGCTCTTCAATTTTAGTTAATAAAAAGAACACTTACAGCAAATTATATTCAGCATCAAACTTTTAATTTGACACAGCTTTTTATAGTGTTCTGTTTTTAAAACACTACTTTTTCTTAAGTAGTCAGTCCTATTTTTATAGGACTTTTATGTGCCTTGAGCAGAGCTGGCTACTGCACCGGACTTTTAATCCGGAGGAAGTAATTCCACGCTGGGTTCGAGACCCAGAGGGCACACAAAACTCACAACGGACAAGGCTGTGGCAGGTGATAACTCGCTTGGATACTTAGGAGATAATCTGTAGGAACAACAGAGTCGCTTGTACTAAGAGGAGCGGGAAGTACAAACTGATGGGATGCGTGTGGTTGACCAGAGTTTTTAGATTATTTATTTATTCATTTAACCCTTAAAAAGTATGAAAGTTATGAAATTATTAAAGAGAGCTTTTGTATGGTACTTTGAGCAAGCTTCACATAGCTATACTTGGTTACCAACGGGAACACTTCCAATGGGGGAGTAAGTTCCTACACATAGGGATTATAAATGACTACTGTTTTTTATATTAAATATATTACAAGGATTACTTACAGCAATTATCTTAAATTATTGCACCAGAAAATAGCGCCACATTTAAACAGTAATCCGTATTCGGGGAGTTAGCTATAATTGGCAGAGCAAATGATAAATTAGTTATAAGGGTGTATAGCTCAGTGGTAGAGCCTTGCACTGTTAATGCAATGGTCGACAGTTCGAATCTGTCTGCGCCCTCTTATGACAACAAAACAATTAGGTAATATTGGTGAAGCTAAAGCATTAGCTAAACTAGTTTCAATGAATGTTCCAGTGTATGTTAGTTTTGGAGATAATGAGAAAGCAGATTTAGTAGCTGAATTTAATGGAAAACTTAATAAATTACAAGTAAAAACATCTGAAAAATTTGAAGATGGAAAGTTTATTATTAGTTTAAAAAGTTCTACCATTAGAAATCAAGTTAACTATGTCCATAAATATGATTCATCCGAAATAGACTACTTTGTAGTTTATAATCTTGAGTCTGATACTTTATTACTTCTCCCTATAAAGGAATTTGAAAATAGGGCTTCCGTCTCATTCAGAGTTCCTTACGTAGTAACATACAACCAAAACAAATCATTAAATTATGAAGATTACTTATTTGAAAAGATAATAAACTAAGAAATCATTGGGTTGTCGGTTCGAACCCGACACTCCCCTCAATCGTAACTTGGGGTCATAGTTCAGATGGCTAGAACGTCTGCCTTGCACGCAGAAGGTCGTGGGTTGGAGTCCCACTTCCTCCTCTAACTTTAATAACTATGAGTAACGGAAAGAAATGGAAAATTGCACCTAAATACGTAGGTAAACGGTCTCATGGAAGACGGTGGACTTACCGTGTTTGTGGAGGAAAGAATGGAAAGTGTAGATTTCAACATTTCAGACATCAGAAATGGTTTAAAATTCTTGATGGCAAAATATCAATGAGACGAGCTATGGCTCGTGAAGCTTGGTTTTGGGATTAATAAAGATTACTACTTAAAAATAAAGAATATGAAAATATTTACTCCAAAGGACGCTAAGGAACATAAACTTGCATCCATTCCTGATTTTGTGTATCAGGCGTTTAACAATCTTCTTGCAAAGAATTATGATGCTTATGGCACTGTAATATTGCAAGGTGAAGTTATTACTGAAATTATTCGTCTTTGTCCCTCTGACGACATAACTGTTCAAACTATTTGGGAAAACAAATGGTTAGATGTAGAAGATGAATACCGTAAAAATGGTTGGGAAGTTGAATATGACAAGCCGGGTCTTGGTGAAAGCTATCCTGCCAGATTCATTTTTAAGCCAAAAGAAAAATAGGTTAAGTTTATAAAAGGAAGACTTACAGCAATAACAATCTAGCCTTGTAAGCCGTCGGTCATGAGTTCAAATCTCATAGTGAAGCTTGCTTCATTTAGCTCAGTCAGGTAGAGCAACGTATAAAAATGTCTTCCGCTTTCTGCTGCTCTCGTCTAATTGGACTAGGACACATCACTTTCGATGATGCTAATACGGGTTCGAATCCCGTGGGCAGTGCTCTTGTGCATAATCCTCCCAGCCAAGTAATTGGTTAGGCAATAATAATCATACACACCCTAAGATAACGTGAGGACATGGAAATCTTAGGCGGTAGTCAGCACCGTAGTACGCAATGGTAGAATAGAAACGGCTGACATCTACCAACAATCGAGGGCGTAGTGTAATGGCTGCACGCCACACTGTCACTGTGGTAGTTGGGGTTCGAATCCCCCGCTCTCGGCAACCTGGCAAGGTTATGTAAAGATGTGTAACAGCAAAACTTTTTAACTCCCACCAAACAAGGAAGTATAGTATAAGGGTTATTACGCCTAACCTAGTGTTAGGAGATTTCGGTTCGAGTCCGTCTTAAAAATTCACATCTGTTTCTGCCCTCTTCGCATAGTGGTCGATTGCACGCGCCTTGTAAGCGTGTAGAGAAATCTCACGTCCGTTCGAATCGGACAGAGGGCTCAATTAAAAACTTTATTAAATATTTAGTATGAGTAAAAAACATGTAATTGAAGTACAGGCTCCAGAAGGTAAGATTCCTGTATATGATGAAAGCACTCGCACAATTAGCTTTATTGATGAAGACATCAAGACAAGAGTAAGAACTGTAGAAGATGCTTTTGAAGTGTTGGAAGAAGAATATCCAAATTGGCTTAACTCTGCTCCTTATTCCGTTCGTAAGATGTATGAATTACAAACTGTATTGCGGGCTTTGAATAGAGGTCACAATTTCAGTCTTACAGAAGGAAGAGTATGGTATCCATGGATTCGTTTCTATGTACAAAGTAAATTGCCTGACAGTGAAAAGAAGAATGTCATCGCAAAATTCACATCAGAAGGAGAAAGATACTATCTGCTTGGCGGCCGCGCTTATTACGGCGGTGATGCTGGCCTTGGTTGCTTCTCTTCTGCTAATGGGGTCAGCGCTGCCGCTGCCGCTGTGGGCTGTCTTGCCTGTAAGGATGAAGAAACTGCATTGTATGTAGCTACACAGTTTGGACAATTGGTATTTGATGCCATTTATGCAAACAAAGCTAGGTATGTTTGGAATGTTTAATAAATAAAAAAAAATTTACGTAAATGAAATTTGCAAAGGTATTATCACGTAGTGGTCAATCATTGTTAGCAGCTCGTGCTAGAGGTATTACTAATACTGTAAAACAAGAACAAGAAGCATTAATTGCTGACAGTAAACGTAAGGCTCAAGGTATTATCAACGAGCTTACAAATTTGATGGATTTATCTATCAACAGCACAACCTCGTTATCTCCGGTAAGTAAGGATTTCAATCCCAAACGTTTTGTGGAAGAAATTCAAAACAAGAAAAGTGAACTCCGTGACACATTGGTAGATTGGAAAATCGCCATTGAAACTCACAACGAATGGTTTCCTGAAGAAGCTATCAGTATGCCAAAAGAACTTGCTGAAGTGTGGGGCTTAGGTATCACTCTTGTTGAAGACGATGAAGAAAAAGAGGAAATCGTCGAAGAATAAAAGAAAAAATTAGAAAGAAAGGACAGTTTAATCGCTGTCCTTTTTTATTGGGCCTCTAGCTCAATCGGTCAGAGCATCTGACTCATAATCAGGAGGTTATCGGTTCAAGTCCGGTGGGGCCCACGTTTAACAACTAAATAGATGAGACAATGAATGTTTTTAAAAAGATTTCTTTAAAATACTTTAATGGCTCTTCTAATCTAAATGAGGGAGAAGAAAGAGACATTATTACAAGTAGAGATAAAGCGTTTATATATGCTTGTAGGAAATACAATATTGATTTTGAATATTATAATTTCTTCAGTGGAGCTCATTTTGTCGAAGAATCAGACTTTGAACCTGAACATTCTCTTATAAAGTGTAATTTCTCTGAATTAAAGAAGTACAATCATTTTAAATGGTTTGCTTATTTGTTGAGTAGCCAACTTGATAAAGAAAGAATTCCACAATTTAAAGCTGTATTGAAACTTCTTGAAAGGAAGAGAGAACCTTATTTCTATGCCGTTGTAGAAGCTATAGAGAAGGGTTTAAAGGAAAATCGTCAGAATATTTCTATATACGTTAATGTAAAAGGAAATCTCTGGGACTCTGGAATGAAGTATGCTATTAGCAAGCCCATTCACATTACTATTTTATGGAACGTTGTTGATAAAACTCTTGACCATATATTTTATGAAATTCCCGCTAAAGTAGAGGAAAACATAAGAAAGGCACAAGAAGCAGCAAGAAAAGCGCAAAGGGAATGGGAAGAGAGAATAGAGCGTGAAAGAAGGGAAAGAGAAAGGGTTAGACAAGAAAATGCATATCAGAGAGCTAGATTCTATGGTAATCAAGGATTTGAGTTTAATGATGATTTTGCGGGGTTTAATCACCAATATCAGAGCTGGTGGGATAATTTCTCAAGAGAACAAGCTAAACGCCAACAAGAGACAATTAATCCTTATGCTTCTCTTTACACAATGTTGCAAATCTCTCCAACAACTGATAAGAAAATAATTAAAGCAGCTTATAGGAAATTAGTTCTTGTTTATCATCCCGATAGAGGTGGTAGTGAAGAGAAATTTAAGGAACTAACAGCGGCTTACGAAAAACTAATGAGCTTATGATGAATCTTTTTATATGTCTGTTTCTTATGATTTACTTTGTAAGAGCAGTAGCAATGATAATCTGTTTAGTAGTGTCCTCTAGGAGACTTAATAACAGGATTGATAGAATTTGTGAGTCTCTGCCCGATGAGAGGTCTGTTAAAGACCTTGAAATTGAGATAAACAAAATTGATTGGTATCTTGATAATGAACGTGTAGTAAGTGATTTCCTGCATCCATTTAGAACAATAGACACGCAGAAATGGATTAATCCAAATTTAATTTCGTTGCTATATGAGCATTATAAAGTCTAACAGAATACTGATATTGATTTTAACATTTTTTATGGCGATTGTCTTTGCACAGTCGACTAAAAGTAGTATCTTTGTACATCCTTCAGTTGCAGAGTACCATGTTGAATTTTTAAATGGAGACAGAGATTCTGTTCTTCGCTTTCAACAGAAGCACTACGATTTAATAAAGGATAAGTACGTCTACATTGCCTATTTACATAGGTATTGCAATCACTACAAATATGGGGAGCTATTAAGAGCCCACAACTAAAATATTCGCAAGGAGTCTCCCGAAATCTTCCATTGTTTTAGTTCGCTGTGGATTTAGACGTCCTGCAGCCCACTATGGACTCCTTGCGACTTGTCCGAGTGGCGAAATGGTAGCCGCGTTAGTCTTAGGAACTAATGAGCTAAGCTCGTGTGAGTTCGAATCTCACCTCGGATACATTATTAACAATTAAATTTTTTAGATTATGTCACTTATTTCAAAGAAAGCTAACACTGCTGCTGAATTAGCAACATCTGCCGACAACTTATTGAAGGTATTTAAGAACACTGTTTCTGGTTTGTCCGGAGTAATTACCAAAGCTAGAGAGCAAGCTGCAATCAAACAACAAGAAGCCGATGCTGCATTGGCAGAGAAGAAAGCTCTTGAAGAAGTAGCAGAAAAGAATGAAACTACACTTAACAAGTTAACCGACTTGTTAGGTTGATGGAAGGAGGGTTGGGTGAGTGGTTTAAACCAGTGCTCTGCTAAGGCGCCGGCCCTTCGGGGTCCGTCAGTTCGAATCTGACACCCTCCACTTACAACAATTAAAGATTAAGAATTTATGATTTCATTAAAAATATCAGAAGATTGGAAAAAGCGTTTTGTACAGGAAATGTATGCAAATGATGACTGCTATGATGCATTTGTAAAAGATGATATAGTCAGAGCTTACTATTTTGGATTTTTTATCCAAGATGTTTGCGAAGAAATGCAGGCTGATGGATTCAAAACAGGAGAACCAGATGAACAACTCACTCCAATGAAGTGGGCAGTCAGACGTTATAAAACTCAATTAGTTTTCTGGAAAAAGAAATACATTGATACTTATGGTGAAATGGTAATTCTCTCTGAAATGGATGCTTACATTCTTAATAAGATTGTTGTCGATAGCGATGATGATTTACTAAGAATTGCAACCTGTCTTGGTAGAGACTCTTATGTTACAGTGCGTAAAGCACAAGAAGAAAAACAATCTTGAAATATAGAATTTATACTGATGGTGCATACAGCAGTGCTCTGAATCAAGGAGGAATCGGAGTAGTATTTGTAAAGGAAGAAGATAAAAAACTTACTAAAGTTGCAGAAGTTTCTAAAGGCTATAAGAATACAACAAATAACAGAATGGAGCTTAAAGCTATTATCGCTGCATTTAAATGTATTACTTCTTACATAGAAGATGTTACTATTATTAGTGACTCAATGTATGCAATTGGAACTTCTCGAATAGGAGAATTAAAATATAAAAGAAATACAAATTTAGATGTTTTACAAGAACTTGATAATATTGTTAAAGAGAAGCGAAGCCTTATTGGTAATCTTCGTATTGGCTGGGTAAAAGGTCATTTTGAAGATGAATTTAATGCAAGGGCTGATAAAATAGCAGTAGAAGCAAGTCAACAACTTATGACATAATGGATAAATCGTATGTTACTCTGGAAACAGCCAAGCTGTTAAAAGAAAAAGGATTTAATGAATGGTGTGAATGGGTTTATGAAGACCACGGTGCAACACATAGTACAATAGATGCTGATTTCGTTGGTCATTCAAATTCAAACCTTGAAAACAATCAATATGCAATACCTCTTCAATCTGAAGCCCAAACATGGTTGCGAAATAGAAAAAATGTTATAGTTATAGTTGATTATGACATAGTATATTCAAAGAAATGGGATTATGAAATTTGGCATGACGGAGCTCTACGTGTCTCTTCCTTTGAGAGATATGATTCTTATGAAGAAGCTCTTGAAAAAGGACTTAAAGAAGCGATAGACTTTATTTAAAAAATAGTAAAGATGGCTTACAGCAATGTAACAACAATGATACTAGAGTTAGGATAAGTAGACCCCTCTTCTGTCAGAGGTAAAACAGGCAGAAAGCCATCTGATTATTGGGCTATAGTGTAGTGGTTAGCACACAACACTTTGACTGTTGTAGTCTAGGTTCGAATCCTAGTAGCCCAACTAACTTTAAAAATTAATTAGATTATGAATACATTATTGTTATTTTTAGTTGTGTTGTATTTAGTTACTCTCATTTCATACACATTTATTTGTGACCATGCAAAAATAGAGGTTTCTATTAACCCTGTTTCATTCGTAATCACTTTGTGTCCAATTGTAAATACATTGTATGTAATATATTTGATGCGCCAAATTCCATCTCTTTCTATAAAAAATATATTGACAAATATAAAAAGAACATGGATGGGGTGGTGTAAGGAAACATTCAATGTGAACGAATAAATATATGAGTAGAAACAGAAGCACAACAGTTAAAAAATACTCTAAACTTCTTAAAGAAGATAGAGATTGGGACTGGGCATATATGCTCGAGTTAGAGCAATTTAAACTTAAGAGAATGTCCAAATATTTTGCTGAATCTCAACTGGTACGTGGATGGGAACAAATGGTTTCTGAAATCAATCTGTGTATAAAGTTAATCGATGTTGTTATGGAAAGAGACCAAAAAGGTTATCTCTATAACAATACTAAGAAACTTCCCTATATAAACAGTAAAAATTGGAAGAGATTTATATCTTGGCATCCTGAATCTATTAATGATTACTATCTTGATGATTTGAGACAGGCTAAAGCACTACATCTGTATAATCTCATTAGAACATACAGAATGAGAAGTTGGTGGGATTAATCAAATTTATAAAGCATGAAATATAAAAAGAAATTAGCAAGACTTAAAGCTCGCCAAGATTGGTGGGACAGACAAGGTAAGGATTACCAAGCAGCAAACAAGAAACCTAGTTCAGTAAAAGGAAGATAGTATGGAAAAGTATGTAATGGTTACGTTCCCTGAAATCCAAGATTTTATGGAACATGAAAGATGGGGAGAATGTATATTCTGCCAAGCAATTGATGGGCATCCTTGTCCAGATAGTACGTATATGGTTCCTGAAAGTCTGTATGAAGAACATATTCCTACTGAAATAAAAAGATGCATTGGAGAAACCTTTATCGTTGAAGGTCAGGAAGCTGTCTTAGTAGGATATAATTCTGAAAGTTGTGAAGATGACTGTATTGTAGGATTTAGAAGCGACATGGGTTGGACTGAGTTTGAAGACTCCGATGTAATCTTGTCTGGTGAAGAATTTGAAACTTATTGGTACGTTCCATGGGAAGAATTGAAAGAAAGCCGTTCGGAGTAAGGGAAGCCGGCCTCTGCGATAATATCGAAACCTTGTATGCTCCGTAGAGCACGAACCGGACATGGAGAGAACGGCTGCTCTCCAAAATATAAAGTAAAGAGGACGTAGGCTTGGAAGTGGCCATCGTTTAAAGAGTTGCGAGTAGGTTGTCCGATTAAGGACGTAATTATGGTAGAAAGCCTTGCTGATAGCCCCGAATCAAGAATGAAATAATGTCGTATTAAGGTCTTCGTTGAAACTACCTATAAATGAAGAAGATAAAGCGAGATACGGGTAACTCCAGCTAGAGCATTTGGTGTAACAACACACTCTTTACACTTTTTTAACAAAGGGCTATATTAATGTACTTAAACCAGAGCCCTTGAACCTTAAAACTGATAAGTAAGGAAGATGTATTTCGACCCTTACCTCTGTTAGCATAGGTGACAGACCATTGGGTAATTCCATAGGAGTGCTGTTTAGAAGTACACAGTGCACTTGTTAGGTATATCCTAGCACACTGCACTTTAAAACGGACAAAAGTCCCACACAGAGATTACGGTCTTTGTACTGGGCATTAGACCGCCAGCTCACGCGGTATATAAGACAGGATTGCCGGACTTGTAGGTGTAACGTGATAAATACCTACACTTGCCCCGTTAGCTCAGTGAATAGAGCAGCACACTTCTAATGTGCGGGTCGCTGGTTTGAATCCAGCACGGGGTACTTATTAACAATTAAAAGATTAGATATGAAATATTTAGTAGGAACAATGTGTGGCGGTCTTATGGAAGACCCTGAACCAAGATTTGATGGACCTTATTTAATAGTGGAAGCTTCTGACGAAGAAACTGCAAGAAAACTTTACAACAAAGCCACTAATGCATCTTATTTTTACGGTGATGTTATGGGACATGAAACGAACATTGGTTGGATTGTAACAAATCCACATGTTAGTCAGTATGGACTCAAGTATGCCTTAAATGAAGCAAAAATTCTTTAATGTGCAAGAAAAGAAAATATGATAAATTGGGAGCGATGTTTGCGTTATCCCAATGTAAAAGAGTTGGCAATTACAATTCTCTACGTAACGAAAGAAGGTATTACTATTGTAGTGAATGTAACTCTTATCATTTAACGTCTAAATAATCTAAAGTTCAAGGTACAAAACAAGTAATAATATGATTGGATTTATAGAGTATTTGATTAGTAAGGGATATAAGCCTTATCGTAAAGTAATGTCCAAGAAGGGTTCTACATATGTAGAAGATTCCAATATAGGATTCTATTCTTCTATGTCAGAACACATTGACCTTCGTCTTATTAAGGACGGTAGAACAAGAGAAGTAGTGTATGGATTACATGAGAGGGGACATTCTCCCACTCTTATTTATCCAAGACCTAAGGGTGTAGTTACTGATGCTGATATGGATAGAGTATTCCTAAACCACTCATTTGAAGAAATTGCTGAAATGATAGGAATTGCACGATGAGGAGGGCACACGTATAGAGTTCTACAATACGTTATGGGAGGAGTCGGAGACTAACAAGAACAGTTGGGGCAAGACTAAGTAATCGTGTATAAAATATTTAATCCTCGGACTTACTAAAGTTCGGGGATTTTTTGTATAAATTAAATTGCAATGGATAAGGAAAACTATCAAAAAGTTGCCAAGTTTTGTGCTAAAGGCAAATGTAAACCGAGAGAAAATTCTTATGGAGTAGTATGGTGTGTTCGTTGTGGTAAACTACATGGATACAATACTCCCGCAGAACCTTTAAAGGAGGAGGATAAAATTATTGTAAATTTATGACAAATTCAGAAAAACTTAAGATTCTCAAGCAGGCTAAGAAGTTGTTTGTAGAACACCCAGAATACTGGGGAATGTGTTTTTGCATTGAACATGCTATGGCTGGAACTGAAAGAGGTATTACTATATATGACGAACGTGATATAGTAGCACTATTTCCTGAATTTAATAGGAAATTTCTTGATGCTCCAAAGGACAGAAACGGTAAAGCATTTTGGTGGACTCCAGATAGTGAGGAAGGACATAATGCTAGAGTTAAAGCATTTGATAAACTAATTGAACACTATGAGCACTCAGGAACTCATTGAAACAACAAGGGAACTTTTTAAAGAACATAAGTCCACATTAACTCTTAGAGAACTTGTGGATATCCAACAAGAATTGTTTGAAATAAATATCTTGGCACTGGTTGGAATAAGACAAAATACTGGATATTTAACTGCCGAAACCTTTATTTATAATCCAGAGAAATCAACAGTAGGAAAACCCCATTATGATAAAGTATTCTCTCCTTTTGGATTTGATAGTTTTAAGGAGGCTCTTACTAAGTCTATTGAACAAGGACTTGATAATTTTAGTATTACTCAACCAAAAACATAAATATGAATTTTAAAGATGTGTATAAACTACCTTTAGAGAAATATGAAGGTATGGATAAAGTGTTCCATGCAAATGGACACATGGCATTTGACTTCCTTCGCAGATATAAAGGCGAAGATGAAGATATAGTGCACGTGGCGGAAGAATCACAGAAGAAAATAATTAATATTCTTAACGGTGATGACAGCCAGAGTATTGAACATCCCTTGAAATATGAGGATGGATATATTTCCATTAAAAAGGAGGATAAATGGTTTAAAATCATGTTGGTTCGTGGTTGGGGTTATCTGATTGGTACTGGAGGATTGAATCTTTCAGCAGAAGAAGCCGCGAAGATTCAAGATGATTTTGGCAATTGGATTGTTGAAACTCTAAGTAAAAAGAAAGAATGATAGCATTTAAAGTCATGGTTTTCGTAATTATGTTGCTGTTGGCAATATATTACGGCATGTTAGTGTTCCACTTGCTCGGTGCGTTCAAATTAACTAACAGGAAAATTACACTTGTAAGGTGTATTATTCCATTCTATTACTGGATAGCAAATCCAGAGAGCTATAAATAAGATTGTATAATTTTTAAATATTTAAAAACAATGAAAAGATTTAAACTTTTAGGTATTATTGTTGGCATTTTTGCCGTAGTGTTAATTGCTTGTTTCCCGATGTTGATGGAAGACATGGACAAGAGTAAGATTGGTATCAATCAGATTCCTATCTCCGGTACGTATGAATATTGGACCAATGGTGGTTTCCAGTGGCAGAAGTTCGGTAACGTATCTGTTTACGACAAGACCAGCCAGATTTGGTTCAACGAAGTAAAGAAAGACCAAGATGGCAATGTATCCGTAGATGTAAGTATGGAAAATCCAGCAATGGCTATTACTTACAATGATAAAGGTAAGGGATTCGTATTGGGTTCAGTTCGAGTAGAAATGCCATTAGAGCAAAAATATCTTGAACGTATTCAAACTCACTATGGTTCACAGGAGAGACTTATTAAAGACTTGGTTAAGCCGACTCTTGGTAAAGTAGTTATATCATGTGGCCCTCTTATGTCTTCATTGGAATCAGTAAGTGAAAAGAGAACTGACTTAATTGCGCTTATTACAGACCAGTTAAATTATGGTGTTTATAAGACTCGCGTTAAGACAGTAGAAACTATCAATCCTCTTACTGGTGAGAAACAATTGCAGAAAGTAGCAGAAGCGATTTCTGATAGCCTTGCACCTAACGGTGTTAAGAGACAGGAAGAATCTCCGTTTGCTTTCTATGGTTTGAAAGTTTCTCAATTATCAATTAATGACCTTGAGTATGAATCAGCAACTTTAGCTCAAATTTCTAAGCAAAGAGAAGCTGATATGTCTATTGTAACCGCTAAAGCTAAAGCATTGGAAGCCGTTCAGAAAACAATTCAAATTGAAGAAGAAGGTAAGGCATCAGCAGCTCAAGCTAAATGGGAACAGGAAAAGGTTAAGGCTGTAGAAGTAACTAAAGCACAGCAAGCATTTGAAGTAGCAGAATTACAGGCTAAAGAAGCTAATGAGAAAGCTAAGAAAATTATCGCTGAAGGTAGAGCAGAAGCAGAAGCTAATAAACTTAAAGTTCAAGCAGGTTTGACTCCGCAAGAGAAAGCTGAATGGGACTATAAGACAACTGTTGGTGTAGCAGAAGCATTATCTAAATCAGAGGTTAAATGGGTTCCAGATGTCATGATGGGTGGCAGTAATGGAAATAACGCTATGGATGCAGTAGGTTTGAAGATGGTAATGGATATCGCCGACAAACTGAACAAGTCCAAATAAGCTGAATAATATCTAAAAACTAAATTCTTAAAGTCCTATCCATATACACTTGCTATGTGGGTAGGGCTTATTTTTTTGACTTAATTTATGACTAAAAAGAAAATTAAGAAGTTCATCCTACTTCCTGATACAAAGGATGGGCAGTATGTACATGCCGTACTAAAGTATAAAATCCTCTCTGATGTCATTAAGGTTAGGATTAAATATTACTATGCCACTAATACAATAGAGGTAAAGGCAATTACTGGTGCTGTTAAGAATCCAAATCTATGTCGAATCCTTGATGTTAAAGCTCTTGCAAGAGAGTTTAATAACATTCTGGACAATAGAGTAGAATTTGAACCTAGACTTACTGAAGAAATGTTAATGACACAATTTGTTAACCAAGGTTTAATTTATCCGTTTTAAATTATGGAAGTAATTTCACATCATAGAGAACCGATTATAAGCTACTCTCCTCTTGAGGTTTTTAAGTTCAACGGGAGAGAAGTAATATGTATTCCTGCAAGTCTTACGAAGAATGATACTTGCTGTTGTGCGGATTGTGTATTTACTGATTCAGGAATATGTAATAGCGTTGTATGTACAGACATGTTCTTTGTACCTACAGATGATATTCCTTCGTATGTCACATACGAACACTCTCCAGAGCCAAGTCCGAAAGAACCTTCAGTGGCAGTAACCAATAAAAGAAAGCATAAATGAGCAAGGTAGAAGATTTAATTGGAAAGAAAGTAAAATTGACCAAATTGGAGTCCGTAAGATATAAAGACGGACATCCAAATGGTATTGAAGAAGGCTATACTATGGAAGGAAGACTTCTTGGAGTGAAAGTAGGTTGGATGTTGGAAATGAGTGGAGACAGAGGAATACTCGACTATTTTCATACTTCTGAAGTATTAAAAATGGAGGACAATTTGGTTTATACCAAAAATTCCATTTATAAAGTAGAAGAGGTATAACTATGTGTATGTATATTCCCAAAGAAGAAAAACCTCTCAAGCCTAAAGTGGCAGAAGAAGACATTAAATGCTTCAAAATCGTTGCTATTGATAAAGACGAAAATATTTACTCGGCAGTTAGGAAATTTCCTTATCAGCTAAACAAAATATATACAGCGGGAGGAAACTTCTCCGAAATTTATTACTCCGCGTATTACTATTACCATATAAATGGTGGAGGATTCCACAGTTTTGTTGAAGTAGAAGATGTGTTTGAAAGCTACAAGTGTTATGAAAGTACTGATGAGGAAAAGATGGTAATAGTTAAATGTCACATTCCTAAAGGCTCTCTTTATTACATAGGAGAATCATTGGGCGGAGAACCTAACTATGTCTCTCAAAGTATAGTAATTGATAAAATAATACATGGTAATTGAAGAAAAAGACTTTCGATTAACTCCAGTAAATGATTCTTCTCCTATGTTCGACCTTGAGCTCTTACATATAATAAAGCCTAAGGGTGGAGAGCCAAGAGAAGAATTTAAGGTTGCTGGATATGGATTGCCTTTAGAAGCTGTGATAAAAAGAATCATCAGCTTTAGGATACAATCCAAACGTGGAGATGAAACCATATCCTTAAAAGAGTATTTGGAAGACTACAAACAGATTCAGAAAGAAATTAAAGAAATATGTATGCAGAATTAATTGATACTATAAACTCAGTGGCAGCTACTTGTGAAGAAAAATTTAACATAAATTCTGGAGGTTGCTGTTATTTTGCTTATTTAGTGGCTCGTGAACTTGATAAACGTAAGATAAAATATAAACTTGCAATAGAGGATTGGACTTTCTCAAAGAAATTCTGTAAAACCAATCGACTAAAAGCAAGGAAAGCTCTTAAGAGTAGACAATCTTATGTTGACGGAAATAGTTTGGTTAGTTGCAACCATTTTACCTTAATGGTAGGTGGAGAATTAGTTAACTATGAATCAAGTTGGGGAAGTGAAGTAATTTTAATAAGTTACGTAAATTCCGAAGACATTGACTGGATTTATAAAACAGGAAGGTGGAATGACTTTTATAAAAGAAAAAACAATCCCACTGTAGAACGTATGGTAATTAAAGCATTTAACGAATATGAAAAAAGAATCCAAGAAAAAGACAGAAAGAAAAGAAGTGTACGTCCCAGTGAAGAGTCTCTTCTGTGCCCGCTGTCAAGGTCGGACAAGTCACTCCTTATGTGATTATGAGAACAAAATCTATAAGTGTAACATCTGCAAAACAGTTCGTTCTGTATGATATTTGTAATTTTAATATTTTATGTACTGCCGGTTCTGTTGTTAACAGACTTATTAATTACGGCATATAAACTAGCAAAGGGAGAAGGAGACGAAGTTTTACTAATTCATGCTATCATTGGAGTACTTGCTACACTCATTCCACTTATTAATTTAGCATTTTTAATATTGATTTTTAGAGCAATAAGTGACATGTCCAAAGACGAAATGGATGAGCTTAGTAAACATAGTATAGTCTTTAAATTTTTGTTTAAGAAAATTTGAAAAAAGTATTGTTAGGACTTGCCTTGGGAATAGTTCTCATGGTAGGTTGCAGTGGAACTCCGACTGCAAATGGGAGTTATAATGGTATTGTTATTAATCGTATAGGAATATTCAGTTCCAGTGTACGAAATGATGGTACTATATATACCTTTACTTACAAAGGTAATGAATATATCGTAGCCAGTAATGGATACAAGGGTGGAATATCATTAATTCAAATCAATAAATAATTATAATCATGAAAAAGATTGAAAAACCAAAGAGAGTACAACAAAGTGACGAAGAATTAAGAGTTGATGTATATAACGATGCAGAAATGGTTGCATTGGGAATACGTGTTCCACCACTTGCTCCGAGAGACCCTTCGGTGTGGACAAAGACTCCTTCCGAAAAGTTCATTTTGAAGCGTGAGCGGGCTCGTGATAAGACCGAGTTCCTTACCAGATGGGCAGGAAAGAAGAAAAGTATTCCGGTCTATGACAAGCTCATAGTAAGGCTACACAAAGCGCCAAAAGGTGGTAAGAACACTTTGTCTATCAAATGTGGACAGAGCGACATACCTAAAATTTTGGCACGATATAAAGATAATGTTGTAAATTATTCATGGAATGGCAAAACCTACACCAGAACCAGTCTACCATTCTGGGGACGTTAAAGTAGTAGTGACAGACAGCTTTATCTACGAAGTAAATCTTTATAGAATCTTCAAAGATAGAGCTGAATGTGTAGGCTCTCAACACTACTCAACAGAAAAACCTATTGGCAAATTTAAGGAGTGCGAAACAGTTAAAACCAAGACATGCACATACATGAAGTGTGTTGCATGGATTGGTGCTCCTATGTCATATATTGAGAGTAATGGATTTAAATTATACGATAAAAATGGAGAAAAAGGAAAACGAAAAACCAGTCGTAAGAAACGATAGTGTTGCTCCAACAATGGCAAAGACCGAGCAAACAATCGACAAAAGCAGAAGAGTATGTACTCTTAGCCATGTAATGATTGAAATGTTGGTAAAACAACTCGGTGCAGAATTGAGCAACCACAATCTTTACAGAACATTTGCCAACTATTTTAGTTGTCAAGGACTTCCTAAGCTTGAAGAATATTTCATTCTAAGAGCTGACGAAGAAGATAATCATCACAACTGGATTCTTTGGTATCTAAACTATAACGATGCCGAGTTTCAGTATCCAAGAATTGAAGCCATAAATGTGGACATTCCTAATAGAGCTTATCCATTTGAAGCTACTGTAGATAGAGAAATCGAAACTACAGAGTCAATCAATAAGATTGTTAAGCAAGCTATTCAAGAAGGTGATTGGGCTACAGAAGCATGGTTGAAAGGTAATGACGATGAACATGGTAAACTTGTTCTGGAACAAATCGAGGAGGAATCAATCAGTCGTACTATTGCTGAAATGGCAAATGAGGATACTGACTGGCAAACTAAACAGGATACTATCCTAAGTTTCTATCTGGATTATCCGGGAAGAAACCCAAATGACGATTAATAAACATTAAAAATTATACAAAATGAAAAAAGTAGCTGAATTTATTGAAGGAACTTTTATTGACTATAAAGGTGACAAACGTGAGTACACAATCTGCGCATTGAGTTGCCCAATTGAAGAAGGTGACGATAAAGCAAGCGACAGCGAAGTAAAACAACTTCGTCTTGGTATTGCAGTAAGACGTGACGGTGACGAATATGTCCGTGGGATTGGTATGGCAGAAGCAGAAAGAAAGGCTAAAGAAAATCCGTTCTCTGTTCTCCGTTCTGATACTTGTGGTGTAATCAACTCCACTATGGTACAGGCTATTCTTGAACAAGAAGCCGAATTCTTTGAAAATAACCCAGGTAAATATATCAAAGCATACAGAAAAGATGCAGAGAGATATTTCTATGAACTGGAGCTTGAGGAAAAGCGTCAGAAAATGAGTAAGAAGATGCAGGACATTCATGATTACTTGCTGATTGCTCCAGACTGGGAACTCGAAATTCTTGTTGAGTGCCTTATGTACGATGCTGAATTGCAGAGAAAGGGGAAATTGTAATGAAAGACCATTGGACTCTTTATTTATTAATAGGATTGCTCTGTATTGCAGGGACTATGACTATTATGGATAGAGTCTATAGGAAGAACTTTCAGACATCTCCTAGTGATGATTATAAAGAGTTGGTGCGAGACATCGACTCTTTAAACAATCACATCAGTAACATTAATAAAGTCAATGACAGTTTACTTAATGCTATTGATACCACTAAAGTAAAAATTATAAAAATTCGTGAAAAATATGAAGCAGATTATATTGATATTACTAATCAGCCTCTTGGGGACGATGTCAAGTTTTTCTCAGACTACCTATCCGAAAGTTACGGAAGATTCTTTGGTGGTAATAACTCCCCAACAGTTGAAGCACACTAATCTAATCTTTTTAGAGCATAGAAAGCTTTCTAAAGAAGTGGATTTATTAATTCAGCAAGTAAACGGTCTTGAGACTGTTAATAAGAATCTTGTTGCAATGGACTCTCTAAGGCTATCCCAATTAAATAGGTGTATGTTACAGGCAGATATTAATGACCAAGTTATTAATTCTTTAAACATACAATTGGCCAAGAAAGAGAAGAGAATAAAGAAACTTAGGAATTTATCCATAGGAGGATTTACTGTTGCAGCTGGACTATTTGCAGTATTATTTATAAAATGAAAGACGTAAGGTATTGGATTGGATTAATTGTTGGAGCTGCCATAATATCTTCCTTAGTAAGCAATGTAATAGCTATGTGTTTTATGTGTCTTGCTTGGGGAATATTTTTAGCATGGTTAGCCGATGATTGATATAATTGAACAGTGGGAAGCAAAAGGATTCCGAATCTGTATTTTTCCACAACAAAGTAAAGGTCAATGGTTGTGGACTGCTGGGGTATATATTGGTAATGTCACAACAGCACATTGGGCAGATTCAAATAATGGATTGCCTAGAGCTGGATATTTGAAATACAGTGAAGCATTAGATGCTGCTGTTAAATTTTGTGAAAACTATAAACCTAAGACTAGTGGCAAAAAAGCAGGCAATAGATAAGGATAAGGACGGGGTTAAATATAAATATCCTGCACGTACTTGTAAAGAATGTGCTAAGTATCCTTGTTTTGTAGGAATCGAAAAGAAGATTTGTGACTTTGCGAAGTATGGTTGTGTAGATTATAGAGAAAAATAAAAATGATATATTTAATAACAATAATTATATCCACCATAATAATATCTTGGTGGATAAAAATAGCAAACAAGTATGCTTACAATGACTGGGATGGAAAGAAGATTAAAGTTCCTAACATTGTAAAGATATTACTTTATGCTGTTTGCATAATTCCATTTCTCAATGTGGCTCTTGCATTTATTTTAGTAACTGCAATAAGCTTCATAGAGTTCGAATGGAAGGGCTGGGAAGAAAACAAACTCTTATATTGGTTATTTAAGAAATGAAAACATATTTATATTACTTAATGCTTATTACAATATGGGCTTGTTTATAAAAATAAGGGAAGTTGGGTTAGAACGTGCACAACCCGGCTGGAGACAAATCCTCGATAAAGATATTGAGGATTATCATGACGGAGAGGATGTTCTATGTTATAACGGGAATTATGGAAGATGCCCAGTAAGTGCTTTTGATGTATTAGAAGAAGTAGAAGCAGATTGCTTCGAAAAGCTTGATTATAAAGGCACTTATTTGGACCCTACTGGTAAAGAGTGGAACGGTAATGGTTGGATTGATAGAGACGGAAAACTCTATCCTTGCGATTGGATGCAGCATGACGACCTGGCTTATTACTACTTTAAGAAGTCAGTAGACCAACTTGAAGCATCAGGTTGGATTCGTGTTATGAGGAACACTCCGGGATATAGGGGTAGAATTTCTCAAGCCCAATATAATAAGTGCAAACAGATTGGTATTGAAATTCCTGAAAACGACATATTATGGCAGTAAAAACAATTGATAGAAGTAAAATGAAAGAATACAACATTTATGCCGGACTCGGTGGAGGTTTCGGTGGAAAAAAGTATCAGTACACTGGCCTATTTGAATCACATGAAGACGCAGAACATGAAGCATGGCAAGCAGCTTGTGAAGAGTATGATTCTTACGAAGGTACCAATGGCTTAGGTACTTATGCGGATGCAATAGAAGAAGCCCATGGAGAACTCGGTTGGGATAGAGACGATGAAGACCCTGAACTGGTAGACTATGCCAATGAGGTGTTTGATAGTTACATGGAAGACTGGATTGAGTATTGTGCAATTCCAACAGATGAAGACACGGAAACAGATAAGGAAGACCTTATTCGTGACTACATTATAGAGGATGATAACAATACTTGCGAAACTGGTTGCGAGTAACACAGACCCCGAACAATATGTCACGTATGTATTTCAGGATTTAGAAAGTAAAGAGTATCTTATGTGTGTGCAGTTCCCGAATTGGGAACATCGTCCACTACGTCTGGGAGAAATAGGCTTTCTAGAGTATAAAGAGATTAGAGCCGGAATTGATACATGGTTCGATGGGAGTAAAATGATTCCCTATAATTACAATAACATACAATTCATAAAATTTATACCTAAACCAGAGGAAAAGAAACCGTATGTTATGTACATGTAACGGCTAAGAACACAATAGATAACTTTTAAAACAAATAGATGATGAAAATTTAAGGATAGTAAAAGTTTATAAAAGTTATGACAGTTAAAGAAAAACTAGAAGAAGCGCTTGCAGCAAAAGACAACAATATTAAATCTTTCGTATGGAAAGGTGAGAGAGAAGAAGTGAATGGAGAAAGAGTTCAGCCAGAATATCGTTTGGTTGATTGTACTGAAGAACAATTAAGAAAGTTCTATCAGCACTGTAAATCCATGTTGTATAACACTGACAAAACTCATCCGGGAAGATATGTATTGTTAGATATTATTAAAGAACAGAGAGACAAATGTAACACGGAGCTTTATCTTCGCTATCTTGAGAAAGAAACAGAAGATAGAAAACGTTATCCAAGATTCCTTTATAGAAATGATTTGAGTAAAGTCATTGAAGCCAATAAGGAACAACTTACTAAGGATAAACTAAAAGAATATCCTATCTCTACTCTTACTAATGGTATTCCGTTGGAATTTGCAAGCATACCTATCGAACTAGTATTAGACGGATGCTTAGATGCATTAGGTAAATTTAATAAACAACATATAACCCTTACCTTTATCTTGAAACAAGGATTATGGTTCACTCCACAGGAAATGAAAGATTTGACTGAAAAGGATGAAAACGGTAATATCAGAGATAGACTGGAAGTAGTAAGGGAACGTCTTAATCTAAAATCTACTGCCAATCTGTATGTAAATTCGAGAGGATTGACATATGGACAATTGAGAGCAATGATTAACTTGAAGAGTAAGAAGTATTTCGATTTAACAACCGAACAACTGACTACTCTAAGAGATAAAGTATTGTTCTTACTTGAAGAAGATGTGAAGTATCATATTGAGCAGTGGGAGACCAGAATGGGGCAAATAGAAAAAGTTGCTGAATATCATGGATATACTCTCTAAAGTTGAGTTTTTCCTTCTTAGAATTGCACTTAAATTATACCTCTCGTTGGGAAAACTTGTTACTATTCCTGTAGATAATTATGTAGTATTAGCATCTATTATCTGATTTGGACTTATTTACACCACCAACAAGGGATGAACGGCAGGAAGAAGGAAGAATTAAATGGATTGATAATAAATGTAAAGGAACCTTAGAATATGGTACTGGTGTAGGTAAAACCTATACTGCAATCAAATGTGCGAAGAGTGTGTTGGCTAAGTATCCACAGTTTAGAATATTAGTTGTAGTCCCAACTGATTTGCTTAAAGAGCAATGGATTATGAACCTTACTAAACATGGAATTTTCATGAACGCAGAGGTTGTAATAATCAACACAGTCGTAAAGCATGAATGGACTTGTGATATTCTCATAATTGACGAAATTCACAGAATGGCTGCTGATACATTTAGCGAAGTATTTGATAAAGTAAAGTATCGAATGATACTTGGTTTAACCGCAACACTTGAGAGACTTGATGGAAGACATAAAATCATTGAGAAGTATTGTCCAATTGTTGATACTATTTCTCTTGAAGAAGCTCTCCAAAATGGATGGGTTTCTGATTATGTTGAATATAAAGTGTATATTGATGCAGACATCTCCGAGTACCAAAAGTATAATAGAGAGTTTACTGAACACTTCTCTTATTTCGACTACAACTTCTCTTTAGCCATGCAAATGATTGGCAAAGATGGCTATAAGTATAGAATGGCTTATAGAGACTTTATCTGTGAAAGAGACAAGATAAAGGATGGGAAGATAAAGTCTGAAATTCTACAGGATATTACATTTCATGCTGTTGGTTTTACAAGAACTATGCAGCAAAGAAAACAATTCATTTATAATCATCCAGATAAAATCAGACTTACTCAATTGATTTGTGACCACAGGCAGGACTGTAAGATAGTCACATTTTCTGCAACTACTAAAATTGCAGAGCAAATAAAGCGAGGGTCTGTTTATACTGGAAAAGATTCAAAAAAGAAAAGTAGAATAACTCTCGAAGAGTTTAGTAAAATGGCTACTGGAGTATTAAATACCGTGAAGAAAGCGGATGAGGGAATGGATGTTCCCGGATTATCTGTAGCTATAATCTTAGGAATGGATTCTAGTTCTACCAAAATGGTACAAAGAACTGGAAGAGTAGTCAGGTTTGCTCCGAATAAACGTGCAGAGATATTTACCTTTGTGGTAAGAGGAACTGTCGAAGAAGAATGGTTTAATAAATCACATGCTAATAAGAAGTATGTGACCTTAGACGAAGAACAATTAATGCACGTATTGAAGAGAGAACCTTTTGAAGAAATAAAAAAGAAACCAATGACCTTCATGTTTAGGTACTAGTATGACAATAAAAGAAGCAGGAAAGAATTATGAAGTATCAATGAATTATTGGTACGATGAGGATTCCGATTTATGGGGATGGTCTTGGACATTAAACTGTGGATATCAATGCTGGGATAGCAAATATACCTACGCAGACCCAGCCGAGTGTCAAAGAAATCTCGAATCCTTCCTCAAAACATGGACAGGACCAACCAAGTGATTTAGGTTAAATTTGCCTAAATCTCACTTGAGTTTGGAAATGTCAAATATTTTTATTATCTTTGTAATCCAATTCGAAATGATATTAGAAAGACAAGTAGAATTACTGTTGTTAGCTAGAATCCTAGACGCAACAGAAAACATGGACTTTTTTACCGTCGACGACCAACTTTATAGTGTAGCAGCTATAGACCATAGGGTAGACGAGCTGTTAAAAGAGTTCTTAGAACCGTATGTAATTGATAACGCTCTGAAAGGAGATTAAAGTGATTACAGTTAGAGATTAATAAATTACTTATTTAATTTTTAACTGTTTGGATAAATTAAGTTTAACAATAGACAATGAGCTAGCAATTTTAGAGAAGTATCAAATTTCTCCAAATGAGCTATTTACAATTAGAATTTTACTTCTTGCGAAAGAAGAATATAACCCTGAATACGTTTTTAGATTTTTAGCAATACCAGAAGAAATGAGAGGAGATTTAAGAAGTACTTTAATCTCTTTACAAAATAAAGGCATAATATTGAAGTCTTATAAGATTCCCAATAAAGGAGAACAGTTTTATCCTGAACAAGTCGATTTTGCTGTAAACTTCTTAAAGACTTTTTATAGAGCTTCTTTTGATATGGGTAAGGAATTATTTGAAGCTTATCCAGCATTTACGAACATCAATGGGGTGACCTATGGATTACGTAATATTGCTAAGAAATTTGACAGTCTTGAAGATTTCTTCCGGTTTTATGGTAAATCCATAAGGCATAATCCAGCCGAGCATGAACACATTTTGGAATGTTTGAACTGGGCACTGGAAAATACTAACTTTATTAATTTTGGTATTTGTGAATTTGTTATATCCCAGAAATGGAAAGATATAGAAATACTGATGAGTGGAGATTATGATGGCGTGAACTTTTCTGCAATTAGGTCTCTATGATAACAAATTCGTTAGTACATCAAATCACATTAGGAAGAAGTGGAAAGAACTGGGGATTAAGTATGGGAATGCCCAAGTTGGAAAGTATTATAGATGGAGTAACTAAGGGAACTTATACTCTGTTATTTAGTGGAACTGGTTCTGGTAAGACTTCATTGGCTTTGTATTCTTACATTTATAGACCACTGGTTGAACACTTACATGATGATAAATTCAAAGTTACATATTATAGTTTGGAAATGAGTAGTGAATTGCTATTTGCCAAATTATTATGTATGCACATATTCGAGGAATATGGAGTTGAATTATCTACTAAAGAATTACTTTCTAAAGAGAAGGGATATACCTTAAGTGAGGAAAACTATCAACTTGTCCTTAACTCTTTACCTTGGCTACATGATGTAGAAAAGGTTATTACAGTTCATGATAAGGCTTTAAATGCAGAGATTCTGTATTCGTCTTTAATGAAAGAATTGGAAGGAAGAGGCAAGTTCATTGAAACGGAGACTAGAACTATTTATGAGCCAGACAACGAAGACCTGATTCATTTAGTAGTAATAGACCACTTAAGTCTTGTACGTAAATCTCAAGGAAGAAGCCTAAAGGAAGAAATGGATTTAATTTCATCTTATTTGGTTACTTTGAGAAATAGATGTGGAATCAGTCCGCTAGTTATTATGCAGGCGAATAGAGATTCTACCTCAATGGAGAGAAAGAAAGCTGGATTTGATAATATGCAAATTTCAGATATTAAGGATAGTGGTTCTCCAGCACAGGATAGTGAAATCATTATTTCCATTTTCAATCCACATAGAGAGAGACTGAATAAATATAAGGGTTATGATATAAAGACATTACAATCTAGATTTAGAAGCATAACTGTTCTGAAGAATCGTTATGGTGAGTCAGATATAGAAGTAGGAACTACGTTCTATGGAAAATGCGGACTCTGGAAAGAGTTGCCTAAATCTGACGAAATCTATGATTATGCGAAGTATTTGACTTCCGATTATGTAAAGGAAACTTATGAAGAGATACAGCCAAAGAAAATAGATGCCAAAGAAAATAAACCTTTACAAATAAGTATTAAACTATAATGGCAGAAATGATTTGTATTTGTGGAGAGTCTGGTTCTGGAAAGACTACTTCAATCAGAAATTTAAATCCAGAAGAAACTTTTATCATTACAACAACAGGTAAAAGACCGGGTATTCCTGGAGCAAAGAAAAAGTATCGTAATCTTAATACTGCTGGTAAGAATCCAGAAGAGTTAGGAAACTTTTATACTACGACTAGTGTTGATAATGTTGCAACTATGTTGAAACTTATTAACAGTAAAATGACATGGATTAAATATGTTATCATTGATGACTTCCAATATTTCATGGCGTTTGAAGCTATGGATAGAGCTAAGGAGAAAGGATATGAGAAGTTTACTGAAATGGCACAACATGCTTATTCTGTATTGAAGAATGCAATGAATCTTCGTGATGATTTGTATATTGTAGTATCTACTCATAGTGAAAATATTGGAGATAGAGTTAACCAATATCTAAAGATTAAGACTCTTGGTAAGATGTTGGATTCAGTTATTACTCTAGAAGGTTTGTTCACTTATGTACTTTTCACTACAATTGAAAAGGATGAAGAAAATAAGCCTCGTTATATGTTTAAGACCAATTCAGATGGAACTTGCACTGCTAAGTCTCCTATGGGATTGTTTGACGAATTATTGATAGATAATGATTTGAATATGGTAATTTCACGTATTAAGGAATATAATGGTGAGGATTAAAATGCTGATTGTATTCGATTTCGACCCAGAGACAGGGGAGTATACTCCCGTCTCTCGCGAAATCATAAATGAAGGAGAAACTGGTGCAAAGAAAACCGAAACTAAAAGCACCTCTAAAAAGAAGTCTAAGTCTTCCCTTCCAGATAGTAAAGAACCTTTAATTGTTCTCGAAGATAATAAGTATATACTAAATGAAGCCGCTGCAGAAGCACTTGGTGTCAGTCCTGATGATAGAATTGATATTAAGTACGAAAAGCAGGGCAAGCTTCTAAAGCCTGTGATAGGTTCTAATGAAGCATTTGGAACTAAGGGAGGAAATAAGCTGACTAACTCTTTAACTGTAAGTTGTAGAGGTAAGGCTAATGAAACTCTTAGTGAATATGGTTCTCAATTTACGTTAGTTCCCCATGCACATAAGGACGGATTGTTCATGCTTATTGGGGATAAGACTCCAGAGGAACCACAATCAACGGATGATAAGATTGATACAAGCAAAGTAGATGAAGAGCCTAGTGAAGATATCCCATTGGATATTCAATTAGCAAATATGATTCAAGATGATTCAGTAGAAGAAGATACTATTACATCATTTGACTTTACATTAAAATAATCTACAATATGGAATTAAATTTTAACCTCTCAGCAACACCGTCAGTATCAACATCTAAACCTAGATTGAAACCTTATGAGATTCATAGAGTTAAGCTCGCAGAAGCTAAGGTAGAAACACTTAAAGGTAAGAAGGACCCTGATGCTGTGTATGAAATCCTAAAAGTTAGATTCGAGAACAACGAAGGCTATTACGAAGAAAGCATTTTCTTCCCAAAAGAAGGAGATGATAAAAGACCCACAAGACAGAACAAAGAAGGACACGAAGTTGAAAGCCCTAGCAATTTCGAGAGAACAATGTCCTTTATCGCTCAAGTAGGTACAGTGATGAATCCAACTGAGTTTGAAAAATTAAAGGGTATACCATTCAAGAGCTTTGGTGAGCTGTGTGACCACTTCATCAAAATTCTTAAGCCAAAATATGGTACAGAGACTAATATAAAACTGATTGGAGCAACTGACAAAGACGGAAATTTCGTACCTCGTCTTCCTTATTTCTTAGCACTTAACAAACAAGGTGAAGTGTTCGTTTCTGATAACTTTATTGGAGACAATCTATTCTTTACTGAATATGATTTAAAGAGAAAAGAAGACTTAAAGGCTAAGAAACCGACTGATATTGATGCAGTTGAGAAAAAGAACAGTGCGGCTGACGCAGCTTCTGATACTCAATCGGTTGACGAAATCGACTTTAATTCTTTAAAGTAAAAGCTAACATTTCTTAGCTCTTACTAATCTCATTAAGAGTTATTTGGAATTGAGATTTAAAACTGTTATCTTTGTGGTTCAATGAAATAATATGTTAATATGCAATTTACGATTGAACCTACAATCACAAAAGACTATTTGTTATCTAAGTACTCCCAAGAAACTTATATGGAATACTATTTGGGTATTCCTGTAAAGAAGGGATTATTTAAATCACCTCTAAGAATTGATGACCATCCGACTTGTTCATTTTATGTGAATAAGTCTGGAGATGTTATCTTTAATGACTTTAAGGGAGATTTCTACGGAAATTTTATTAGCGTTGTAATGAGGAAATTTAGTTGTACATATCATCAGGCTTTGAAAATTATAGCCAATGATTTTGGACTAATATCTTCCCCAAATCTTAAAAAGAACAAAGGCAAAATTAATGAACGTGCAGAGAAATTTGAGGAGACTGGACCAGCCAGTATTCAAATTGAAATGCAAGATTTCTCTCAAAAGGAGCTTGAGTGGTGGGCTTCATATGGTATCACATTACCCATACTTAAAAAGTTTAGGGTATATTCTTGTAAATCCATTTTTTTAAATGGAAATTATTTTGCTTCTTCCAACGAACAAAGTCCCATTTATGGTTACTATAAAGGTAAAAAGGATGGACTAGAGTTATGGAGAATTTATTTTCCTAAACGTAAGTCATATAGATTCCTTTCTAATTGGTCTGCTAAAATGATACAGGGACTAGACCAACTTCCGAAAAAGGGCAAAGTGTTGGTTATTACTAAGTCACTGAAAGACGTAATGACTTTTTATTCGTGTGGAATACCTGCCATAGCGCCTAACTCTGAGAATTTATTTATTCCGCAAACTCTTTTTGATGAATTGAAAAGTAGATTTGAGCACATATGTGTGTTATATGACAATGACCTAGCCGGGGTTTCTAATATGAAAAAGATTAGAAAAGAAACTGGTTTGGTCTGTCTTATGATACCTCGTAGCTATGGTGCTAAGGATATTTCAGATTTTCACAAGAAGTATGGACACAAAAAAACCTTGGAATTAATCCAAGAAGGAGTAAATTATTATGGCAGAAGAACAAGAGAAACCAAAGAAGAAACACACAGGAGCGTATGCTAAGAGAAAAGGTAACAATTATGAGTTAAAGATTATCAAGGAACTAACAGCGCTCGGATTTGAAGGATTAAAATCCTCTAGGTCTGAATCTAAGAACCTTGATGCTGATAAAATAGATATAGCAGAAACAATTCCAAACACGTTACCATTCTATGTACAGTGTAAATGTACTAAGAATAAGCCCTCGTACCAAGACATTATCCCAAGTTGCCCGCGTAAGGACAGACCACTTGTAGTATTTCATAACTATCAAGTAAATAAAGAAGTCAATATGGGCTCTATTGGAGAATATGTCATTATGACAAAAGAATATTTCTATGAACTAATTAAGGCGACTAAACAATAGTCGCCTTTTTTATTATTATGACAAACGAACAAAGAGAAGCTCTGGAAAATCAAATCGAACAACATAATCATATAATTATGGATTTGTACGATGAAATAGACTACCATGAGCGAGAAGTAAAAAATCTCCAGACTCTTTTAAATGATGATAGTAATCTTGAAGATGCGGTCAGTATTAAAGAGGGAAGGTAATGGAGTTATAGAAATAGATTATTTAAATATTAACTGTTATCATTTAGGATAAAAATGAAAATTAAAATTCAATCTGTTATAGATTTGATTACTAACAGTTCCACTGAAACATTTACAATATTAAACGGTAATGCAGAATGTATTATTAGAAATATTGTAGATGCTTTACTTGCATCAGCAGGAAGCACTCTTACATTTTCTGACCTATTCGTATTCGACACCAAATTCGATGATAAATGGGAAGATGCATACTACGATTACATTAAAGATTTTATCAAGGAAGGATATGATGATTATGCAAAATCTCTGGAAAAGCTCTATACAGATGGCTGGAATACAGGTGATTGGTGTGATAGCAAGACAAAAGCACTTGAGTACATTTTCAGTGAAATAAAGAGAGTTGCAATCGAGAATGGGGCACTAACATATAAAGAATATTGTGTGCAAGAAAATGAGGATGCTTGGGATTGTTTCCCAGCTCTTGAAGAACTGAACATTAGAGTTAAGGATGGACTTGCCGATAAGGAAGCTGAATTAGCTGCAAAGGCTTTAAACTCTTTAGATACCCTATACAGTGCCGACTATCGCTGTGGATAATATGTTTAAGAACTTATTAGAAGCGTTTAAAAAGAAATTCCTATGTTGCCACGAATGGGAACAAATAAAAGAGAGTGAAGTATACTGGAGTGAGACTGATAAACGTCCCACTTGGGTAGAAATTACTTTCTTATGTAAAAAATGTGGCAGATTTAAAAAGATTAAAGTATGAAAATTCTAACAAAAATACAAAGTATTTCTGATATTATCACGAACTCCTCTTCTGAAACATTCTTAATGCATCAGAGAGATGCAGAACGTTATGATAATCTACCATCAGACGGGTGTATTAGTATTGATGCAGTTGGTGAAGAATGGATTCGCAATAATTATTGGGAAAGGGAATTAATATGTAACTTCCTCAATATCGAAGAACCAGACGACGATTGTTTTAGCTCTGAAGACTGGAATGAATTTGTGGATTCGTACATAATGCCTCGTATTGATGAATTTGACGACATTTACTTTGTAGAAATTGAAGACCATTTCGAAGATTGTTGTGAAGTTCTTGAAGATGCGATAGATGATGCAATTTGCTGGACATCAAGACATTAAAAAAATTATGAAGCTTAAAATAACATTTAAAGTTCAATCACTCTCTGATATTATCACTAATTCGAGCTCGGAAGTATTTCTTAGGATAGATTCTAAAGACGAAAAGACTCATAATGAGATATATAAAGTCATGCAAGAACTATTTCCTGGAAATGATTACGAAATGTCTCCTGGAGTGTGGGAATATACCGAAGACGGTGAATATTCTATATCTCTTGAAGTTCCTTATGGAATTGAGGACTTTGAAACATTCTATGAAGCTGGAATTAGAGCAATTCTAAAGGAGAAATTTGGTGAAGACAACTATACAATAATAGTATGAGAATAGGAATAGATTTGCAGTCTGTATCAGACATCATTACAAATTCAAGCTCTGAAGTGTTCACTGTTAAGGCAGAAATGCCTATCAGTGAGCTCAAGCAGCTTATTACTGAAATTGCTGACAAGAACTATTTTAAAGGTTCTTGGAAGGAATGGGAAAAACTCTCTGATGAGGAAATGAATAAGTATGATTCTTCTTCCGGAATGGGTGGAGAATTGGAAATACTAACATTCGATGATTTATACACTCGTTACAAATTGGATGAGATTCCAGAAAACAAAAGAGAGTTATTTACCAAAGAAATATATTCTCTTATGTTTAAAGAATCAATTGAAGAACTAGAAAAGCGTCTCTGGATTGACATTGATGAAGCTAGAAGAGGTACAATTCAATGGATGATTGACAACCTCAATATTATAGGTTGCACTGGTTGTTGTAGAATAGACCCAGAGACTAAGAGAGTTGTTGAACTTATTGGATATTCAGAGTGGAATAAACTTCCCGAAAACGAACGAAATTAATGAAGAATAAGATGAAAGATTTTAAACATTGGGGTACTAAGAAGAGAGTATTTCCCGCGTACAATTACAATGCACTGTGGTTCAATCTTAAAACAATCAGACTTGGCAGTGGGGTTGCTAAAGAACTTCCTGCCGATATGGCTGAATTTTATGATGTTGGAATTAACACACTGTGTAATGCAGAATGTCCTTTTTGCTATGTAAGTGCTTCACAAAAAGGAATTAACTACCCTAACATCTGTGAAACATGGGAAAAGTGGATGGATACATATCAATCTAAAGTAAAAGGCGGAACAGTATTTACAAATAAGCCATTTCAAATTGCGATTGGTTCTACTGGTGAACCTACCATTCATCCTGATTTCTGTAAGTTCTTAGAAACCGTATATAATACTGGGGTAGTTCCTAATTACACTACTAATGGTATTATGATTTCTAGAGATGATGAACTCTCTAAGCAAATCCTTAAGTATACCAGAAAGTATGTCGGTGGAGTTGCCGTATCTTTTGGTAATAAATCCCTAAATGAACGTGCTGTAAAAGCTGTCGATAAGTTAATTACAGACGGAGATACCAATGTTAACATACATCACATTATTTCCGATAGAGATTCTGTAGACGAATTTATAAAGGTTTGGAAGCACTACGGTAGTGACATTAAATATCATGTTCTATTACCGTTAATGCCTTCTGGCAGAAGTTCAAAGGGATTGGACGAGGGAGTATTCGAATATCTTGAAGAAAAGATTCTTGGAGAGAATGTGACTAACGTTGCATTTGGAGCGCACTTTTGTAAGTATTTGGAAAACTCAAAGATTCCTACTTATCTTTATCCGCCTGAATCTTTAAGTAAGAATGTAATTCTTACAAAGGATAAAGTTCAAATAACCCCAAGTTCATTTAACTTAAATCCAATTAGAACAATTGAATTATGATTAAATCAACTCCTAAAATAGAGGGCGTAAAAATTACATCTACTATAACGTCTGAAACACTTCCTTATCCATGCCTTCTTAGGTATGCCTGTCATGGTTACGATTACGTTGTTCTCGCAATAGAGCCATCACTTAAGAGTTTTAAAGGAATAATTGTTAAAGTGTTTAACAAAGACGCGGATGACGAAATTTTTGAAGGAGCAATAGACAACTGTTTTTCATTAACAGATTTTGGGACTCCCGAAGGATTCAATTTCTACAACAAAGAAATAACTATTAAAAACTCAGCCAATTATCAATGATGGACTATGTACTATTTGGAGCAATCGCAGGAGATGTCTGCGGTTCCTCCTATGAAGCAAAATTTGGAAGAACAAAACTGTATGAAGCTGTTCGTTTAGTAAGAACAGGTAATGATTTTACTGATGATACAGTTTGTACTATCGGAGTAGCAAATGCTATTCTGAAATATAAGAATCCTACTCCAGAGCAATTTGGAGAATGTATTCAGGAAATGTGTAAGAAATATCCTAATAGAGGATATGGAGGAATGTTCCGTAAATGGATTGATAATCCTGTTCCTTATGGAAGTTATGGAAATGGTTCTGCCATGCGTGTAAGTCCTGTTGGATTCTATGCACATAACGCAAATGAATGTCTTGAACTTGCCAAGAACTCTGCCCTATGTTCTCATAATGACCCAGAGGGAGTAAAGGGTGCACAAGCTATTGCTTTAGCAATATATGTAATGAAGCAGAAACTTAGGACTAGAAGTTCTGTTAGAGACATTCTCAATAAGTATTACCCAGAGTATGCATCTAAGACTCTTGATGAGATTCGTCCAGGATATCACTTCGATTCTACCTGCCAAGGCAGTGTTCCAATTGCTTTACTTGCATTTTTGGAATCTGAAGATTATGAGGATTGTTTAAAGCTAGCTATTTCTATGGGTGGAGATAGCGATACTATTGCAGCTATGGCTGGAAGTATTGCTTATGCTTATTACGGAAAAATGCCACAAACTATCTTTGACCAAGTATGGGATGTTCTTCCAGAGGAGATGATTGATATTGTTGAAACCTTTGATGATGTTTGTGAATGAACACATACGTAGTTCCTTTTGGCACATCTGATAGCGTCTGGATTGAAAAAGTTACAGCCAGAAGTCTTCAGGAAGCTAAGGATAAAATCATTGAAACTTATGTAAATCTCTGGGATTTAGATTATCCTGGAGATTGGAATGAGTTTGTTGATATTGTTGAAGCAGCTAATGCTCAAGTAGGCGATGTCATTGATATAGACGCTTTATAAACAAATTAAATTTTTACATGAAGAGATTTAGAATTGGACTGGACATTGACGATTGTCTGGCCGACTTTTGGGGAGCATATTGTGAGTATTTTGATACGAAGAATAATCCACGTATGCTTGAAGATAGCATAATTACTAAAAACGTGCAGCAGGTATTATCCAAAGACAGAGATTTCTGGCTTGGTTTGAAGGTTATTAATATGCCAGATTTCCAGCCAGCTCTGTATTGCACAAAGAGAGTAAATAACAAAGAATGGACTAAGAAGTGGTTGGAGATGAATGGATTCCCTAAAGCTCCAATTTATCAAATGGTCTATCAGCATGGCAATAAAGCTGATATGATTAAAGGTAAAGTTGATGTATTTATAGACGATTCAATTAGTAATGTACTGAAATGTCACAATTCAGGACTTCCTGCATTGGTATATCACACTGAAAGAACTTCTGACTTTCCTATGTATAAGGTTTTCTCTCTTTGTAAGGACGAAATTATGGATGCCTATTGCTTTATGAAAACCTACGGTTAATGGAAAAACAATTATTTACTTGGGGAAGTTGGGACGAATGTGGTACTCTTTTTGTGACTTTTACAAATTGCATATTTATCAAAGACGTTGGTAAATACAAAGCAGGAGACAAAGTGTATTGTATTGATATGGACCTTGAAGAAGGACTTATGTATGTATATGAATCCGAAAATGAATTAGATGCTCCCAATGCAACCTATAAACTTGAGTTACAGGTAAATGAAGCTTGAGGATATTAAGTTACATCCCCTTGTAGAAACACTCCAAATACTTGACATCAGCGATGATGAATATTTTGGAAATGGATATAGAGATTATATCAGTAATTCGAGACTTAAATATATAAACCCTGAACAAGGAGGGTCTCCCAAATTGTATTTCGAAGGAATAAAAACTATCTATTCCGATTCTTTGGTGTTTGGTTCTGCTGTTCATGAGTTAATATTACAGCCTAATGATTTTGTCCTAATAGAATCGGTTGATAGACCGACAGCGAAAGCAGGATTTATGGCTGATGAACTCTATCCTATATTTTGTGAAAATGGTGTAGTCACAGAGGATGATATTATAGCCGCATCCGATAAGATTGACTACTATAAAGGAAAAATGACAGAAGAAAGGATAGAAACCCTTAGAATTAAATGTGATGACTACTTCGTACAACGTAAGACATACGAATATGGAGATAGTTTTGATAGAGCTAGAACTCCAATTTATTTGGATGCTAAATCAAGGGAAAGGTTACAAGCCTGTTTGGATTCAGCAAGAAGAAATACAGAGATACAGTCTTTGTTAAATCCTTCTTATATAATGACTCCACCTATGTCTTTAAATGAGCAAGCGGTTCTGATTGATGTTGAAGTAAGTGTGCCTGAACACGAACCGTTCATATTAAAGCTAAAGGCTAAACTGGATAATTATACAATATGTCCAGATGAAAACCTTATCACATTGAATGACTTAAAAACTACTGGTCATTATTTGACTCGATTTAGTGAGAGTTGGGAACAATATCACTATTATCGACAAATGGGAATGTATGGTTGGATGTTAATGTTGGCTGCCGAAAAGATATACGGACTTAAAAATCCAGATATGAAAGCCAATATGTTACTAATATCTACAGTTCCTAATTACTTTGCTGGAGTATATAAAGTCACAAAGAAAGAAATGTTAAGAGGATTTGCAGAATTTACTAAATTACTGCGCATGGTTGCATTTTATACAGTAAATCCATGGGAGACACCTATTTAATGGAATATTACGATATGACGTATGAAGAAATGAAAGACATTTATAACGAGAATTTTTCTCTCGGATACTTAAATGTTGACGTCAATAATAAGTTTGCAGTGATTGCTCTGACTTGCCATTTGACTATGAAAGCCAAACAGCAAAAGCCAGATATCACTCCTTATAAGATATTAATGCAGATTACTGCTAAAGACCCCCTTCCAGAGAAGTTTATAAAGGGGCTTGCTATTATGTGTGAGGACTTTATGTATGGCTGTACAGAGTTCCCCACATTTGGAATTAAAACTCCAGCCGAGATGGCAAAACAGATTGGAAAGATACTTCACGAATATTTACCATTTTAATCATGACACAAAGATTGATGTATAATAAAGCTATCATATTTAAATTGACAAATTTGATGGCAGAGCATCCAGAGATGAGATTTCACCAGCTCTTATGGGCTGCTGGTCTTATGGAAAGGCGTGATGATAAAGTAGTGGATAAATTCTACGAGGAAAGTGAGGACACTTGGAAGCAAATGTGCCACAACAATTTTTGCTTTCCTCCAAACTCTAAAGAAGAAATTTGATATAAATTTATTTTCACACTTTTTAACAAGTGAGGTTTTGCAACCTCGAAAAAATGTAGTATCTTTGTATCACTTCTTCGGAAGAACATAATAGATAATTCAAGAATTAGATTATACTTTATTAAGATTTGTTTACCAAACTTATTTGGTAAGTTACAGAAAAATGACTATCTTTGTAACAATAAATAGAAGATGATTAATAAGAATAATGTTTAAAAAATTTTTTGAATTATGGCAACACAAGTATTGAATTTCCAGAAATTAGAAGTATGTGCATTTACTAAAGAAGAAGCAAAGGCTCAATTACCATTTGAAGTAATGAAAGACGCAACTCAGGCGTATAAGAATTGGAAGAAAAACCACGAAGGTGGAATCACAGAAAAGGACATCAAAGAGTTCTGTCTGGATTATCTTGCAAAACACACTAAGAATGTTAAGAACGCAGGTTGTATGATTACAATCGAAGCCGGAGCTGCCGACACTCGTGAACGTCCTTACAAAGTAAATGACGTAAAGAACGAAAAAGGTAAGAGAAAGTACAAAACTACTTATCAGTTAATTGATAAGAAATCTGGCTCTGTTATCGCAGAAACTAGCGAAACAAAAGCTAAGGCTAAAGAAATTGCAAAATCCCTTTACACTGACAAAGGTTATAAAGGTGACATCGTTTGCACTTACACAAAACAAGTACTTGAAGGTGAACCTATCGCATTTGAGGTAGAATATACTCCTTCTAAGAGTGCTAAAAAAGGAACATACCTTTGCTTTGGTATTGTAGCATAACTTCTATGTATCAATACAGCCCCAGAGGAGTCCGTCTATTAATTTAGGCGGGCTCCTTTTTTATTTTATAAACTTTAAAGGCGTAACAGCTTAACTTAAAACATTGAAAAATGATTTACAAAAAAACAATTACTAATTTTATCACACGTTTATCACAGTTAGTTGAATTAGAAACTACAAAGTCGGACTTTACTAAAGCCAATAAACTTCCTAAAAAGTATTTTGAAGATACATATGAAAATATCTCCAATCATTACAAAGAAGGAATGGTAAGTAAAGAAGATATGGATGCTATCAATGAATTGTGGGAAAAGTCTCTTGAAGATAAGAGTTCTATATTCTCACAGCCGGTTGAAGAACAAGTATCTGACGATACTACTTTGGAACAAGTCCAGCTTGAAGCAGACGACGATAGAAATAGTGTTAATCTTATTCGTGATGAAGACGGAAAGATTAAGTTCTATGAATTTAAAGTTCTAAGAAAGGATAAAGCTCCTCTTACAGGAAGACTTACAAGAGATGAAATGAACAACATACATCGTATGTATTCATATTATGGAATGTCTATTACTCAAAGAGAAGTAAGTAGATATTTCCCAGAATATTCTCTTATTGATTTTAAACGTATTCTCCGAGTATTCAGTATTACTAAAGCTGTAGCTCCATTTGCACCTCATATTATTGAGGAACACACTCAAGAAGAGTTAGTTAATATGCAAATGCGTGAAAAGGAAAATGATTTCCTTAGAACAATGGAGGAACAATCCATTAAAAATGATAGACTTCTTCTTAAGAAATATGCTCTTGAAAATGTTGAATTGAAAAGAAAACTGGAAGAAGGAATCCATATTGAATTAGATGGATTGAATCTCACAAACCTTACTAAGTATGTCCCAAAGAAGTCTTGTGGTAAACAAGATATAATCATTTATCTGTCAGATATGCACATTGGAGCATATGTATCTTCGCTGTCAATCTATTCTAATCCTTATGATAAGGCTGAAGTAGAAAGACGATTGAGACTGATTACTGATGAATTGTTCAGACTGAATGCTTTATATGGAGGATTCAATAACATCTATGTTTGTAATCTTGGAGATTCTCTTGACGGATATAACGGTCAAACCACTCGTGGTGGACATTCTTTACCACAAAACATGTGTAATAAAGAACAAATCCATACATTTATCGAATGTATGGTAGAATTCTTTGATACATTAAACCACATGAACTATAACAAAATGAAGTATATCTGTGTCGGGGAATCAAATCATGATGGAGACTTTGGATATGCTGCCAATGTAGCTTTAGAAGCAATTCTTACCCACAAAGGTGTAGATTGTACAATCTTCGATAAGTTCATTGGGGAGTTCAATGTAGGAGACACAACATTTGTCCTTTGTCATGGAAAGGATAATAAGGATATGTTCAAGAATCTTCCCCTGACTTTAGATGTAAAGACAGAGAACTTTATTAATGAATATCTTGATAACAAACAGATATTTGGAAATAAGGTTGTATTCGTAAAGGGAGATTTGCATCAGTCCGCAACAACCTATGGACGTAGGTTTACATATAAATCAGTAGGCTCTTTATTTGGAAGTTCTGAATGGATTCACAAGAATTTCGGAAATACTCCGGCTTGTACTGATTATTCAATCATAGATGGAACAAAAATTATTGACGGAAGAATCGTATTACAATGAATGATTTTATCGTAGAAGTATTGATGAATTATACAGGAGAAGAGGCAATTTCACACCTCATCTCACTGTGTAATGCAACCGAAGGCTTTCTAGACCCAGAAGATGTAAATGTCTTTTGCTTGGATGAAGGAGATGCCGAAAGAGAATTTATATGGGCTATACAACGAAAGTTTGAAGTTGAGTATCAATTGCTTGATTGCTTAGTAGGAGAGGAAAAGGCTGAAAACGAATATGTTGAAGACATTGATGATTTATACCTCGAATTTGATGCTTACACTAAAAGCTTTAGGTTTGATGAAGAAGTGCTTCCTGAAATATTCGGAGAGGACTTACTTGAAGATTACGAGGATTCCCTCAACAAGTTCATAGATGGAATAAATCGTTCAACAACATTGAAAATATTAAACTTAAGTGGAAATAACGCTGCCTGAATTATTAAAAGGTAAAGCTACAGTTATTAAAGACAATGAGTATTTTAAAACTGAAGCTTACGTAACACCTTTCTTGGAAAGAATGTCTAAATTTACTGATGATTTCAGAATCCAAGTAAAGATACCAGACCAGATAACTAAAACCAAAGATGGAGGAATAGATATGGAAGATATTACTTATAATCGTGTATGGATACAGGCAGTAATGCCAGAAGAGTATTCATTTGATAATCACGATGAAGTAGTTGGTTTTATATATGGATTAGATGTACGTAAGCCAATAGTAAAGATTTATAGAGGTGGACTTAATAGAGCTTGTACAAATCTCTGTGTATTCAATCCTTCTTTCTTGAGTATTCAAGAATTATCACCAGAAAAAGCTATCAATTATAGACCTGTAACCACTCTAATGGAACAGACTAATGATATGAAAGTATGGTTGGAAAAATTACACAATACAGAATTTGCAAGAACTGATGAACAAATCGAGAGAAATCTTGGAATGTGGGTGAGAAACTCTATTAATATGGCATATGATTCTGGATATGGAAAAGTAAAGTTGGCAACTAGTACTCCAATAGATGCTTATAAATTACTATTCGATAAAAAATCTGAATATTTCATCCCAGAAGACCAGCCGGTAAATATGTTCACTGTATATAATGCATTTACTCAATTAATTAGTAATGATGGAGGAAAAGATATAATGAACAAGGTTGAGAAAACTTTGCTACTAAAAGACATCTTAACAGTATAGTGATTTGTTTTGAGGTGTCGAAAATTTTTATTATCTTTGTAAAGCATTTCGGCACAATATAAACAATTATATATTTATGAACGTAGTAAAAAGAGACGGAACAAGCGAAGCTTTTAATGCTTCTAAAATCAAAATTGCAATCCTAAAAGCATTTACTGCTTGCGGATACACACCACAAGAAGATACTGTTAATGATATTTTAGATTCTATTGAGATATGGGATGAAATAGCTATTGAGGATATTCAAGACCAAATAGAAGAAATTCTTATGGACTTTGACTTCCCCGATGTTGCTAAAGCCTATATATTATATAGAGAAAATAGAGCTCGTGTTCGTGAGAATGTGAGAGAAAGAGAAGAATTTATAAAGGAATTTATGAGAGCTTCTAATGCAGCAGAAGGTTCTGAAGTTGACGATAATTCAAACGTTGCGAATAAGAACATTGCTGTACTTAACAATGAATTGTATAAAAGCAATAATATAGACCTTAATAGGTACAGAGTAAAGGAAAAATTACAAGTTCTTTATCCAGATTTCGATTCGAAACAATATGAAAGAGACTTGAAGAATCATATTCTTTACAAGCATGATGAGAACTCTACATTTGGATTCCCATATTGTGTAGCTTTATCTTGTTATCCATTTCTACAAGGCGGAATTAAGGGAATTGGTGGTCTATCTGCATCTCCAAAGAACCTTGATTCATTTTGTGGAATGTTTGTAAATATGATATTTGCTGTATCTTCTCAATTCGCAGGAGCTGTTGCAACAGCCAGTTTCTTAGTAATGTTTGACCACTTTGCTCGTAAGAAATGGGGTGACCATTATTTCAAATATGCTGACGGTGATAATGCTAAACATAGATGGCATGAAGACGAAAATGGAAACAAAATTGATGAAGGTACTATCGGTAAGCAAATAGAGCAGTACTTTCAACAAATTGTATATTCTGTAAATCAGCCAGCAGCAGCAAGGGGTTTCCAATCAGCTTTCTGGAATGTAAGTTATTTTGATAAACCTTATTTTGAAGGAATGTACGGACATTTCGTATTCCCGGATGGAGATACTCCAAAATGGGATTCTTTAAATTGGCTGCAAAAGAAATTCATGAAATGGTTTAATGCAGAGAGACTTCGTTGTATGCTCACATTCCCAGTTGAAACTGTATCTCTTCTTTATAAAGATGGGAAGTTTGAAGACCAAGAATGGATTGACTTTATATCAGAAGAATATGCGGAAGGACATTCATTCTTTACTTATATAAGTGACAGTGTAGATTCTTTATCAAGCTGTTGTAGACTAAAGAATAAATTACAATCCAATGAATTTACATTTACTAATGGATTGGTTGGAGAACAAACTGGTTCTAAATCTGTAATTACTCTTAACCTGAATAGAATTATTCAGAATTATATACGGGAATACAAGGATGATTGCCCGATACCTGGAACTCAATTAAGTCCTTCATGTTATCCGGAACTTGGAGAGTATTTAAAGGATATTCTTGAAAGGGTCTATAAATACCATACAGCTTATAATGAGTTACTTTGGGATTTATATAATGCACACTTACTTCCTGTTTATGAGGCTGGATTCATTAATCTTAATAATCAGTATTTAACTATTGGCTTAAATGGATTGAATGAAGCTGCAATGTTCTTAGGAATAAAATGTAGTGACAATAAAGAATATAAGGATTTCTGCAACTTTATCTTTGGAACTATTAAGGAACAAAACCAACTCCATAATACTAAGAAAACTATGTTCAATACTGAACTGGTTCCTGCTGAATCTTTAGCTGTAAAGAATTACAATTGGGATAAAGCCGATGGATATTGGGTTCCCGAAGATAGAAATCTATATACTTCTTATGTGTTCTTGCCAGAATCAAATAGTTCTATTCTTGAGAAAATCAAGCTACATGGTAGTGAATATGTAGGAGATTGGTTAGACGGAGGAAGTGCCGCACACATCAATCTATCTGAACATCCTACCAAGAATCAGGCAAGTCTGTTACTTAACTATGCTGCAACTGTTGGATGCAGTTATTTAACATTCAATGTTCCTAACTCTGAATGTCAAGACTGCGGATTTATAACTAAGGTTCCTGTTTCTAAATGTCCAATGTGTGGAAGTGCTCACATTGACCTTTATGATAGAATCATTGGCTATCTTACTAAGATAAGAAACTGGTCAGCAGGTAGACAAGAGGAGCAAACACATAGAGTATATAATCATCTTACATATACAGTAGATGAATCTAAACTAGGATATACAGTAAATAAATAATATGACAGGTATAGAGAATGGTTGGGTGTACGACGTGGAATTGGCTAAGAAAATTATCTTAGCTCATTTCGATACGTCCAAATATTATTGTTGTTCAGTCTATGGGGATAAATCCATGGACGATTGGTTGGATAAGGTTAGAAATAATCTGCAGGATTTTGATGGAGACTTTTCTATCATGAGAGAAAAAGGTTGGTTCTTGGGTGGTCCTGATGGCTGGTCTGGCTTTGTTATTTGCACATTAGATACATGGCTGAAAGAAATGGATGATTGTGACCCTAATGAAGAGGTGTTATCAGTATGTGAAGTAGATGGTAAGCCAGTTGTATTTGTGTTACATGAATCTGATTAAAATATGATAAAATACACAGACACAGCAGTAACTTTAAGAGAGATTCCAGATGAAATCACTCTCTGTATAAATATATCTAATTGTCCATGTCATTGTAAGGGCTGTCATAGCTCTTTCTTGGCAGGAGACATCGGTAAGGAATTGACTCACAGTGAACTAGATTGCTTAATTAGTAAAAATGGGGGAATAACCTGTGTGGCTTTTATGGGAGGAGACTCAAATCCTATGGATGTTTATTACTTGTGCAAACATATAGGGACCCTATACCCTTCTCTTAAAAGAGCTTGGTATTCTGGAAGAGAGCAACTTCCACCCGGTTTAGAAAGAAGACTAGGAGAGTATGATTTTATTAAACTAGGCCCTTACATTGAGGAATTAGGTCCACTTGATAATCCTAATACCAATCAAAAGATGTACAAGGTTAATAAAACCTATGAAGAAGCAGGTCTTTATGTGTTAGAAGATATTACACGTTTATTTTGGAAAGAGCAGCCATAAGGTTGCTCTTTTTTATTTATTATGGTTTTAATAGCACAAATTATTGCATGGATATGGATTGCAGATGTAGTATTAACTTCTATATTTACACTCAATCCTGTAGGAAGAGATTATATCAAGAGACATAGTGACATTGAGAAAGAAATGGATAGATATCCATATAAGGCTGTTGTTACAGTAATAGTATTACTCACACTAATATTTGCTTAGTATGTTTAATTTCACACTAGCAAATATAGGTGTAGAAACAGAAAAACCTCAACTGGGAGAACAGCAAGTAGAAGCATTAGATGCAATGAAAGAGTTCTTAAAAAATAAGAACAAGAGGGCATTTTCATTGATTGGAGCAGCAGGTACAGGAAAAAGTTTCTTAATGAGAACCCTCATTGAGTATATGGATTCTGAATTTACAATGGAGTATGCTTTATGTGCTCCAACTCATAAAGCTAAGTTAGTACTTTCAAGATTTACTAATAGGGATGCTATAACATTGCATCAATTATTACAGCTTTCTCCAAATATTGAAATCCTAGAGTTGGACTTTAAGGATTTAAAGTTCAGAGTGAATGACAAGAGAATACAGATACCGAGAGGTGGAGTAGTTATATGTGACGAATCTTCTATGATAAATGATGATTTATTTGATTTGTTGATAGAGAAGTGTGTTGCATTTAATTGTAAGGTGATATTTGTGGGAGATAAATGTCAATTACGTCCTGTTAATTCACTCACTACTTCTAAAGTATTTAACTTAGAGGATAGATATATTCTTACTAAGATTTATAGGCAAGCAGAGAATAATGCATTAATGCCTATATTAACTACTTTAAGAAGTAATACTATTGATAGATTCCACTCTGCAGAGTCAGAGGAGGGTTCTCTATATTGTTATTCTGATGTTATTCCATTTCTAAAGGCAGCTGTGCCAGCTTATAAGAAAGCAATGAGAGATGGAGACATATTGGCAACTAAAATATTGTCATATACGAATGTTATGGTTACTAGCTATAACAACTGTATCAGAAGGGTAATCTGGGAAGATGCAAAGACTGTTGAATATCATCAGTTTGAGTTCTTGACTGGATATGAGAATCTCGAGTTTAATGGTATTAAATTCTGGAACTCAATGGATTATATTATAGTAGACGAGCCAGAAAAGCGTGATATTTATATTCCTGGGTTTATGAAAGTCCCAGGATATGAGCTTACACTGTATGATTCTAATACAGATGACAGAACTCCAGTATCTATGATTTCAAGAGATATTGATTCTGATTATATGCAAGCTCTAGCATCACGTATCGAAGGATTACGATTACAAGCCATTAACTTGAAAGAGAATGGTAGACTTCAACAATCTAGAACCGCTTGGAAGGAATATTACAATGTCATTGGAAGTTTCACAACTCCAGTAGATATGTTCTATGAAAATAGGTTAATTAGAAAGAAGTCCTTTGATTATGGTTATGCTTGCTCTACACATAAGTCTCAAGGAAGTTCTTATGGAGAGGTTTTCGTTGATATGAAGAATATCAATCTTTGTAAAGATGAAGATGAAAGAAGGCAGCTACAATACGTAGCATTGTCTCGGACAAGAAAAGATGTTCATTTATTACAATAAAAATTTACTAAAATGACTGAAAGAGAAGAGAAACTCAATTTTATGGCTACTTATTTAGAAGATAAAGAATATGATGACCCTTGGAAAGCTGTAGCCGTCCTAGACCTGTATAAAGTTTATTTTGATGAAGACACTCCAGAAGAAGAAATTCAGAATATCCTTGAAAAAATCACAATTGATGAGTGGGATGATGGAGAAATTACTTTTGAGAAAGAAGATGGTACTGAAGAGACATATAGAGTATATAATGACGATAATGTAGATGATATGCTCTATGATGCTAGACAAGACTACATAATGGATGAGAGACATAGAATTCCAGAAGATTTAAGGGATTATGTTGACTGGACTACACTAGGGGAAGACAGATATGGAAGTATCTATGATTTATTCGATGATAGTGATATAATTGAGTTCTCATGTGAGACAGGTCCTTACACTACTAAGTATCTTTACATAACAATTGCATGGTAACAGTAAAGTTTGTTTATAGTAATCCTTCTGATTCAGAGAGGATACTAGATGCAAATTTATCTGGAATCTTTCTGGAGTTGTTTGATGAAGGCAGCTATAAAGAAAAAAAGCAAGCATACAAAATAAAAGCATCATGCGGAGCCAGAATGACTCCGTTTGTTGCTGTTTATGAAGGAGATGAACTAATTAAAGCTTTCTATTCAGAAGCAGATAAAGACGTATTAAACTCCCTAATAAATTATTTAAATGAAGGTACAAGTAATTAATCTATCGAACAATAAACTTCCACAGTATGAAACTCCTATGTCAGCAGGTATGGATGTACGTGCAGACTTTAGTAGAGTAACAGTTGATAATCCTATTAAAGCATTCGGGGATTGTGAAATTCTTTTTAAATCCGATATTAACAAGGTTACAATGCTTCGTCTTGACCCAGGTGCTAGGGCACTTATTCCGACTGGATTAAAGATTGCTCTTCCAGTTACTGACCAAGACTGTGAGTTTATCTATGAGTGCCAAGTAAGACCTAGAAGCGGACTGGCTCTAAAGAAGGGAATTACTATACTTAACACTCCAGGTACAATTGATGCTGACTACAGAAACGAAATTGGTATAATAGTCATTAACCAAGGTCACGAAGCGGTGTGGATTGAGGATGGAGAACGTATTGCTCAATTAGTATTTGCAACGGTAGCTAAGGCTGAATGGGAAGAAGTAGCTAGATTAAACGAAACAGACCGTAAAGGTGGATTTGGACATACTGGAGAGAAATAATGAGGAATACTTTAATTTCTAAAGACTCAAAGGGTAAAATCAGAGTAGTTGAAATTTCCTGTGAAGGAAGTGAACTTTCTGGCTTTACAATTAAAAGAAATACTTACCAATATCAAGGTAAGGTTACAGCACAACCAGATATAACAATTACTAAAGGTAAGGTAAAGAGAACTGTCACACAACAGGCAGAACTTGAATATAATTCTCACCTGAAAAAATATCAAGATAAAGGTTATAAGTTAATTGAAGGAGAAATCGGAGATTATACTAAAGACCAACTTGATGAAATTCTTCCAGAGCATAAGACCGATGCTAATGGTTGTAAAAAACATATGCTTGCTAAAGACTTTAATAAAGTCGCAACAAGCGTATACGATAAGGTCAAAGTGTGGTTAGCGTCTCGTAAGATTGATGGAGTTCGCTGTTCCTTCTATTTTAAAGACGGAGAAGTTCGTTCTTCAAGCAGAGGTGGAGGGGACTATGACCCAGCTACTGCACACATAAGAAATAATCCGGCTTTAATTGAATGGTTTAAGAATCATCCAGATGTGTCTATTGATGGAGAATTATATTCTCACGGTAGACCACTTCAATGGATTTCTGGTACTGCAAGATTGGAGCAAGATGACCCTAGAACTCTTGAGTTAGAGTTTTGGATGTATGACTTTATGGATGCAGAAGCTGATTTCACTCAAAGAAATGAGCAAATGCTTGAAATGGCAGAAGAGCTGAATATCACTTCTGATTTGTTTTCCCCTATTCTTACTAAGGACTTACAAATAAGACTAGTTCCTCAAGAAGAAGTTAGTGGTTGGGCAAATATCAAGAAACTACATGATAAGTATGTAGGTGAAGGTTTTGAAGGTGTTGTTATTCGTAATCCGAGTAAGCTATATGGCTTTGGTAAACGAACTAATGATATGATTAAAATTAAGGAATATCAGGATGCGGAATTTGAAATCACTGGTATTTCAGAAGGTCTTCGTGATGAAGATATGTGTTTCACCTGTGTAACTGAAGATGGAATAGAATTTAAGGCTAAGCCAATGGGAAGTAGAGAATTAAAGCAGGAATATAGAGACAATCTCGATGACATTATCGGAAAGATGGCTACTGTTAAGTTCTTCTATTATTCAGAAGAAGGAACTCCACTGCAGCCAGTACTAAAATGTATTAGAGATTATGACTAATAGTGAAATTATTCTACAAACAATTATGAACTTAGTTCAAAATGCTCCAGCCCCCACTGGCAATTATTGGTACTTAAGTTTCCCTAAGACATTTCAAGAAGCTGTGGATGAAAATTTCAGCAGATTTTTAAAAGAGGATGGGTTATACCATTTTGCAGGTAACAGATATAAAATAACTTGCATTGACTATAAATTCTAAAAGCATGAGCAAACATGAAGTAATATTTAATAGGTATATTTACAGAGCATCTATGTGTGTTGGTTTTGAACTAGACCCTGCTGATTTCTTACACTGTGAAGATAAAGAGGAACTTACAGATGCTATGTATGATATAATATATTCTGAAACTGACACAGGAGACATTCAAGTAGATGAGTCGGAAGTGGAGCTTGACATGGCTAGTTTCTTTGAAGAATGGAAATCCCTAAAAGGTTTAAAGTAGCCAATACTGATTACACAGTAGATACCGTTGATAAAACTGATGATGGAAGCTATGGTTGGCATAGTGATGTAAAGAGGAAAATAGTTGTGGCTACAACTATGGAAGAGGACGGAGAAGATGTGAAATTAACAGAAGGTCAAATTGAAAATACATTTTGGCATGAGTTATTTCATTGTTTTCAATTTTACTACTGTAATGAACAAGATGAATCTTTAGCACAATCTTTTGCAAATTTTATGTGTGAGTATAGAGCCACACGAAGCTATGAGTTATAAAAAACAAATAGACATTGCATCCAAGGTAGGCGAATTGCTGGTCGGAATGACTGGCAAGACGCTTAGTAAGGACGAACAGGACGATATGTTTAAAGACGTATTCGAACAAACACTTCGGTTAATGAGCCGTTTTACTAGTGACGTTATTGAAGCTATGTATAACAGCACAGAGAACTGGGATGAATTTTTAGAATTAATAAAAGAAAGATAAAAATATGGAAAAATTTGGATTTGGAGATGCAATCTCCTTTATGGAAAGCGGTCTTACAGTTTGTTTAACTATAGAAGGTAAGACTAGAATGTACTTCATGGAAGACGGAAAAATTATATGTGGAATCAAAGATTCTCATGTAAACTATGTAGTAACTAAGTTCTACACTGATGCAGTCTTATCTAAAGAGTGGAGTATATATGAACCTTAAGAAGGCTGCCTTATTTATGGGCTATAGAGAAATATCCGAGGATAAATTCCTTAAGCCTGTTGGTTACTCCTGTTTAGCTATAAAAACTGATACTTTAGAGTTTGTCAGTTTTTTTAAAGCAAATGGAGAAACACATGTATGGTCTTCTGGAACATTTGATAAAGATTGTACTGTGGAAGACTACATTGAAGCAATTAAAAGCTTTGAAACCTACAAATTACACCTCGCATTTGAGGACAGTGATTTTCATTTTATAACACCAGAACAATTAATTGAATTATGAAATTAATCCAAAGTAAAAATGCCAATGTAAACTATTTGGCAAAGATTGTAAAAATCGATAACTTCCATAAACACTCTGACCCAGAGGTTATGAAGTTAAAATGTTGCTGTATTGATGGATTTAATATCATTACTGGTATTGATTCCGAACCGGGATTATATGTATATTTCCCGACAGCTTGTTGCATCAATCCCAAATTCCTTAGCTACGCAAATTTGTATCGTCATGGTGAGCTGAATGTAGACCAGACAAAGACTGGAATGTTTGAAGATAACGGTCGTGTGAAGGCTATTAGATTGCGTGGTGAGTTGTCTGAAGGATTTATCATCCCTATTGTAGTTCTTGAAAATTGGGTAATGTCAACAGTAAATGTTGAGCTTAAAGTAGAAGAAGGAACAGAATTTGACTCTATTGAACATGACGGAAAAACATTTTGGGTTAATAAGAAGTATATCCCTAAAAATACTCGCACTCCAGGAGCACCGGGCTCAGGAAATTCAGGTAAAGGAAAACAGCCTAAGGGACTTGATAAAATCATCGAAAATCAGTTCAGATTCCACTATGATACCGTTCTTATCAAAAAGTGTCCGCATGTTTTACATCCCAACGACCTTATCAGCATAACTTCTAAAGTTCATGGGACTTCTGGAATATCTGCTTATGTATTGTGTAAGCAAGAACTAAACTGGAAGCAAAAGATTGCTCGTTGGTTAACTGGAGAAGAGTTTGACAAATATGATTATTTGTATTCTTCTCGCTCTGTAATCAAGAACCAGTATTACAACAGAAATGTTCAGGGTGGATTCTATGGAGTCGATGTATGGAAGTATGCTGATGATATTGTTCGTCCATGCCTTTCTAAAGGTATGACCGCTTATTATGAAATTATTGGGTTCTTACCTAATGGCGGTTATATCCAAAAGAATTATGATTATGGTTGTCTGCCACCTGTAGGAGATGAAGCTTATACATATGGGAAGCATTTTAAAGTGCAAATTTATCGTGTAACTATTACAGATGTGAGCGGTAAGGTACATGAGTTCTCTGCTCGTGAAGTACAATTGTGGGCTCAAATGGTAGGTCTTGTTCCGGTTGAGCAATATTATTATGGTTATGCCAAAGACTTGTATCCTGACCTAGACCCATCTGAACACTGGAATGAGAATTTCTTATCAAAATTAGCTAACGATAAGAACTTCTATATGGAATGTAATTCCCCAACTTGTGATAATAAGGTTCCTCATGAAGGAATTGTAATCAAGATTGAGAACATGAAATCAGAAGCATTTAAATTGAAGTGTTTCAAGTTCTTAGATGGAGAAGGTAAAGCCCTTGATAAGGGAGAAATTGATATTGAATCAGAATCTTAAAATTTAATAAAAATGACTAGTAAAGAAGTAAAACAAATCGTAGACGAAAACATCAGTAAATTATTTTGGGCTTTATTACCTAAAATTCCAAGTATGGTAGGAGATGACTACCTTGAATATACCGTAAATGAATCTGTGGTAAAAATCAGATGGAGAAAGAAATATAAACTTGATTGTGAAACTCCTCTTCCAGACAAACTAACTGATAAACCATTTGACAATATTAAAGACAACTTGTATAGATTTAGTGCAATATCATTTGATGGTTTTATGTTCTATGGATATCCCGATGCGGAGAAGAATCCAATAGTAGAAGGAATTACCTTTGTTATTGAAACTAAGGATGGAATGTTTATGGTCCCAGAATTGTCTAGAACAGAGACAGTTAAAGCTCAAGAGCTTGTTGAGGAAGCATATCGTAACTATACTGTGCACAGTGTAATTGAACTATATAGAGCTGTAAAGTAATGTATTTATATACTAATGAATTTTATGGGAATTACGAAGCAGGGATAATTATAGTCGCTGCTCGTAATGCTTTTAGAGCTATGGAGATTATTCGAGAACAAAATGGAGATGAGTATCCAGATGAAAATCTCGAACAAATAGTAGGAGCTACATACGAGGGTAAAGAAGGAGTAATTAATCAATTAGTGTACCGTGAGTAATGGAAAAACGAAAATTAATACTTTGTAGAGGTATTCAAGCCTCTGGTAAATCAACCTGGGCAAAGGCATGGGCTAAAGAAGACCCAGAACATAGAGTCCGTTTCAATAATGACGATATTCGTAACATGCTTGGAGAATATTGGGTTCCGAATAGAGAAGGGCTAGTAACTGAACTTAAGCACTCTTTTGCTTGTGAAGCAACCAGAAAGGGATATAATATTGTTGTAGATAATATGAATCTCAATCCCAAAGAGGTAAAGTGGTGGGAAGACATCATTAAAGTTGCTAATTCCATTACAGAATTTGAATATGAACTGGAATTTAAGGATTTCTTTGTTTCAGTTGATGAATGTATTCGTCGTGATGCAATGCGTGAGCAGCCAATGGGAGCTAAGGTAATTAAAGACACTTGGAGAAGATACCGTGATTTTATTATCCGAGAGGATATTAAAAATATGTTAAGTAAAAGTGCCGAGCATGTAGACGGAGGTCACCCTGTTATATTAGTGGATATGGACGCTACTTTGTGTTTGAATACCACTGGTAGACCTTACTATGGTGATGGTGCGGCTGAAGGCATGTTGAATGATATTGCTATTGAAGGTACTTGTACACTTGTTAGACGTATGTATGAGAAGTGTAAAGTATTCATTGTCACTGGTAGAGAAGGCACTCCTGAAATCGTAGCAGCTACTAAAGAATGGTTGGCTAAGCATGATATTAAGGTTGATGAACTATTCTTCCGTCCAGTTAAAGATTACAGTCCCGGAGCTGAATGTAAGAAAAAAATCTACGAGGACAATATTAAGGGAAAATATAATGTTCAATTCGTTCTTGAAGACAATTGTAAATGTGTCGAGATGTGGAGAGAACAAGGTTTGACCTGTTTACAACCAAACGAGGGAAAGTTTTAGTATGATAGACAACTTGGGAGATAGAATGAAATCTTACTATGAGAATCGTTCTAAAACATTTTTGACTAGGCGTACTCCAGTTATTATAAGGCTGGATGGAAAAGCATTTCATACATTCACAAAGGGTTTTAATAAGCCCTTTGATGAAGTTATGTGTAGTGCTATGCAACAAACAATGAAATATTTATGTGAGAACATTCAGGGATGTGTTTTAGGATATACACAATCTGATGAAATAACTTTAGTACTTATTGACTATCAGAAACTTACTACTGATGCTTGGTTCGATTATAACGTCCAGAAAGTATGTAGTGTAGCTGCATCTATGGCAACTCTTGCTTTCAATAGACAATTCCAGAGACAAATTGTAGAGCTTTCCTATAATGGGAAATTAGATAATGACGAACTAACTAATTCGTACAAGCGTTCTGCTAAAGCTGGAGCAATGTTTGATGCTAGGTGCTTCAATATTCCTAAAGAAGAGGTAACTAATTGTATTCTGTGGAGACAGCAAGATGCTACCAGAAACAGTATCTCCTCTGCAGGACAGGCTAATTTCTCCCATAAAAGATTAGAAGGTTTGGATTCTAAACAAATCCAAGAGCTATTATTTCAAGAAAAAGGAATTAATTGGAACAATTATCCTACTAAATTTAAAAGAGGGAGTTGCTGCATAAAGAAATGTTACCAAGCCACGGGTTCAGTTTTGAGAAGTCACTGGTTTATTGATGATGAAATTCCAATCTTTACAGGAGAAGGAAGGGAATATATTGAAACACTATTATAATGGGAATACTAGTAGGACAACTAATTGAAATTCTCCAAAAATACGACCAAGATAGAGTAGTAATGATACATACTCTTAGTGGAGAAAATACCGAAGTTAATGGATATTTCGTACAGAAAGACCTAAACGATGACGGATTTTATTTAACAGATTTAGATGTAATTCCAAATGACTGAAACAAATATTGTAAATCACGGAGAATTGTTAACTCAATCTCTTAGAGATGTTAAAGCTAATTTCCTAGCTATCATGGAAACATTACCGGAGTGTTTTGTTGGTAAGTGTCCTTTTGATATAGTTCTAGAAGTAATGGAACAGCTAGGATTCGAGGAGCTTGAACATGAAACAAACGGTTGGGATTTGGATTATTGGGCTACATTTACTAAAGGGAATTTAACTTATTCAGTAGATGGCAGCCATTATTATGGAAATTGCAAAGTTGAGAAAGTATATGACAATTGATAACTTTGATTTGATAGAGGAAAACTTAAAGTTTGAATCTAATGATGATTTCTACTTTCTTCAAGTAATTCAACGGAAGAAGGATGGAAATGTAACAGGGAGAGGTAATAATGGGGCAAGACTCATTAAAGCCTATTATATACATAGTGTTGATTATCTTGAAGAAAAGAAACAAAAGATAATTGAGCTGTGTCAAAACAACACTGCTAGAGCATATATCCACCTTAATAAAAGAAGCTATTTCAAAACAGCTTGTGGAGCTCAAGAGAAACTTGCAAGGATGCTTATGGAAGGAAATACCTTTCAAGCTCCGAGAGTTTGGGACCATGTTTGTGGAGAACTTCCTGCACAAAGTGGAAGAAATCTGTTAAGGCTAGTGGATGTTGATACTTGTGATAAATGGAAATTAAATGCCATTATAAGAATTGTAAATTCATGTAGAGGTAATGAGGATAATAAAGTAAAGCTTGTTGTTCCCACTCTACATGGCTATCACCTTATTACATCTAAATTCGATGTTGAACAGTGTCAACAAGAATTAGCAATTAATGGAATTGATGCTCTAGACATTCATAGAGACAATCCTACATTATTGTATTATCATGAACCAAGAATTATTGGTGGCTAAGCTGAAAAGCGTAACCACCTTTTTACAAGCAGTCAGTCTTTGTACTCAATTTCTTCCAGCCAAACTACGTGTCCAAATAGAGGAGATGTTACATTATACATTAGAAGAGATGAAGGATATATGCACAATTCTAAAAGACGAACAGAATGTCAAACCTACCATTAGGAGCAGAACTAGACGAAAGAGCTCCATTTAATGTTAATGAAAAAGTATTCAAGTTTTCTATAGAGATTACAGGAGACTTCTATTATGAGTATCAGGGAACTTTAGATACTGATGAATTAGAGATTGCAAATATGATAAAGGGGAGAATTGAGAATTTATTACTATCACAAGGAGATGTTGATTTAGACGAAATTAGCGTAGGAGTTCATTAATGATTTATCTAGTTACTACACAACAAAGATTCTTTAAGTCCGACGCATATGAAATCATGTCTAAAGAGGATGCTTTAGAGCAAATTTTAAAACACAAATGGATTGAATATGATAGTGAAACTGAAGGATTGGACCCTTATACTAAAGCTTTATTGTGTATTCAATTTGGCTTAGGTGAAGACCAAATAGTAGTAGATACCACAACAATTGATGTTAATTATTTTAGACCAGTGTTTGAGAATCCTGATATTACATTACTAGGATGGAATCTTTCATTTGATTTGAAATTTTTATATCATCATAGAATAGTCCCTGTAAATGTATGGGACGGAATGATAGCTGAAAAGTTATTGTATTTGGGATATCCAGCCCAATTTCATAGTCTGTCTTTACAATCTGCAGCACATCATTATTTAGGTTTAGACTTGGATAAGAGTATTCGGGGTAAGATTGTTAATACTGGATTAACAGAAGATGTCATAGTTTATGCTGCACATGATGTTGTATATCTTACTAAGATAAAAGAGAAGCAAACAGTTGAACTAGTAAAGAAAGACCTTCTTAAAGCTGTTGACTTCGAGAATCATTTTGTTCCTGTTATTGCCTATATCGAATATTGTGGTGCTAAGATTGATGTAGAAAAATGGAGAGCTAAAATGAAGGATGATATTAAGCAAATGAAAGATGCAGAAGCAAGCATCAATAAATGGGTAGAAGATTTTTATGAAGAACATAAAATGATTCATCCAGACCCACAGCTGAAAAATCGTCCGTTTGTAAAGACAAGTATTATGACTACACTTAGAAAGGAAATGAAAGACTTGATGAAGATTCCTCCTACTGCATTTGGAGTAAAGAGGAAAGTTGTTGATGAAGGAATAGAATATTCATTTGGAATACCTTTCGATTATGTAGAAATGAATCTGCAAGGAGATTTGTTTTCTGGATTTGATAACGCATATAGGTGTAATATAAACTGGAATAGTAGTAAACAAGTTGTTCCATTATTTGAATTGCTTGGAATAAATTGCACAACAGTAGACAAGAAAACTAAACAGAAAACTAAATCTGCTGGAATTGATATTATTGAACCACAGAAAGCTAAATGTTCTATCATTGAACCTTATATAGAGTTCAAAAAGACAGGGCAGTTAGTAAAGGCTTTTGGCGAGAAATTTTTAAAGCTTATAAATCCAGTAAGTGGACGTATTCATGCTGACTTTTATCAGCTTGGAACGGATACGGGACGATTAAGTTCAAGTAATCCGAATCTCCAAAATCTTCCGCATACTGCAATTACTAGAGCCTGTTTCGTTTCAGAGCCTGGAAACAAATGGATATCTGTGGATTATAGTGGACAAGAATCTTTCTTAATGGCATCCGTCGCTAATGATAAAGCTATGCTTGATGAACTTATTAATGGTTCTAAAGATATGCATTCTCTGACAGCTAAGATGGTGTTTAAAGATAAGATTCCTCAAGATATGCCTACTGAAAAAGTAAAAAGAAAATTCCCAGAGCTTAGACAAGAAGCGAAAGGATATGAGTTCTGCTTTAATTATGCAGGTAATGCTTCTACTTTAGTAAGAAACTATGGTATCCCAAAGAAAAGAGCTCAAGAGATTGAGGATAACTATATGAATGGTTTCGCGGGATTGAAGGCATATCAGGAACGTCAGAAGGAATTTGTTGTGAAACATGGATATATTTTGCTAAGTCCTGTGACGGGACATAAAGCATTTATTTATGATTGGGATAATCTAAATAGAATAAATGATGATTTAGGAACAGTAGACGGACAATATGCTATGCAAACTCGTGATGAGAGCAATCCGTTGTTCCAAGAAGCTGACTTCTTAAGAAGAAGATTATCCGATTCTATGAAGCAGTCTGTAAATTATCCGATTCAAGGAGCAGGAGCATTGTGCTTTAAGTTAGCTTCTATAAAGCTATTCAATTGGCTAAAGGAAAACAACTTACTTTTTAAAGTTAAGTATTGTATTCCTGTACATGATGAAATCAATCTTGAAGCTCCGGAAGAGATAGCAGAAGAAGTAGCTAAGATATTAGTTCAATGTATGGAATCTGGAGGTAAGCCATTTTGTACAAGAGCACCATTAACAGCAGATATATCAATTGGAGACCATTGGATTCACTAAAAAAAATATGAAATTAATAAAACCGAGTTTTGAAATAATAGAACAAAAACCAAGAGATATAGTTATTCCAGCAGATATGGAAATTGGCCCTCGAATGTGGAAAGATGAGCTTATAAACTCTGTATATAGACAAATAGAGATAGCTGGAAGAACTTGTTACAAATCAGAGGATAAAATAACAGAAACTTCTGCGAAGGAGTTTGTGGATAGAATGGTTAAGTCAGG